ATCCGGCACTACTCTAAGTATTCAAAATGCGGTATTATTTGCTGCTAACGATCCCTATAACCCGGCAACGCGTTTTGCGCAATATTTTCCACGGCTACCGCCCCCTCCACCGTGTCCTATTGCCGTGCCTAACCCTGGTGCAATAATTGGTCCCTGCTCTCCTCCATTAATGTTTCGGGGTTCTGTAGAAAATGTTGGACCTACGTAGAACATGCCGACTACAAACTTTGATGCGAGTCTCACTACGGCGCGCCGTAAGCAACTTGCACTCTACGGATGGCGCCTCAATGACCAATATTCGTACAATCCGCAGACTAAGAACGCCGAACAGGCGCCGTCCGCTGGTGCCCGCGGCACCGGTCCTTCTGGACAGACATACACCGACATAATCCAGGGCGGGTTCCTCACCGGTCAAACCAACGCAAATGCCAATCCTGGAGCCACGGCGACGTGCAACACGACGGGTGGATGCTCGGCGTCGGTTACCCTACAGGGTTTTGTACGCAACTCTCCGGCGAACTCGCGTTCGCTCGGCGGCTCCACCAACTCTTAAATACGCTGGCTTGATAACGTGTAACTTTGTTACAACATATCAATACATAATATTAGGCTGTAGTGACGATCGGCACATATAAAAAAGGGTAAATGCCGTTGCCGCCTGTATGAGCGCCGCGATAACCGAGGCGATAATAAGTACCGTTCCCATCTTCTTATAAAGTGATAAGCTCGCAACGCCTGTAATTAAACTGGCAACACCAATCACAGCGAAAAAATAGCACCAGTTGTATGCCCAAACGGGTTTGGAATCCATTTATTTATGCGTTTGATTTTTTTTTTGGGGTTGTGTTGGTTTATGTGTTTAAGCGCGAGGAGCAGCCTTCTTCACGACCTTCTTCGGTGCAGGAGCCGGCGCAGGAGCAGGGACAGGCTCAACGACCTCCTCCTCCTCTTCCTCCTCCTCCTCCGCCTCGTCATCGGCGACGAACGCAGCCGTCGTGGGCGCAGGCGTCGTCTCACCCTCATCATCGTCATCTACGAACGCAGGAGCCGCCGCGCTCGTGTCCGCCGCCTGCTCTACACGAGCCTGGACGAGCTTCCAGCTGATGCCGAACTTGCCGCCCGCGACCCAGATGCTCGTGGCATCCAGAACGCACTTGACCTCGGCACCGCGGCGCAGCACCTCCATCGGCGTGACGCCCTCAATCTTACGATCCTGGTCATCGTAGACTACGGCATCAAAGACCTGCGTCTTGTAGTTCTTCTTGATGGCGACCGACTGGACAGGGGAGCGGTCCTTGCCCTCCTTGTCCTTGCCGATGCGGACACTCTTCGTGTAGAGCGCGCTCACTGTCTCGCGGCTGACCTTATCTAGACCCAGCCAGTTCTTGGAGTTCTTGACACCCGCGTCAATGACGAAGTCGTCAATCGCCCGGAGCATATCGTAGTACGCGGCAACCTTCGGGTTGCTGGTACGGTTACGGAAGTCCAGGTTCAGCTTGAACTTACCGTTGCCCTGGTAGTCACCAGAGTCAAACGGGACCGGCATACGCGGAGACTGGACACGGAGCTTGCCGCCAGCATAGTTGATGTAGACAATCGCCGCGGGAGAGTTGTCCAGACCCTTCTTGACAGGGTCAACGGTGAGATTGGAAAGGGAGAACTTGGCGGCAGTTACGACGGACATTTTGCTTTGCGAGTTGTTGTTACTTAGGATAAGCGAGTAATAACAAGATGGGGAATGCTGATCGGCAATGAAGCAAAAAGGGGCGTCAATTTTTATCCGCCCAACGGCGAAAAATTCTAGGTCTGCGGCGGCGGTAATAATAGCGGTGGCATCGGCTGTGGCGCTCCTAAGTTCAAAATATCGGTCAACCAGCCTCCTATTCCAAAGCCAAAAAAACGGGGTGCCGGTTGAACTACTACATCATCGTCTCCTACAACACTTTCATATAACCACGGATACGCCTGTTTTGCTGAATCACAAACAAGAGTCAAAGTACTTATAATATACATAGCGCCTAAAATTCTATCGTTTTTATCCTCCGCCGATGTAATCATAATACGAATAACACCCATATTGAGTTTTTCCATACGGTCAATAGGAAAAGTGGATATTACAAATGGTGAATGCTTGAAGAGTGTCGTTGCATAGTTTGGCACTATCTGACGCTTTTGCTCGGCGGATAGATTTGCCCTATACGTCCATATAGCATAAATCTGCCGATAGAATCGTTGATGCTCCTCTAGGGTCAAATTGAGGAACCACTCGGGTGATGAATAATAGTTCAATTGATCTATAATTTGAAATAAGTCAACAACTTTCATACGATACTGTTGTATCGGTGTAGACGGCTCCAATTTTGCCCATTCCGTAGTTTTCCCATGGGCGGTTCGCTTTCTTACGAGTTTCTGGACTTTCCGCACTTCTAACAATGGTATAAAGTCCCGGTTAAACGGATTCTCTACCTTTTCGTCATTGATCCCGTTTGCAATCAGGGTGGCAATAGACCGCAAGTCAAATCCATAGATATGCTGTTTGGAGTCCTTGTACGAAAAGAAGAGGGCGCCGCTGATATCGGCTATCGGATCGGTGGAGAAGAAATCGGCATCATTGACACAGACGGAACGAATATAGTATGCCGGACCGCGCGTGCGCACATTGTGCCGTCCATTTTGGTCCCTGAACCATTGTTGTATTTTGGCGGCGGCTGTTCGTGTAGCAATTGTTATTTCCGCGCGCTTTGCTATCCGCCGTATCCTTCCTGGCGTTGGTACTGTATGTTGTACCCACGGAGTTGGGTGTTTATAGTGTACGCCGCAATAGTCGCCGTGTGTAGATGTATTAGGGCATCGGGTCTTCGGGTTCCGCTTAGATTTTATGTTTTTACAGCGTGAGCAAGAATTTTCCATCTCTCTAACGGTTTAAAAGATTTTTTCCGCACCTGTTTTCGGGAATTTTTCACCCTCCGATGGAACAAAATTGATTGCTAGCAAATTTTGTCACTGTACTAAGTATTCCCCGCGTTTGATTGAGCCAAAAAACTCCTCGGTCACACATATAACAACAATGAGCTCTGCCCCTGCCAAGCGTGCCCCCGCCGCCAAGAAGACTGCCGCCGCCGCCGCGCCGGCTGCCCCTGCCAAGGTCGTCGCCCCTGTCGCCGCCCCTGCGCCTGCCCCCGTCGCCGTTGCGGCGCCCGCCGCCGTCGCGGCGCCCGTTGAGGAGGTCAACGTCGTCAAGGACTTCACCTCCCTCGTGGAGAAGGTCAACTCCCTGCGCACGGTGCTCGGCGCCGTCCTCTCGGACATGAAGAAGCTGGAGAAGCAGATTCCGCGCGAGATCAAGAAGGCGTCTAAGGGTCGCCGCCGTCGCGCTGCCACCGTAACGGAGGGCGGTGAGCCGGTCGTGAAGAAGGAGTCGGTCTTCACGAAGCCGACGCCCATCTCGGACGCGCTCTGCACGTTCCTCGGCGTTGCGAAGGGCTCCCTGCTCTCGCGCTCGGAGGTCACGACGAAGGTCTGCGCCTACGCCAAGTCCCACCAGCTGATGGACAAGCAGGTCATCAAGGCGGATGCGGCGCTGCGCAAGCTGCTTGCGCTGACGGAGAAGGATGAGCTCAAGATCCTCAACCTCCAGCGCTTCCTCAAGCCTCACTACCTGAAGCCGGCGGTGCCCCTTGTCGCCAAGGCGTAAATGGTTGCTGATAACTAAACCCCAAAAATATATAACACCTCCTTCCTTCCTATACCTTTCCACCCTAAACTTCAAAAAAAACAAATAAAAATGTCTGAAAACCCCATTAAAACCCAGTAAAAATAGAAAAACGCAAAAACATAAAAACACAAAACCACTCGCGATAGCTCAGCTTGGTAGAGCGGAGGACTGTAGTTTTTAGCAAACTGCTCAACAATTTTCCTTAGGTCACTTGTTCAAATCAGGTTCGTGAGATACTGTCCTTTCCCATGGTCCCTTAGCTCAGTTGGTAGAGCATATGGCTGTTAAATCCATAAATACCGTAAGGTCGTAGGTTCGAAACCTACAGGGACCGCATCTCTTTCTAAGAGATTGGTGGACACATTCTCTTTAATTTTTTAGCCTATGTTATAGCCTAAAAAAATCTAGTCATTTAGTAGAAAAAAATGGATCTAGTTACCCGTGCAACACAAGGCAGGGGTCCTGAACTGCTTACCCGTGCAACCCAGCCTACCGCCGAGTACCTTTACCTACGTGCCCAGAACAACTTACCCAAGCTTGCCCGACAGAATGCGTATGTTTTGACAAACGCAAATAGAGCATCCGCGGCAAATAAAAAGGCTGCCAATAATGCCAAACAGCAGCTCCGTGTTAACGCCTCGCAGTGGAATCAGACTCGTCGTAAGGCTGCGTATAATAAGGCGTTTCAGGCAAAGTATGGACGCCCTTCTCGCAGTGGTTTAAATTACACACTCGCCGAACACGAGTATGAGTCGTTGCCGCCTGGAGTTACAAACAGCAATGGATTAGTAGCACTATACTTAAATTCCAAGAAGAGCCGTAAGAGCACGCGCAAGACGAAGAAAAACACCCGTAGACATTAGGAATGGCGTACCGTCCAATGATACCCGGTGAGTGTGATACTTGCTACTTAGAAGACGCAGCGCGCTTTGCCGCTATGCCTAAATCTCTCAAGCCACAAGTGCTTGCTGAACTACGTGCAAAAAATGCTAAAACTGCCGCTAACATTAATGCATATCGTAAAAGGATAGTAGCAGAAGAAGCTGCTCGGTTAAAAGAGATCGCAAATCTTAAGGCACAGGAAGAGACTATGCGTGCCCCCTCACGTGCAGTACCCGCAAATTACTTAAATGTCCCCTTTGCTAGCCAAAACCTGACAAATGCTTTTAAGGATATGTCGCGCAAAAACCGTCGTTCGGCACGTAAGTCAAAGAAAAACACCCGTCGCAGGTAAGATGGCGACTGGGACTGCGAATAAAGATCTCGTTGAGGCTGTCCGGCACTATGTTCATTTTGACAATCTTGCCGAGGCTCTGAATAAACAAGTGACCAATGCCCGTACAATGCGCTCACAATACGAAACGAAGATACTCACAAATCTGGAGACTACCGGTATGAAAAATGCCGTCCTTCAAATTAACGGTGCTACCCTACAGCGTGCGTCGCGCTCCCAAGCAAACCCACTCTCCTGGGGGTTTCTAGAAGAGCAACTACACGCCTACTACGCATCACATCCTGCTCGCTCTGGAGATGAGACTACGGCGATCCTAGATTTCCTACAAAATAGACGAGGGTCTAAGACGACGGAGTACCTCAAAAAGACCGTTATCGGCGGGGCTGCTGCGGATGCCGGTTCCAAAAAACCTCCGACGTAATTCTAGAACTTACTTGTGGATTCGCAGACTTTTGCTTTTGGCGGCGCGATGAATACATTTTTATTACATAAAATACAACACAAAATCAAATATAATAAAATTACACATTGGTTTCACACTTGTATTGAAGGAAAAGATCACGAAGGGACGCCAGCAGAAACAATTATGGAAATGAACGACTTATTTATAGATTTATTAAAGACAAAACACCTCAATCTAGGAATATCCGAAAAGTTATTCCGTCGCAGTATGTGTAGTGCGTTGTGTACTATGAAATTATATAAAGATGTAAACATTTATAGAACACGTCCAAATTCGGTATATCCTGCCGAATGGAATCGTGATGTAGAAACAATGTGGCAAGAATGGCTAGACGTACGTTGCTTCAAAAATTGGAACGCCTTCTGGGCTCGGCTTCCTGTACGTACGTGGGAGGAGGACTTGCCAGGTTGGCGCAAAGGGATAGAAAGTATATTATTGTCTTACGTACAGCGTGAAATTGGCGTGCTTGTTGACGCCGACATTATTGTAGAAGACGAACAGGGTGAATATGTTGATAGTAACCAGTACGAATATGATGCGGATAGATGGGAGTAGAGCGGGGCAAAGCGGAGCGGAGCGGAGAACAATATGTATTATCACTGATAATCGTTATTGTTTGGATATTTGGGTTAACCGGACCAGGAGTTCTTATTGAAAGGTAGCACCGTGGTATCATCCAGCTGATCACGGAACTTCTGGACCTGCTTCTCAAATTCAATCTCGTCAGTCGTCGGCGGGAGCGCAACTTCACTATTGTTCAGCTCGTCCATTGCATTCTTCGGAGGACGTACACCAAAGCAGTTCACGCCAAATAGGAGTTCGGGATTGTCAAAGTATCCACCGTTGATACCTGGGCGTCCGCACGCGTTATGGTACTGTGGGCGTCCCTTCTGTAGATTCTCGTATGTCTCCTTCTGCGTAGGATAGACCGCCATCTGTCCCTTCACCCAGCCATAGTTACACCAATCGGCACCCTGGTCGTACGCATCCTTCACCTGTTCGTAGGTCGCTAGATCCGAGTCTAGGGCGGCACAAACCGCTGCGGCATCGTGATACGCGTAAATATTGCGGCTCACGTTGAACACCTGCTTGCCACCCGTGCTAAAATTCGGGTGAGGTAGTATGCCTGAAAGGAAGGTACCAGGCTGACCCGACTGCGCTCCAGGCATACCGGACGGGCGATTCGGCACGCTCGGTAAATTGGGGTGGGGCGGGGACCCCTCGTCTATCCGATTCATTGACCCCATCTGATCCATCGGCTTCAGTGTCGCTACTAAATCTCCAGGGGCGTCCATATTACCCGCTGTGCCAAACTCGGCACTTACCGTTTGACGTCCCTTAATGACCTCGGTAAGGTTATCTATACCTAAAGTAACATAATAGCCAATCTTTTTGTAGTAAACATAGCATAAAACTGCTACAACCACTACAATACCAAGGATTATCCATATGTTTGAAAAAGCATTGGTAACATTGCCCATGATATTTGAATTAGGTGCCACCGGCGTCACCGATTTTAACGGATTAAAGTTCATATCACCTCTACTTAGTTCATTTTATTTACTATTCACGCCTCTGCGGCTGCCTGCGGCTTTATAGGCTGACTCGCCCTGAGCGCTTGAATATGATGTAGCGTTTGTAGATTCATTGACTCTATCCGATTCTTACGTGATAGGAATGCGATATAGGCGTCACAACCCGTCGCAGTTTCGCCGGGTACATTCCGAATATCATTGTCGTCATATTCATACCACTGTTGCTCCTGTTTTGCGTACATCCGATAATGTCCGCCGCGGAACGACCCCTGCTGCTCAATGAGCGCCGTTGTCTCGTAAATAGGAGGAGTGTAAATTTTATTAAATGGGTCGCCCTTGAACGCCATCCACGGACGAAAGTCAAACTGCTCAATATCCCATACCACCTTACCAGCCACCTTTTGCATACTGTTTGTAAACCGCTTGAGGGTTAGAATAATCGTATCTGGCATACGAGAAATACGATTCCTGATGGTCGCCTTTCCCTTTGTCTTACACGAATCGCACTGATAGTCGTCCAAACTCTCATCTGCAAAAGCTAGATTCAAACAATCGGTCAGAGTAGCATCAAGTTTAGTACGATTCGGCATATCTCCGCCGGGCAGGGGGACCTTTAACATTAGCCACGGCTCATAACGAGTGCTCACCACCTTACACGTATCACATATCACCTCCGTCTGCGTCTGTCCGTTATAATTCTCAATAATCGGCGAGTACTCCTTGCTAAAGAACGCATTCCACGATTCAATCGCCTTGATATACGCCTGCTCTTCTGGATTCTTTACACTACCAACCACTTGCATTATAACCTTTTTATACATAGCATCGTGAATCCCGTTCAGAATATATTGGATCGTTTCCGCCGCATCACTCTGCTGCCCATAACGGTGCCAATCATCTCCTGACTCTTGAATCGTACGCAAGAACGCCCCGTGAAACCCACGGGGATTAAGCGTTGGCTTAGCGCCTGGAGGCAGCGAATGCCGCCAGAAATCGCGTATAATTATTTGAAAAGCATCCAAAAGTTGCTTTTTATTACTTTCCTTACGTGCCTCAACATTGTGTATTAGAAACATATCACATAGCGGAGGGGAAAGACGTAGTGCTTGTAGAACAACATTTAGAAAACATGTGTTTCCTAAATTTACCAGCCCTATCGTTGTTGACATCTCGGTCATTCTGTTACGGTTCTTTTATTATTGCTGTTTTAATACTTTAGACTCTTCAAATTTTTTCCGTCTAAAGAATCAAAAATTAAAGTAAAATAGACCGAAATTGATGAATTCCAACACGATGACGTACAATCCTCAGCAGTATGAAACTGTCTATGGATTCTCTACACTAGATGAACTACATAATCTTATGCCAGAGGTCCTGTACGACGAGACAATGTTTCCCAATGAAATGGTAAACTACTTCCGTCACCGTATAAGTACACTCTTCCAACCGACATTTACTCGCCAGCAGCACATCTACAATATCTATATGGCACAGGTGCGCCGTGCCGCCTTTGAGGAGTGGCGTCGTAGCCAAAACCGTAATACTGTGCCTGCGCCGCCCGCCGGCGTACCCGATATCTTAGGCGCTCTAAACAATGTATTTAATAACGCTATCCCTACCACATCCAATATTCGTGTTGAAATTCCCCTCAATCCCGTGACGCCGCAGGCGCAGATTCGTCGCCGTGCTACTGTAGACCTACCATCTGGTCAGACAACCCGTACAGCGGGAGCGGGAGCACCAGGAGCGGAACCTACTACAACTAATACCCCTCCGCCTCCTAGGCGGCAGAGGAATCCTAGTAACTTCATCACGGCAAACGAACTCCTCAATCTTACGAATAACACAGTCAATGGAGGAGACGCTACCTCATTCCTTAATATTCTTACCGGTGCTATGCTTGGGGGGATTGATATTCCTATTACCACCACTGTTGGTAATCGCAGGTTTTGGCACGAGGTGGATGTCGTAGCTACGCGGGCGCAGATTGACGCCGGCTCTACCGTTGTAGAAGGCTCCACTATTGGAGCAGATGTCAATTGTGCAATTTGCCAGGAGCATACCTACGCCGACAATGAAAGTTCTCATCAGTGGCGGCAGCTCCACTGCTCCCACCAGTTCCACCGTGAATGCTTAGATTCGTGGCTAGATCAGAGTGTACACTGCCCTGTCTGCCGCGCCGATATTCGTGAGCCTAACGGTGGCTCTTATGCCGCCGCTGCGCGCCGTGGTGTTTCCCGCAACCCCTCAATCGGTTGAAAAAATTGAAAGTGCCGCTGACGATTAAAGGATATGTAAGCGTACTACGATTACATATTCTTCCTTCCAAATGTCTATCTTTGACGGTGTAAGCACCGGCAGTATTGACTTCAGTCCCTACCAACCCGTACCGGTTGTCACAATCATTCTAGACGAGGCAGAGCTCGCCAATTGTAAAGAGTTCCAGTTTGAACGCTTCTGGCGCGTCTGGTACACCGAACGCTCCTTCTACGCTCCTGCACTTCAAACATTAGTCCTAGGTCTGCGACGAAGCAGTGATTCCTGGGAGGGCATTCGCCGATTTATTGACTACTTTGAGCAGGATATCCTATTTCGGCATCCACGTGTTGGACTAGATATTTACTTGACGAATGGCGACGATCCTCAGTACGTTCTGTCAGTTAATCCGGCGATGTATCACAGATATCCTGTATCAATTCCCCAAGCGCTCCAAGTGCTGTAGATTCCTGGGCAGGCGTAGTTTCACGGCGTAGGCGTACAGTTGTAATAATCAGTTTAATAATATCCCGCCGCTCTTTTTTATTGAGCGTACCGGTCACATCCGCCGCTGCGTTCGCAAGATCAGCCATCTGACGGTAACTCATACGCTTGTTTTTGACAACTTCGTTTAATACATACTTGAGAATATGAGTATATTCGTTGAGGGCTTTGGCACGACGCCGGCACTCTTTACGCACTTTCTTAGGTAGCGTCTTCCAGTGTTTCTCGCAAATATCACGCCCTTCGTATGTGTGCTCTGCGGGTTTGTCACAGGACTTCCCGCTCTTCTTTAAAACTTCGCACTGAGGCATTTTATAAAATAAGATTCCTGACTCTAAATAGAAATGAATAACGTCGCGAAGCAAAATTGGCGTGGAGATGCGCACCGAACTCCCGCAAGATATTTAGTACAAGGAAAAGAATATACACTTGAAGGACCATTTTCCCCTAAACCTGGTCGTGAAGCAAGTTTACCCATTTTATCATTACTTTGGAGTAAACCCCACGTCTTTATCGGTTATGATACATTAGCAGGACCTCTTGGTCGCAGCAATGCCGGTCCTTCTCCCCGTCGTCATCCAGTAATGGAAGTCCGTTTATTAAAATTTAATCTTCGTGCGGATGAAATCCCATATATGGCTTATCTACCACCAAATGTACAAGCAAACCAGATGATTACGATTGATTCAAGAGAATTCTCATCCGATACATATGGTGGTCTTAATCAAACATTCCTAAATTCAGATGCACTATTTCACAATGTTAAAAGAGTATTTAATAGTACTCGTATATCTGGAGAACCCGATGCGGGACCTTCAGGTATTATAGGTAGATATCTTGGTGTATATAGGGGTGGTAAAAACACACGCAAAGGGTTCCGACGAACCCGCAGACAGACACGCCGTCGGTATTAAGCAATTTGCCCATCATGATGGACTTTTGACTTTACAAAATCGGCAATCTCCTCGCACATTGACCGACACGGCTCCATACCGCACCGTGTTAACAATACAGCAACCGGTGCCTTCCATTGTAGAAAAAAGGGCGAATAATTGTAAACTGTATCCAAACCGTGGCAAATATCCTTTCCAATCTCTTGAATATCTAGCGCCGGCAAATGCGACTTTACATGAGTCGGTAGTTTGGTAAGCGTGCGCCGCATAAACTCCTCCGTCACCGCTACAAGCTTCTCTATCGCCTGCTTCGGAACATACGGCATATATACTGTAATGAAATGATATAGGGATGGGCGTATAGAATTTACGGTTGCGGTAGTATCAATCGCTTGTAACGCTTTGTTTAACGGCGCTGTTGGCGGGGCTTCACGTAAATAACTGCTCGTAGTTGTATAGAGTGTAAGAGCATAGACGGTAATTGTAAGACTGGATAGGATAGACGAGCACATATGAACATCGTGGAACATCGGTGTCAGAAAGCATAGGAATGAGGTAAAACGATTGGAGAGGCATGTCCGTTTTTTAGGGGACCCTTCAGTTGTCAGATTTGCCACGTGGCTGAAAAATTCCTCAGCGGTTGGCGTCACAAAGTCCGGGTGTTTCTGAATATATTGAATTCCTTTTATTTGAAATAGGAAGTCAATAGCATCTTTGAGGATCGTATCGTCCCCTTTTACTCCTAACTTTTTGGGAATACTTGACGACTTCTTCAAAGAGGGCATAAGATACCTTCTTATAGGTTTCTATAGATATTTATTTAGACCCAGCTCACAACCGCCGTCATATCCTGTCGGACCACGGTCATAAATGGTAGAACCTGACCGCCTGCCGTATAAAGTACTTGAATCTGCTCCTCGGGTCCGCGGTACGTATTGAAACGCCGCATAAAATCACCAATCGTCTCTCCCTCCTTTCCCACCAGCTTTAAAGCCGTACCATCCTTGAATCCCGCATACTTCATTCCACTATTATCAGGCTGAAGTGTGAGATTAACATACTTTTTCGGCGGCTGGCTAAACCAATTGAAGAACATATTACTTATGTTGAGCGTGATTGGTTTAAGTCTGCGACGCTAAAATAACGGTAAATATGGCTGATATTATTGTGTTTATTGTCTTTATGTTTTTTGTAATGGTGTTAGCACTTGGATGGCTATATCATGTTATGAAACAAGTTGTAGGTATCGCCAATGGGCAGAGTCAGCCCTTGCTAGGCTCAACCTGATCACTTAGCAAAGGAACTTGTATGGAATGCTCAGGCACGTAAATTGCCGTATGCTCTACCTGTCCGCAAATATCCGGTATATCAAAATCCTTGATTTTGCTAAACTTTTCTGCACACTGATTCCGAATGTCTTTTGGAATCGTTGAATTCACCTCTGATGCTATATTAATATCCTGTTTAATATATTTCAAAAAGGTCCCGCAATCCTTACGACCGCTATAAGGAATTGCTAATTGTTCCTCCATCTTACGCGTTATAATATCCCACTTTTCCGCCGATTGTTTATAATTCGTCGCCATTGCCGTCCAATTGAACTTATCCTGTATCATATTCACGATTCCTACCCCAATAGAGATACATCCAAAAATAATAGATGTTTTCGTCGCGTCCGTTGTTACCGCTCCTACAATTAAATTTCCTATACCGCTCAACGAAATAACAATATTTGTTGTAATAGACATTGTTAGAGCACGCTTACTATACCGCGAATACGCTTGTGTATGCATCCAATTAAAACACTTAGACTGATCGCACCAATCTGCCATCATCTTATCTATTGTTGAATTCCACTGAAGTCCAGACTGTGTCTCGGCTTCATTGGTTGACATCCTTTTGCTAAAAAGGCGTGTTTTTATAATATTTGTTCATATTTTGAATTGTTTTCTGATTGATTGGCGCAAAAGGCTGTTTTACTGACGGCTTATTTACATATTTATTCGCATACACCGTAGATAGTTTTCTATTTACTTTCTTTGTATTATTACGCTTCTTATTCTTATTCTGATTTGGCTTTTGGTTTGGTTTCCTCGGATTTTCCATATTCATTTGAAAAATAAGATTGTTATTGTTATTTCTGCGGGTAGACATTCTTAATTTAGTTTTCTATTTTTTCACAAACATAGAGACAATGGACCGCTGACCGCTTGTCGCCATCGCGTCCGATTTGAGCAGAGATCCAAACAGCAATTCTTCCGCAAGTTTTTCCCTTGCCGCCACCGGATCCTTCGCTTTCTTACAAGCCTCTAGATCGTGCGGCTTGACGCCAGGTAGCTTGGAGAGCTCCAGAGCGAACACTTGCGCGACCGGCTTCGCAATCTGATTCGTAATATAGTGCTTATAATCCGGTCGTAGATTGTGCTCCTTGATGAATGCCGGCGTCTCAATGCGCTCGCCTTGTAGGGTCGCTTTTGACTCAATATACACAAACGACATTCGCTCACTTGTAGACGGCTTATTGCCTGGGTCCCGCTCGGCAATCCGATCGGCGAGCACCTTATGCGCAATACGGGACGGATTGGCATAATCGGCGCGCAGAGACTTTGTAATCATCAACTTCGTCATTGGGAACTTACCCGCAAGAAGGTCCTTCGCAGCGTTTTGGACAAAGTCAAACGCATCCTTCACTCCTGAGCTTCCAACAGGTCGGGTTGGGTCCAAAATCCGTTCTAGAACGCCGCCATACACGTACTTGACAATCGGGGCGTTATCTCGGCGCTTCATCACAATACCCATGCTCTTACGGTGGAAATCGTCGGGTGCGAGTCCATCCTCTGACATATCGCCTACATACCGCTTCTTGGACAGGAGGCAGAACGTCCGAAAGATCTTATCAAACTCAAAGTCGTGCGGGGGCTTGAGACACGAGCTGACAAGTTTGCCCGATTCAATGGTGAGATCCTTCGCCGCCTTGAGTGCCGCATCACCTGTCAGTGGAATACCGGTTTTTGGGTCTTTCGGTCGGAAGCGCAAGAAGATAGAATCGGTATCGCCATAGATACACTCGGCGTCGCAGCGCGGGTCCTTGCCGCCGCCATAAATAGTTTCAATCACCGCCTTCGCAAACATCAGCTGCTTACGACCGTAGGCAGTCGTAGACGCCGCCAAAACCTGGCGGCGAACCTTGAATGTCCCTGAGCCCAACTGACCATACAGCGAATTGGCAGTCAACTTGTACGCCAACTGCTGCGCATCCAGTAGCGACTTCTTAAACTCATCCGTCTCCTTCTCCGCCTGCTTACGGCACTTCTTACGCGAAGAGAGAAGCATCTCCAAAATCCGAGGAATCGTACCCTGCGGCTTCTGGATATACCGTGCTACCCGCTTGCCGTCCTTAATCTTTACTGGGTGCTTCCTTGTGTCCGTAGGGTCAGGTCGCAGGATATCAAATTCAATATTCACATAGGTTTGCCCTGGGATGTTGTCGTAGCGATCCGATCCCTCACGGATTTCGCGGAACGTCGTACCGTCATTATCATAGTCCTTCACCCAAATGAGCGTATCGTGGCTAATGTTTTCCGAGATGATAGACGATGGATATAGCGAAGCGAAATCATCGGCGGTAATCGGGTCGTTGATGTAAATACCGGTCTTTGGCTCCAAGACAATCGCACCTTCAAAAGAGTCGTCCTCCTGGTGCTCCTCAGACATTGGGAGTTCCTCGCCCTCTGCGTGTCGCGGTTGACTTGGCATCACCTCAATCAACTGGTCCGCCTTTCGGCACTCCTTAAAGATGAGCGACTCAATCTTAATTCCCTGACCGCGCAGAAAGATAAAGCTGACCGGTACCGAACAAACATTCGCCATAGCCACCGAGTTGTTGAGAATATCCAATTTATTAAACAGTTCCATCACCAGGTCGCAATCCTGTAAGCAGTAGCGCGCGACGATGCCGCGCTCCTGCGGCGTACCGCGGTGGAAACGGAAGATATCCTTCGGCGAGACGTCGTCCTTCACCTGTGCCCATTTAGTGGGGATTCCACCATTGTCCTCTAGTTTTGCCTTGCCACCCTTGATTCGGATTGTGATCTTTGTTGGCTCCACTGCTAAGACTTCCGCCTTCTCCACAATCCGATCGTTCTCGTCGTCCATCAGCGTAATGAATCTACCGGCGACCGTGCCCTTCGTAGACTTGGTTGTCACGACAAATTCTTCGTCTTTGAGTTGGGCGAGCGACTTCACCCCACCGCTTACAAACGTTGCCGATACATTATCTAGACTGTACGAGTCCAGATTGTGATTACGGCGAATATAGGGAAGCAAATCAATCTGTAGCCGTCCTGGGCTGCTCATAAAGTGCAACGTATTATCACCCATTGCCGACGATGACAAGAACTTCTCCTCCAGCTTGGTAGGGCGGGATTTTAGAGAAGACAGCGGCGAAGTAATACGTGATGCCTCCTTCTCTCCCACCAATTCTACCAAGCGATCCCAAACATACTGGGAATCAAAACCAAAGATGTTGTAGCCGATGAGAATATCAGGATCAGTGCGTCCGAGCCACTGAAACCACGCCCGTAAGAGTGTCGCTTCATCTTCATAGGAGAAGACTTCAATTGGCACCATCTCACCAGGCGGTCTCACAGCGTTTTCATCTACCGAATTGAGAACCCAAATATGCTTACTCACCGGCTTCGTCTTACGATACAGTACAATGCCAATCTGGATGATTTCATCGCCGGCAATAGGCGGAAAGGTACTCGTCAGCAGCTTATCCAAGGAGAAGATTGCCTTATCACGCGCATCGGCATTCTCCGCCACCCTGAGTGCCGCCAGCGCATTCTTAAACTGCCCTTCACGCTTTGTACTCGCAATCGCCGTTGTAAGCGATTCTACTGTGACAGGGAAATGATGCTTACGTGTATTGATGTAAATCGGCGAAAGTTTGCCTGGTTTATGATTCACAGCATTTGCGAGTTGCTGGACCATCTCTTGGACAGTGGTTGGAATACCGGTTTCCTGGAACTCGCGAACCGACTTTTTCCAATTCTTAATAGGAATCGGGAAATCACCGTGCGCTGAATTACACTCAATATCCCACGATCCTACTAAGAACGGTGCCATTCCCGCATCGGCTGCAGATTGGACATCAGTCCACTCAGCGACCGCATATACTTTTACCTTAGCGTCATCGGAATCGGCAAATTCCCAGTGGTTTATAGGAACCTGAATCCAGCCTGCAGGACTAATATCCTGTAGATGAAAGAATCTTAGAACCGGATCAATATTCGCCTCGTACACCTTGAGTGCTACTCGCTTTCCATCAGGAGTCGCCGAATGAATATCACCCGTAGGGGCATGCTTAGCAAGGATGCCGACGGCACCGATACCGAACAGGGACCGCGTATCGTAGCCAATTGGCGTAGATCCCTTATCCAAAACACGGTCCTTCAGGGTGCGCCACAGAGCAATTGTCGGCACGGTAATCTTCAAGAACGTTCCCTTATTGCCGCCGTTATAGTCTATTAGAACACCGTGGTCTACGTAATCTAGGGCAACGGCGTAGAGAGAGTCTTGCGGAACGCCGTCCAGAATCCACGACTGTAGATTCTTCTTTGCTGTATCGTTCGTGGCTAGGCAATCTGGAATCCGAACATAGAAGTATGGCTTGAAGTTGGTGATTTGGAGCGCCACGGACTGTCCCTGCGGGTCGGTACCAAATAGGAGAATCTGGTACATCTTCTGCTGCTTTGCCGAGTCGGCAGACCGTCGGTCGTCGTCGCTATCCAGCGGAGAATCAGGAAAGGCATCGCGGCTAAGGATATCCTTACACTGGAAGAGGAGGGTATCTTTCTCTGGGTGGTACATTCGTGTGCTTACCTTTTGGTGCGAAGCAAAAAAAGTCAATTTTTTACGCTTTCAGCGGGTGGAGGAGTAGGGAGAGAATGAGGAGTAGGTAGGCGCCGGTGCAAACCTTAGCGGCTTCTTTGAGAAATCGTGCCACTTCATACCGAAATCTGCGATTGTCATAGTTTTGACAGCGTCTACAGAAATTTGCGGAAGTATACAAATTGCCTGCATCTTCGGCGTGAGCTCCCGCAGTTCAATAAACATCTTTGTAAGATTCGCCTTCAGATGTTCATATGTCTTTGCCGCCTCCTGTACATCATACGTATGAAAGGTGAATCGTAGTTCGCGCTCGTATGTATTCTCGGCGTCCCATAGACTCGCTGTAATCTTACACTGCACTGCTTTCTTTAGCGAATTTACAATTTCCAGCGCTTCTGGAACCGTATTAAAGTAGAAGATACCACGCTCAGCGTGCCTCAGAGAGAATTTCTCGGTTTTGATAAACTGTCGTACAACGAAAAGCATATCATCCTTCTTCATCACTGCGTATCGGTAACGTCGGTCACCGTGCGTACTTGTTACGGTAATATTGTTTCGCTTCAGTTGTGAAACAATATCATCAAAGGTTTGTTTGGTTTGTGTAGCGCCCATTGCTGTCTCTGGGTGGGCGGACGGGATAATTTTCAATTTTTTAGCGATGCTTATTACGACGCGTAGACGCACGGCGATTCGCCTTCTTGGGCGACTTATACGTCTTACCACGCGTCTGCTTTGGCAGCATTGAACTTCCCAGCAGGAGGAGCGCCGCCGGTCCCACCTTATTCAACGCACCCATAAACGCACCTAGTACCGATCCGTGGGAACCGCCCGCCTGTGCCGTCACCTGCGCATTCTTCTTCACGAAGTTCGTATTACTGAGCAGGGTGCCCTGGGGACCGGGAATCTTTGCGTTCGGCTGTGCCGTTTCTACTGCCTTTACTAGTTCCTTCATCACCTTCGGATCATTCATCTGCGGAACAACGTTCGTTGTCTCGGGGCTGCCAGGGACCTTATAGTCCTCCACCTTGCCCGTCGGCTCCACCTTCACAACGCTCGGATATCCCGTAATCTTCGCATTCTTCAGTTCCGGCACCTTCTCCACCATATCGTGGTGAACCGCCGCCATATTTGCCACACGTCCCGGCGTCTTTGCAATATCCTTAAACTTCGGCATATACCGGTGGCAATGACCGCACCAATCCGCGTGAATCAGAATATACGTCGTCGGACTGCTGAAGATAAGTTGACGAAGTTCGGGTATCTGCTTCTCCTCACGCACATCAAGGAGCGGCGAGGGCTTATTGTTCTTCGTATTGTTATTTCGTAAATTATTAGGAGTCAGTACCGGTGTGGGAGTCGGCGTCGGCGTTGGCATCGGCGTTGGCGTTGGCGTTGGCATCGGCGTCGGCGTCAAGACAGGTAACTCTACCGGCTCTTCGGCGTTAACTCCCCTACGGGGTAGAAATCGTCCGCGCTGGTTACGAGGGAACATTCTACCTAGTGTGAATAAATTCGTTATACCAGATTAAGAGGGACTAGGATGAAGTCAAATTATATTCTACTCATCGTGGTGAGCCTAGCAATGCTAGCCATCGTCATTGTTCGTACAAATTTTAAGATGATTGCCGAAGCTTTCACTGACGCCGATGATATTGCAAAGGCAAATAAGACAGCTGACGATCTCTCCAACGGCATTCTCGGTGCACGGGCGCAGGGATGCCCTACTGCCGCCGTTCGTGGTCCCGACGGTCGTATCTCCGTAGTCCCCAGCGGTCAGACCTTCTACACCCTATCCGACTATATCACCTACCTGAACGGACTCTACTCAAACGGCTCCAAGTGTATCCCACCCCAGGTGACTGATGACCGTGAACCCATCTTCGGACTTATCGGTGGACAGGGTGTCGGTGCCGGCTCGCCTGATTCTTATAACCTTGAGGGCACAACCCGCGATGTCTTGAATACGGCGGCGGACGGCGAAGAGACCTCCGCACGTACACCTATCAATAAACTAGACGACTACGAATATACCCGTGTATTCCAAACCGAAGACCAAGCCCGTAATACGATTTCTAAGGAGTCTAAGAATCAGTTGATGGAAAAGCACAATCTAGATTGGGCGAATTTACCCTTTAATTCCGAGGAGCGCGCAGAAAAAGAAGATGAGTTTATAGCAGGACGAATGGACAACTACTGGAAGGACCCTAAGTCCGGCGCCTTCTTCAATACCGTAAATGGCAAGAATGTGATGCCTCCCGATTCCGAAGCCGAATATATGCGCGAACAAAAAATCCTCGCCTCTTACCGCCCTACCGATATCTCGGACCACGTTGTTGATTCCGAGACCCAAGAAGTTGCGAAGATGGTCATGAAGGTATACGAAAATGACCCCAACTGGGATCCTATCATTACGAAGACCGATGAGGGCAAGTACGAAGTGACCGAACTCATCCCTAAGACACGTAAGGAGCGCTTTGAGGATGCGAAGACCATCGGAATGGCTACGACTGCCGGTTTCGGCAATGAGCCCCGTGATCCTAAGGCGTCTGTCCAAATCACAGACAATATGCGCAACGATCCCTTCTTTGACAAGGGAGGAGTCAAAGATAATGATAACCAGCGCGTTTGGAACTACAACGACTTCCGTAAGTGGACGCCGGACCTAGAGCGGATGTTTGCGCCGACGGCGGAGACCAAGGCTTGGTATTAAACTGCGGCATAAATAGGAATGGACAAGCAGGAAGCACTTGAGCATGCTCCCAATAGCCCTCAGTGGGGCAATTTACCGCAGTATCGTATGGTAGAATATCCCGATATTGTTGAAGGAAAATACTACTATTACAAACATGGTAACTTTATTGAGGATTATATTGCACGTGTAAATAATAAATTAAACAATAGAGTAAACGGCGATCTTATATACAAACGTAAGACATTAGGCTGGAGTCAAGATCCTGATACAGAATATGAAGAAGACCAGTGGATGCCCGTTCAATTCGGAGTAGGCTACTTACGTGCTCCACTTGCTAGTATGAACGACCAGGCGGTCGGTGGAACACGCCGATTCTATGTATACGACGATGATGTAATGATGGTACAGAACGGCGGTGGACTTGTTGAGGATATCAATGCGCGTCTAGATGACCGGTCTTACATTCTACCTGCCGGTACGGTCGCTCACCGAATCGCCCCCGTTTCATTCCGCACCACACCACCGTTTTTCCCACGTAAATCATTACGTCGTGGACGGAAGGTACGCAAGTCACGTAAGGCAAATAAGAAACAGAAGCGTTCAACACGCCGAGCAAAGCGACTCCGCTGAATTTGAATAGTCTAATATTTAGACTTATCAAAACTATATCTATTTAACGATTGCGCCGAGTCTTATTTTTATGACGACGAGACCGCACAGTCCTATTTATATTTCTCAGAAGTTCATTGGCATTTGCCGCATTTCGTAATTTATCTTGACGGCGCCAAGTACGCGGAAGAGGCACTGGCATCTCATTTGTCGCTTTTGGTGTTAAAAGTGGTAATACCTCGGGCATCGCAAAATATCCTCTCTGGTGCTCTTCAGGTACAAGTGAAGCAAGATTATTTGTAGAATACATAACTGGTAGATTACCACGACCTACTGGTGAATACCACCCCTTTGGAGGTGGTACAACATAAGGTACATTAAATTCTCTTGGTCGTGGGTTATTGTTATTCGGATTTATTATCGGTGCCGCAATGTAATTAGGAGGCGGATTTAGATTATATCCTTGCTTACTAATTCCCCACTGCGATCCGAAATTTGCTGAAGGTCTCGGATCTCTCATATAATTTTTTGCGATAGGCTGTCCTGGGCGTTCAAGCAATGCCAAATTATTTACTGCATATTTTGTTTCATTAAACCTTACGCCACGTTTTGACATCCCCTACCTTGTACTATTTGTTTCAGTTTTCCATAATATGGAAAGTTGAAAAAAGGAAACAGATAGAGTGAACCGCAAAGATGCGGTGAGTTTATTTATAGTCTTTATTCTGTCGGAAAATCCAGGCGGAAGATACCTCTAGAGAGATGAGGCGGATTAACCCGAATAAAGATATTATTATTAAGAACGGATTATTATAATATTTATAAATGGCATTCCCTATGTCATTTATATAGGAGATATATCTCCATTTTTGCTAGTCCCCTAGCGTACCATCTTATAAGACTCTCCCTAATATATGCCAGACCCCCCACCCACTTAGGGTCAATAAAAACTTTGGTTTAAACAACCGCGGGTAGATGAGGACAGAACATGATTCGGGTAGTAATAGATACACGCGAGACAGAGCTATGGGCTCTATGCGCACCTTACACAGATATTAGTGGCAATGAAGGATGGATTGCCGAAAAGCGGAATCTTGATATCGGGGATATCTCTTTTTACCTTTGTGATATGAGTGGTGCACTCGTTAGTCCGTCAGGACCACTTGTCACGCTTGAACGGAAGCGAGTGGATGACCTGGGTTCCTCACAAAAGGATGGACGTTATCGGGAGCAGCGGGCGCGACTGCTCGCCCAACGGGGGCTGGGCACCTCAGTTGGCTACATTGTAGAGGCACCGTATTGGACGCCTAACCTATCCAACTCGTGGTGCCGTGGCTCTTTTACCGAAGTCCACCTCCAGCAGACGCTTGTACGCCTACAGTTTCGTTACACTCTCCCAGTGTTCCAAGTGAGTAAGGTAGACGAGACGATGTCATTTGTGCGCCGAATCGCGCGAATGCTTGCCGCCGATCCCACTGTATTCCGTGGCGGTCTGGCGGAGACGGCTGTGGGCGCGGCTGCAGTCTACACCGAAGCGGTTCATATCAAAAAAGCCGACAATAAAACCCCTGAGCGTATCTTTGTTGCTATGCTTTCTACGATTCCTGGTCTCGGTGGTGCCGCCGTCACAGCACTCGGGACAGCAACTCAATACTCAATGAAGCGAATGTTATCCATGTCGGCGAATGAAATTGCCGCCATTCCTACCGGAAAACGGACCATTGGCGCCTCCGTCGCCGGCGTTGTCTGGGCGGCACTCCATTCTTGAGCTGGCTCTGGCTCTGGCTCTGGTTCTTCGTCCTCATTCGTCGGTGATTTCGGCAGATAGGCACGTGCCCTGTTTGCGTGTTCCATAAGCGTTTCATCTAAAAATTCATAGGGCTCTCGCTCCAGCGGGCTCGGCGGTCGTGATGGCAACGGAGTTGGCTCAACTGTCGGCGGAGGTGCCGGCATCACAATATGTTGCTTTATCATCGCAATCAAATCTTTCTTTCGTTTTCCACTCCACCGTGAAATCCTGTGCTCCTTACAAATATCAATAAGTTGCTTATTCGTCATCGCCCAATAGTCGGGTTGCGGCTGCGTTGCCATTATACGCCTTACTTGGACCCAACAGAAAATTTACTATATAAATACCGAACCGGTGGGAATTATTTAAACTTATACTATATCTATATTAACAGATTAGTATGACTACGTTTACATTTACACTGCCGGCATTCGGTGACCGTAAATTCACTGCTCACACACAATCTGTCTATCACTCACTTGGTGATGAATCTGACTTATATCAGTACAAAGGACATATCAATGAGATGTTTGCCCTATTCCGAATTGAGGCGAAGGCGCACGATATGAAACCCAAGGATTACTTTTTGAGTAAATATGAACCTTTGGCAGCGGCTATTCAGGGCAAACGGTTTGCTGCCGGTGTATGGTGCGAAGCATTACGTAAGGATCGTTTTAATGAACTCCACGAATATTATGAAAATGCTATGATTAAAAAAGTCAAAACGGATACGAATATACTGGTCGGTGATATTGTATATATTGAAACTACGTATGAAACGCGACAGTATTATGGACTACATATAGTTGTATTAGATGCAGATGGGAATAAGTCTCTTTATATGTATGGAGACGGCATTCGTCTCGGCTCACTTGATAAACAGACAGTTAAAACTCTACTTGATCATAATGCTACGTTTTTTAAGAAGGCAGATAAGGACGCGCTCACCGATATCATTTACGATTTTGATGCAGGCTCGCACGACGATTGGCTTAACAAAGACTTACGGGCGGAAATATATGACAGCACATAGTAGGAATGGGACAGTCATCAAGTAATTTTACTTCAGCACACAAAGAACAACAAACCGAACCAGCAGCAAAAGGTCACTATGTTTCTGATATAAAAACCGGTTATCGCTGGGCAACCGATCCTATTGTATCAGGACCAGAGGTCGTGAAAAAACCACTTGGAAACGTAGTTCCACAGTTTGAAACTGATAATAATTTAAAATACGCATTCTCCTTACCTGGATATCCCGGTGAAGTATGGGGACCCTACCGTAAACAGTTTACAAAATCCGACTTTGGCGGTCAGGTGTTCACGCCACCCGAATCCATAGACGGCGTCCCCATCCTCTGCCGTTGCCGAGATATTCCAACATATATGCGCGATCCCAGAGGTGGTCGTATGTTACAGGGTTTCGGTGCTGTTACGCTCGGCAAAAGTATGCCCGCCTGCTGGGATGATACTGAAAGTATCTGGAATGCCTTCGGCGGAATGTATTACTATTTAAAAATCCGCCACCCCGATTTTTTTACGTATGCGGCAAGTAAGGACGGACTGCTCGGCGTTGCGAAAGGAATTGCCACGGGTCCCGTTGGTCCCGTACCGCTCGCACTCGGTGCATATTACTTGACCCGTCCAAAGAAAGTAGCAGCAGCAGCAGCAGCAGCAGCAGCTCCATCTGCGGTTGGCGGCACACGGCGTCGGCGGCAGCAGAAGGCGAAAAACACAAGAAAAATGAACCGTTTAAAGTCAAAACGTCGTTGATAGATATAGCACTATGAGCGACCCCTCTTCACCACACCTTGTCGTTATGGCGGCACCCGAGGAGCCCAAGATCTACAATCCCTGGAATCTCACTAACCGGCGCATACCGGATGCTGAGATTCTTGCCATTCTCCGTGCCTACGGCATCAAGGATAAACCCCGCCGTTGGGAACTCTTTCGCCAAGCCTGTATTCACAGTTCCTACGTAGACCGACCCGAAGGACCCGTCACCAGCGGCAAGGACGCCGGCGAACCTGTTATTGTCGCCCCACGACCCGAAGGATGTATGCCGCTCGCCTCTGCCGACAACGAAGCAATTGAGTTCGTCGGCGATTCACTGCTCGGCTGCGTTATCGCTCTCTATCTACACGAGCGCTACCCCGACCAGGACGAAGGATTCCTAACGCGGCTTCGCACTCGCCTAGTGAATAACAAGCAACTCGGCGAGCTTGCTCTCAAAATCGGATTCCAAAAGTGGATCGTCCTCAGCCGCCACGTAGAAGATGTCTGCAATGGTCGCCATAATCTCCGCATCCTCGGCAGTATGCTAGAAGCCTGGACCGGCGCGATGTATCTAGACCTGGTGGAGCAGAATCCTGGTGCGGCATTTATGCGCGTCCGCACTTGGCTCATCAACTTGTTTGAAACCCAGATAGACTTTGTTGCACTCATCAGCGAAGATAATAACTTCAAAGACCAGCTACTCAAACATTATCAGGCGACCTACCACTCACCTCCTAAGTACAAGGAGGTACTCGTGGAAGGACCCCTACACGACCGTACATTCACAATGGGTGTATTGGCACCCGATGGTTCAATTGTTGCTACAGCAGTCGCACGAAATAAGAAGGTCGCCGAGCAGGAGGCGAGTCGTCGTGCGCTCATCAAGTTGGGCGTACTTCCAAATGAGGATGAGTAGGCGATCCGCTCATATCCAACGTCACAACTTGATGAACGTCTTTTACACTTCCTAAACTACTATCCGCTTTTTCATCCGCTTCCAAAATAGCATCCAATTGTGTTTCTGATTTCCAAGCAGCAGCGTCTGCTGGCTGTGTCACCAAATGCGTTAATTGTTTTTGTACAACAGAACTAATACGATCTTCTTTCACATCAATACTAATATCACGCATCTCTTGTATAGCTATATCCATTAAAATTCGCGGCAAACTAGATACATCCATATTTAATTTTGTTTCCGTTTTCAAATCTTTTTGGGCTTGTCTAGTAATACAAACCGGTATTTCTAAATTCGTTTTGAGCAAATCAAGATAAATATTTTTATTCTTTATAATCATCCATAAAGCATCCTTACGAAGTTCAATTGGTAATTGAAGTTCCGAAGCAATATCTGCACTAAACGAAATCCAATCTTGTTTTGCCTTAATATTCAATTCAAGATTTTCTTGAATTTGATAAATTTTAATATATCCTGTCATAATTGCTATACTGAAACTCATAACGATGAATATTGTATTAAGTATTATAGTGAGATTTACGCCAACACTATTTGGAAAACCGGCTTGAGCGGTTGCTATGGTTCCTGACAAAGTAGATAAAACTATGCCAAGAATTGTATTGGCTCGTATTTTTCTACGATAATGTGTGATGGCTAATTCTAGACAACGTATATTATATGCCGCAATTGTAACCCACTCAAACAACACAGATACATTGGATTTTGTCCAATTTGTACCATAACTTTTTCGTAAATCCAAACTTGGCGCCGGCATAGTTGGTGATTGCCCTGTTGCGGGAGATTGTGTTACCGCCGCATTCATCTTAAATATTGCACTATTCTTCCGCTCCAGTGGCTTCCGTTCCATCCTAGTCATATCTTTGTTTTTATTTTAATGAAATAAGTTAAGGATATACTATGTCATCAAAGGGTCCTGAAGGACCAAGAGGTCCTCAAGGACCAAGAGGTCCGCCCCGGTTTGTATCTCCTATTGCTGCTGCAAAGATTCGTAAAGCCGATCCACCGCCATCTATATACGAGCTACAAGAATCTTTGACAGTTGCTGCGCCCGCTGAAATGGCGGAAACTGTAATGGGGACCGGCGTTGGAGTGAGCGGCGCACCTGGCGGTCTAGGCGACGTTGTACCGGTTGAGGCAACACCTAAAGTAGTAAAACCCAAAACTGTCCGTGCAACTCGTACTAAGACTGCCACAGACGAAACAGAAGAAGTAGCGCCCGCAGCACCCGCAGCACCCGCCCAACCAATGGTTGATTTCCTTGAACCAACTCCTTCTTTACCAACATTGCCCACTGTCCGTATGGCACCTCCGCCATCCGATGATCTCACCAGTCTTGCCGCACGTCTCGTTGAAAAAACCGACCAACGCCAAGTTAAAGTCACACCAGACGCATTTATGCCCGCCAATCGCCGTGCATTCAAACCGTTCATTATTGAAGCGTATCGCCGTTATAAACTCCCCGCAATCTCCGAAATTCTCAACCCCAATGCGTGCGCTGAAGCCGCTGCCGCCTCCAAAACCCAAGTGAAAGCATTTGCCTACCAGCAATTTGTCCGCGACTATATTCAACGCCCCTCACCCTATCGTGGCGTCCTCGTCTACCACGGTCTCGGCTCCGGTAAGACCTGTACCTCTATTGCCGGCTTAGAAGCCCTATGGCAGGCAGGACAGAAGCCCGTCTACGTAATGACCCCCGCCTCATTGTCCCCCAACTACCGTGATGAAATCACTAAATGCGGTCCGTTCGTTTTCCGTACTAATAACTACTGGACATTTGTTGCGGTCCCCTCCGTCAAGGCGCCCTCTGCCGATCTGGACTTTCTAACAAAAGTAGTAGGTCTGCCGTTGGGCTCCATTCGCAAACGGCGCGGTGGTTGGGTGCCCGATCCCGCGCGTGCCAAAAAGCCCAACTTTGATTCGCTGCGACCCGAGCAGCGCCGTGAAATCACCGAACAGATCGTTGACCATATGGACTACCGCATCCAGTTCATCCACTACAACGGCTTGTTAGAACGCCAGGTTCGCGATTGGGCGTGTAATCACCCCACAATGTTTGACGGTGCGACGATTATTATTGAAGAGGTTCACAATTTGATTCGTACCATTAACAACTCGGCGTTGGAACAGACCTATAAGGACGAGCCCCGTGACCTTGTCCAATACATCCCCAAATTCTGCTCGGTCGGCAAGAAGTACCGTATTTCCTACCTGCTGTATCGTATGCTTACCTCCGCCGTCGGCTGTAAAATCATCGCACTCTCTGCGACACCTATCATCAACTTCGCCCAAGAGATCGCTATCTTATCCAATGTGCTCGCTGGTGACATTCGTATGGTAGAAGTGAATACATCCGGTTTGGATAAGCGGGTGCAGATTAAGAAATTGCTTGATGCCCATCCAGAAGTGGATTTTGCCGAAGTGGTCCCCCGCCCCGAAATCTCCGCCTCCACCATCCGTATCACCCCCGTACCCAGTGGCTGCCGTAAAGTCGTAGATCCTACAACAGGAACGTTCCGTGGCTTCATTCGTGACGAGGCGATGGCGGCGATGACCGACGAAGTCAACCGTGAGCGCAACGTAGAAGCGTGGTTTGAGCGCGTAAAAGCGTCCCTCGCCACTGCGGGCATCACCTCCTTTGCCGCCGTCACATTCAAATCGGTGTCACGTCTGCCCGATACCGAAAAGCAGTTCCGTGAACTCTTCATTGATACTGATAAGTTGGAAGTGAAGCCGCGACTTGCTCTACCCCTAATGGCTCGCCTATCTGGACTCATTTCGTATTACAAGGGTGGTAAGGCAGACCTGATGGCGACTGTAAATCGCGACGAAATCGTGATGCTAGATATGAGCGACCTACAACTCAAGAAATATACCGAGCAGCGGAAACCCGAAATAGACAAAGAGGTGCGTGCGCGTAAGGAGAAGAAACCTGGTGCCGAAAGCGTCTATTCCCAGATTTCAAAGAATATTAACTCTACATTCAAGATTTTCTCGCGTGCCGCCTGTAACTTCGTCTTCCCCGCCGACTACGAACGCCCTATTCCCGCCGATTACCGCGACGTCCTCAAAATGATCGGCGCCAAGAAACAAACGGTCGTCACCGACGACGGCGTTCTCAATTCCGAAAACGAAGTAACCGAGGTGGAGAAGATTGCTGAGGAGGCGGAAGCGGGTGAGCGTGCCGAAATGACCAGCGAGGATGCCGCTGGCACGCCGACTGCCGCCGAAGAGACGGCTGCCGCCGCCGGTGTTGCCGAAAATGCGGCAAAAGCGTTACCGCCTGCTACGTACGCCGAAGCACTCACTGCTGCCGTTGCAATGCTACGCAGTAATGCCGCTACATATTTTTCGCCCGAGGCATTGTCCACTATCTCCCCTAAATTCCAGGCAATTCTTGACCGTGTGGTGCTATCCAAGGGACCGGTTCTCGTTTATTCCAATTTCAAGACGCTAGAGGGTGTGGGTCTATTTTCAGTTGCCCTGGAATTCCAACAAAAGTATACGAAGTTTGATATTATAAAGACGCCGCTCGGCGACTGGGCGCTGTCGCCTGAAACGATTGCTGCCGGCGCTGGTGCGGGTTTACGCTACATCACGTATACCGGCGACGAAGAGCGCGATAAGCGCAACATTCTGCTGGCGATTTTCAACGGCAAATGGGGTCGCGTACCTGGCACGCTTGCTTCGCAGGTGAAAGAGCTGTTTGGAGCGGAGACGAATTTACACGGCGAAATTATAAAAGTCATCATGATTACCCAGTCAGGTGCCGAGGGTATCTCGCTTGCCAATGTTCGCCAGGTCCACATTATGGAGCCATACTGGAACTACGTCCGTCTTGACCAGGTGAAGGGTCGTGCGATTCGTATCTGCTCGCATATGGACTTGCCGCCCGATGAGCGCAACGTAGATATTTTCACCTACGTGATGAAATTTTCGGATCGTCAGGTGAAAGAAAGGTTAGTAGACGAGACAATTACGAATATTGACGGCGGTGATACGACGGACCAGTCTATCTTTCGGCTGTTAATGTCCAAGAAGCATCTAAGCGATTCCATTTTGGACGTTATGAAGAAATCGGCGGTGGATTGCGAGTTGAACTCCACGGAAAACGGCGGATACGCCTGTTACCGTTTCGCCGGCAACCCGTCCTCTACAGAGCCACTATTCCATCCGCTGGTTGAGATTGATGTGACCGTAGCCGAGGCATCAGTTCGTTCCGCTGTTTAGACCAGCCGAGTAGGTATCCGCCGTTTGCTTTAGTATAGAGGTGCCGCCACGTTTCAAATCCGTGGCGACGGTATAACCGCTCGGCGGCTGGATTGTCATAGGCAACCTCTAATATGACGTTAGGGCTTAACTCTTTTACTTTTTTTAATAGAGTTGATCCAATATGTTGCCCCTGAAACTCGGGATGGACGACCAAGTAGGCGAGTTCTATGGTATCCAAATACCGAAACATTCTTGTATGTCTCAGTAAGGCAAAGCCTACGATTTGGCGTTTGTTGAGGACAACAATTGATTTTGGATCGGCGTCCCGTACGGTGGCACGGAATTCGTGTATATAGGTATTGTCAAATGTCTCTTCACCAAGCCGTTTAACGGCATCGTGATGATGGGGCTTATACGGCGTGTAGGTGCTCATTTACCTACCGGGTATTCAGGTTTTCTTGGGAATCAAATATTTACATAAAGTAAGGAGTCAAATGCCGATGATTGTTGCACCGCCCGTACCCGTACCGGCGGTTCAAGATGCTCAGCCCGCTGTCAAGCCGTTTGAGGAAGTTGCCGAATGGCTAGAGCCTGTACGTACTATGCTTGCCGGCAAGTTTGGCGCCGATAATATGGATCGTGTGAATGCCCTGCTTTTGGAGACCGGTGCTGTCATTGCCGGCGGTTCAATCCTACGCGCCGCGTCGCCCTGGAATGCCGATGTTCGTGGTTTACGAGGAAACAATCCACGCAGATCACCCGAAGTTAATGATCTAGATATTTATGTACCGGTCCGTATGACCCCCCGACTGATTGACGGACTCTACACGGGTGAAGGAGGGCTTTTAGAAAATGGACGGTATAAAGTTTTACCCGCCAGTAGTTACTGCGAGTCGTTTCTACGAAAAAACGGTATTCGCCGAGTTCATACATTTACCGACCAGAATGAGGATAATCCTACAGATATTATGTCGGTTCGTCACCGCCGTAGCGTCCAACAGGTTGTCACTAATTTTGATTTAACAATTTGCCAAATCTGGTATGACGGGGCTCACGTATACGCAAGTCATCCCCAAGATATTCGCGATAAAAGGGCAACTCTTCAGTCTGAATATGTTGTTGCGCTAATGCGTGGTAATCAGTATATTCGTAAGCGCATGGACAAATACATGAAACGTGGTTTTAGTATCTCCGTTGAGGGGGCTAGAGAGACATTCGACGTTTTGCCAACGGACCAGGGCGCATGTGCAAAAGATAAGAATCAATTTCGCATTCGTAAAACAAAGCCCGAATTTTGGAATCGTTGGTTTGCCTCGGTCGCCACGGCGTGGCTATCAGGTTCAGCCACAACATTTAGAACTGTGAAAAGTTATCTTCCTTCTATTGCGGACAATATGTTACCTACTAAAAATGTATTAATTCCCCTTGCTCAAAATTTACCACATCTAAGCGCCATCAGTGCTACAGGAATACAGTTAATAACAAAAGGATTTGGTCGTTGGCACGTTATGCCATTAGATAGTTTTTGGGAAAATTTTAAAGATACCGGCTACGACTCCGAAGATTACGAAAATGTAGAAAATAGACAAGCGTTGGCAGCCGAATTTATGTCAACCGTGGTACCTGATGTTGCGTGGCAGGCGGACGGCGTACGCGCGTTCGCCCTTGCCATGAATAAATTTTTAGAATATCAAATGCTTCCTATAAAATATTCAAATAGGGAAGAAAATAGGGAAGAAGGTCTTAGAATTAAAATCACCGATGGATTTACATTAGGAACAATTTTATATAAGAATAAAGGTGATATACCGTTTGACCGTAATGACTGGGCTCTTAGAAGTCTATTTATGGAACCAGAAGTTTATAATATATATTTAGGGCACCTTGCTAAAAACATTTTACGAAAGGTAGAAATTGCTACAGACTATGCTGAGGCAGGTGCATTAGTCTATGATATTCATAACCACCCATTAACCGCCGGTATTTCTCAGGTAAAACTCATGGATCATTTACGCCGCCATAAAAGGTTTCCCAAAGACGCAATTCCCTGCTATTGGCGGGACTGTAATAAAACACTCGCCCTTACAGAAATCCATCATATTCTTGGGCGTGAAGCATATGGAGCGTGGTTTGGAGGGGCGGAAGCAATACCAATGTGGCAGGGGTTTGCCCAAAGCGATGTAACGCTTATGGATACAATTTTTTCTGAGGAAGGTATGGAAGCGAAGAATTTCTCTTGCTGTCCTGTATGCTTATCCTATGTCCGCCGTGAAGACGGCTGTATGTTTATGCATCATCAATGCCCTAACTTACAAACACCGTATTCTGTAGACTTATATAATAAATATAAGGATAGATTTAATGAGTTATGGTGGTGTACGTTGTGCGGTCGAGTGTGCCAAGAGCACCAGCGTGTTGATCATCCTGAAGATATTGTCCCTGCTCATCACGCCCTTGGACCGGCTGAGGGTCCTCGTACCGATTTGATTCGTCCTGGTGGTGGCGCCTCGCCGTTCTCAAACGACTGTACCGCCTACGGCGGTGGTATGCTTCTAGAGAAATTCATCCGTTTCCAAAAAATCCGTGAAGTGGCAAATATTCTCAAAGCCCAGATTGGTAGAATAACATTGGAGGCTGCTAAGAAATATATGATAGACCAGGTGTGGAATTCTCCCCTTAATATTGACCCTATGCTAAGAGCCCATTTACAAACCCTGCTTACCGAAAGGCGATTTAATATTCCTACGACCGCCTTTCCTAATCGTCCGCCCGTGCCTCCAGAAAATAATAATCTTGTTTATCCTAATGTGCCTCGGAATGGTGCCGCTGGGGATGTGTTGCTCCCCATTGTTCTTCCTGAAGGTGATGATGTTACAACTATGGATACGGTAAGACCAGCGATTCAATTTATACATCGGCGCCAAAACGGTGAAGTCAATACTCATGCGGATGAATACATTGGGCTAGAAGGTTTGTTTAATCTATTACAATCTCGTAACGATGAATATAGACAGGGGCGAGGAGGGGATATTGGTATGTGCTGGAACTATCCTACTTGCGATGCCAAAATTCACCCGCAAGAGATTCAAGCCATTCTTACTCGTTTGGATACAAATGCTGCTGATTATCCTGAAGTCACAGCGGAGAATAAAGCCCGTTACCGGCAAATTTACGACGTCTATAGAAATAATTACAATCGTAAATTCCAACAGCGGGGCGGTACACGGCGCCGTGGTCGCAGACAGCACGGAGGCGACGGCGAAGGCGAAGAAGGAGTGACACCTTTCTTCGTTGAAGCATCTGATGCTCAGTGTATGCTACCGCGTAGATCAAACGCTGCAGCGGCACGTAAGCGTAAAACTCTAAGGCGTCGGCGGACTACAAGGGGGCGTCGCTAATCTAAACCAAACTTAATTCGTATAGGATAGAATGTCTATCAAATACGACGCTGTACTCATTCATACCGCTTTTGAGCAGATTGCCAAACGTAAATTCAAAGATGAGCCTGAATTCTTACATAGTTGCCGTATGGAGCTAGAGCCCTACATCTTTGGCACCCTTAACCACCGCTACGGTGCTGAATTCCAACGGTACTGGGACAACTCTGTAATTCCTAACAATGGGAATAAGACCGTGGTTATTGTTGAACGACGCCTTCACCCCAATCTCCGTTTCTGTCTACAAAACGCCGCCTACTACGCTCGTGGTTGGGCAATCACCGTCGTCTGTAGCGATGTCAACGAGGCGTATGTTAAAGCGTGCGCGGGATCGCAGTTATCCTCAGTTCGTATTATTCCATTTTTCAAAGGACTCGGTACGCCTGAAGAAGGCAAGACCGAATATAATACGGTTTTACAAGAATGGCGGTTTTGGGAACTCTTTCTTGAAGAGCACCTACTTATGATGGAGACCGATACCTATCTGACGAAGCCTTTACCGGCGTCGCTTCTGGAATACGACTATGTGGCGTCCAAGTGGCCGTGGGCGCCTGATGCCGCCGGTGGTGGTGGTCTCTCTTACCGCAAACGCTCTATGATGAAGCACGTATGTTCTCAGGATTTTCCTATCCAAAAAGCACAAGATTGTTTTATTAGCGAAGCCGTAGAAAAACTTCATTTCAAAACGCCAACTATAGAGGAATCTACGAGGTTTTTTGGCGAATTTGCTTTTGTGCCTACAATGTGCGGAACCCACCAGTGGTGGACTGGCATTCGGTCACACGACTTGGATTCTATTGCCGGCGCTCTCACTTTGTCTTTGGTTTAGTTGTCTTTGACGCATCCGTTTTCTTCTTTGGTATCTCATAACTACACGTACCACAATGATCAACATTTGCCCAATCAATCTTAATCTTATTTTGCTTCATATCGGTGATTGTCCATCGTCCTAGAAGTGCCGGTTCCCTAGATACAATAAATATACGAAAGAGTTTACGAAACATTGTTTACAATCTTCTAAATTGTAAACAGTATTATCAAATTTTGCAAACTTAGAGTTATACAGGAGGTTTGATATCCGGCGGGGTCTTCGGTGTACCCGCCGAATCGCCAGCACCCCAATCGTAGTTCGGCGGCATACGCGGCGCCTCCAAATGCGTAATAACATATTGTAGAGGACGCGGCTTGAGCGCAAAACTATATTTGCCAAACATCTTCATATAGTTCTTCAACTGAACACCCTTACTCCAGAAGTTCATTGCAACAAACTGAATGCCCAATCCATGCCCAGCATTCACCGAATAATCGTTTGACTCCGCCAAAGGATCTTCACTCAACGGCGCAATAAATGTTAGATTCATCAGAATCTTCTTCTTCGCTTGCGATGCCGCATCGCCCGAAATCGTCTGAATCTGTCCCGCAGGGTACTCCAATCCAATACCGTCTTTTGTAGAAAAATTCACGAAATCCATAAAGCGACCTGAGCCACGAACATTAGATACGACAATTACCTTGGAGAAGAGCTGTCCAATCGGAACCTTGAAGAGACGATCCGCTCCACGGCAGTTATTAAACGCTAAGTCCATCCGATACGGTGTAATTACCGACTGAAGCGCATCCGCCGTCATGTCAAACGTAGACGGGCGAGGATTGCCACGGAAACGTAAATAGAGTATGAGCGGGTCCTGATGACCGGGATTGGTTGTTGTTTGAAGCGCTTCCGAAACGAGGGTTTGAAGAACGTTCACAAACGGCAGGACATTTAGCGTTGTACGCCGCCACATACTGTTTGCCTCAATTACCTGAATCGTCGGTCCAAAGTTGCCACCTGGCTCTATATCCGGCCATAAATCAAATACGAACGCCCGTGCCCCGCCCGCCACCGCCAGTCGCGCCGCATCAATAGATACCACACCATTCACCCCAGGGAAGAAAATGCCGCTCGCATTCACTGTACTCACGTAAAAATTGGTAAATCCTAGATTCTCCTCTGCGTAGCCCTGGCTGGCGAGACTATTGTATAAATCCGGCAGTCCCTTACGGTTCTGATTGTTTAAATCATAATGGTTCGCCGCCTTCACATTGTCGCGAATAATGCGCGCAATATTATACGGGGTTTCCAGAAACATACGATAATGTATAAACCAGGATACCACGGCGATTGCTACAATCGCAACAAGAAGCATCCCCCAAAACGGAAATCCAGAGTCTGGGGTATTAATCGTATATGTTCGCATCCCAGCGGTCACATTGGATAGCGAGGAGCGCATACCATCAAAAAGACCCGTAAGCTGCTTATTCAAAACTGGCGTAGACGAAAGCTGCGTCGCCATTCTAGCGTGGCAGGTCATTTATTTTTTACCACCCGATCCCGAAAGAAGTGCGTACGCCAGCGCCATCTTATCTACCGCCGACATCTTCGCTGCCGCCTTTGACGCAGCGTCCTCTACCAGTCCATTCATCTTCGGCGCTTCTAACACAAATTTACGAGCCTCTTCCGCTATTGCCGTGTATATATTATCAATACCCGCATTCTGCGATTTAACAGCATCATATGACGGGATATTCGGACCCGTAGTCAGCCGCGGCGTTGACCGGCGCGCGATATGCTCGCAAATCATCATCGTTAAAGCGGCAAGACAATCACGCCGCCCCTTCGCCCCCAGCTTGTTCCAAGTAATATTTATCACATTGAAAATACCTGACCGCTCGTCCGTAGACAAAAATGCAATATCATTTGCCATATCTTTCATCACATCTACCAAAAACCATAGCACACTCTTTCGTTGTTTGGGGGTCAGGTGGCTCGGTCCGCGCTCTTTCACCGCCGGCTGCTCTGTCTGCGCATCCAAGGTAATAAACCAAATGACCCAAAACAGCGCCCGATTGAGATTGCTTGCCCTACACGCTGCCTCAAACTCATTGCCAATCATTCTGAGATCATTACTTTCAATACCCGCTGTCCACGTTCGGCGGCAACTTAACTGATCTACGACCCCCTGCCCCGTTCGGAATCGGGTACGCATCGCCTCCGCATCACGAAAACAGTCCTCCGCCGTAGGCAACTTCGGCAACTGCTTTTTTTCCGACAAAACTAGGCTAGAAACAGCTTCCGCTACGTGTTGTCTCACCTGTGGTGTATTTCTTATTGCCTTTGTAGATTCCCCGCTCCGCGCCCACAACGCCCGTATATACGTCGCCGCGTGAACCCACGACATACACCACGCCGGATTATTCGCCGCCACGTGTGTTGCCCACGCCTGAACTAAGGCGGCTTCTAATTTGCCCAATCCCTGCTCAGAGCATACGAGCTCTGCCGCCCAACGCTGGGAGCGTACCATATCGCCCGCACCAATCGCCTTAATCAGCGAATTCACCACATCGCCCCACGCGTAACCACAAAGAGTATGTTTATTTGTAGCCTTCGGACCTACCTCCATATCTTATAGTGAGTTGCGAAATCTAGTGGCTCGTTACGGACGCACCTAAATTGAGAACATCTAATAGGAATGTCCAGCAAGTGGTTCAATGGCAGGATTGATGCTCTAGATACCATTCAAATTGTTTTGGTGGTGATTATATCTATACTCCTGGCGAACTATCTCTATATTCGCTGGATGATGACAGGAAACCGCATCACCGAATTGGACGATATAGAGGCGTTTGCGAATCCCGATGACTCGCCCGAAGCCAATATTGTCGTACTAGGAAACGAAACTCTCTACGACAAATTCTACGCCAAAATCTACGATACGATTGTAGACGGCTCCGTACGACAGAAACAGGAAGTCGGTCTCTCCCTCATCTGGGCGAAGGGATACCGACCCGAAGCGAAGACGATTGAAGTTCTAGATATTGGCTCTGGTACCGGTGGCGATGTAGAGGAGTTCAGAAAAGAGGGCGTCGGCAAGATCATCGGCATGGACGCCTCAGATGCGATGGTCGCTGTTGCCCGTAAGAAGTTCCCTAAGAACGATTACCGAGTCAAAGAAGCCGAAAACATCGGCTCATTCGCCGCCTCGGAATTCAATCTTGTCACAATGTACTATTTCACCTATTACTACCTACGCGACCGCGACCAGGTGTTCCGCAATATCTTCAACTGGCTCCAACCTGGAGGCTGTCTCGTCATTCACCTCGTGAATCGCGATAAGTTTGACCCTATTCTAGAATCCGCCTCGCCCTTTGTCGCTTTTAGTGTACAAAAATATGCTAAAGAGCGTATCACCCGGAGCAAGGTTACCTTTGATAAGTTTGAATACGAAGCCGATTTTTCGCTGGACGATAACCGTGCCGAGTTCCGCGAGGAGTTCCGTTTCAAGGATAGTAAAAAGATGCGCCGCCAAATCCACCATCTCCGTATGCCCAAAATGGACGAAGTGGTCGCCGAAGTAGAAGCGAACGGCTTCACCTTCAAACAGTTTATTGATCTCACACCTATTGGCTACGAGTACCAGTACCTATTCTGTTTTGTTAGATAGTCTGCTTCAACGAGGTAGCAACACACTTTACAAGACTGGTTGAAAGATTCTTTGCGGCGGACTGCCGGTAGTCAAAAGAGCACCGATGCTCTTCTGCGTACCTATGCTTTCCACAGAAACGCGAGCCGCACTTACACGCCATATCGCTCAGCAGCAACTTCACCTTACAATCGGCGTGATTACAACGATTCTTTGGCTTTTCTGAGGTTCCTAACATTAGTGATGGGGGTTGTACTAGTACCTGGCTAGGGAGGAAAACGGGCGAATTTGTGGTAGTGTTTGCGGTGGACATCCTAGATGGGCTGGTGGATTTGGAGCGGCGGGCTAGGGTAGGGGTCAATTTTTAGGCGGAGCGGGGGCAAGCGGGGGCAAGCGGGGGCGGGCGGGGTTTAGAAAAAATGACGGAGGCTAGCGGAGGTGGACAATAGGATAGTATGCCAACGTGTAAAGCGATCAACGCAAATTATCTTCCTTGTGCTTCAAAGATGGGAATACCGAGTAAACAACTATGCGGCAGTCATAATCAGAGTATCGCAAAAGAGGCGGCAAAAGAGGCGGCACGGAGCGCCGATAATACCTCGGCGCTGATGAAGGCGGCGGACCGAACTAGCAAGGCATTTGCCCTGATGACCATTACACAGACACCTGGTACCGAAAAGGAATACGCCGAAGCGAAAGCCGCAGAACACGCTCTCAAGTTACGTGTGAAGACCGAGAATGATAAGTACGATAAAGACTTGATGACTCAGAAATGTAAAGAGGCTATTGCTATCAAACTCTATGAATTGCTCAATCTAGAAACAGATACGGCACAAACCTGTTACGCCATTCCGTCTAGCCAAAACGTACAGTGCGCAGCTATAGGCTCGCCGCACGACCATCTATGTGATACGCATCGTGCTACGCTTGTCAATCACGCATCGGTTCTAAGCACATATACGAATTCACCTGTGACGCCCAATACGTTGCCGTTTCGGTTTGCCAGTGACCTCAATAATCACCTCTTATACGAAGCCTTCCGTGAAGCTGTTCGTGCCGCCCGTCTTGCCCGTTTCGGAGTCACACTGGCACCGGCACCCGTGGCTGTGCCGGCTGTGCCCGCCCCACGTCGTATTGCCGCTGAACCCGTCCTCACCGCCCCTGTAGACGTCGCCTATCATATCGCGCGGCAGCATCTAGAAATGTCCTTAGCACTGGAGAAACCGATTACCTGCCCTATCTGCTACGACGCCGTGACCACTGAGAATATTGTGATGACCCACTGTGGTCACGTCTACTGCGGACCATGTTTGGCGGCGTCAAGACAACGGGAGCGGAAGTGCCCTCAGTGCCGTGTAACCATATAAGGACTGGGTGCTTTATTTGAGTAAGATGCCTTTTTGGTCAAAAACTGTCGCCGCGCCCCGTTGGATTGACACTTGGTTCACCGATCGTACCCAACGGACGTTTTTGCGTCTTAAGCCTCCCGCCGAGCCGAAAACACCCGAAGGTCCCGTTGGGACCCAAGGGGGACTGTCATCTCCTGTACGTCTAACAATTGATGATGTAGGTGCGTTGGCGGCATTTTGGACGGCGTCCTATGGCGGAGACGACTGGTATATGGACGCCCAGCCGGCGTGGGTTTCGGCGTATTTGAAAGACCCATCCGTAGTCGTATTAGGCTCGTTTGACACCACGGGTAAACTCGTAGCGACGATTGTGAGTGCGCCTTTTTCGGGCGGAAACACCGAAATGTCAACGGGGGCGATGCTACACTACGGTGCAATGCGGGTCATTGAGGGGCTTTGTATTGCGAAGTCGTGGCGTTCGCGTGGGGTTGCCGGCTATATGATTGGAATGATGGATTGTTGGACCTCTGCTAAGCTGCCCGTAGTGCACCTTTGGGCGCGCGAAACGGCGACGACGCCGTTTTTTAGTACGGCACTGCGGACGGATACCTACGCAATGGCTGAGACAAATAAGCTTGTCGGCTCTATCAGCTGTGAGAAAATGGATTGGTTGCAGTTTAGCGGTATGTGGCAGATGTCGTTTCGTAGTTGGATGATGAATGAGGGTGAGGGCAAGCCGCCGGCGCAAATCGTGTCTACAAAACCGATAAATCGCTCCAACCATATTGATGTTTGGATTACGAAGAAGCGCCCCGATCTAGAAGCAGAACTACGTAAGGTCGTTGTTGTAGCAAATACTCGGCGGCGTTCTATCCCAGGAGACGAACGGATTTTTGAAGTGATCTGGTGCGGATATTTGGTCGGCAGCAAACTCAAACCCAACACCGGCACCCGCGGGTTTCGGTACGTTCTAGAATCTATCGGATCAGGCTATAAGGATTCTCTGCTGTTTGCGTCTAGTGGATATTTGGGCGGAGAGGCACGTCCTAGTTGGACGGCGCCCTGGCGGTACGGTAAAAGCGGGGTCCACTCGTGGCATATCTATAACTATATGCCCCCCGTGTTTGGATCGTGCGAAATTATGGCGATCCGTGATGAAATCTAGAGTGGATTAATTTCGGTAGCATAAATCGTATATTACACGAATGTAGTTTTACGGGTGAGGTTTCTCCTGGCGGCGGTTCACCTACGTATGGTGGCACCCGTCGCTACAAACGCCAACAAAAGAAACGATATACCCGCCGATCTAAATAAATATTAGCCCATTAAAATGGCTGCCCAACATGTGTTTGCGGCACCCAATAATAACAACGTCGGTATACATTACAAACCTCCTCCCGAAAATGTGCTTCCGGTAGATATTAACGCCCTTGTACCAGGACAAATGTATCATATATGGAGTGCTGATCCTAATAATCTAGGACAATACCACGGTATGGTTGGCATATTTCAAAGATTATTTTTAGATTATTATTTTTTTAACTACGAAGGAGTATTAAACAGTCAAAATATATTAGTGAATAAGGATTGGCGTCCATTATATGCTGGAGAAGGACCTGACCCTGTTTATTTACGAATACGTCACGATAGAGCAGGTGAGTATCTAATTTATCCTATCAACGCGGCGGATATTGATAACGGCAATAATGCTGCTATGAACCAGAATGGTGGAAAATACCGGCGTACATATCGTCGCCAAGCGAAGCGGCGGCGTAGTCAGCGCCGTCGTACACCTAAAAACAATCGTAGATAAAAGAAGAGATATGGGCTGTGACTATTATACATGGATTGAAACAATCGTTGTATATAAGGATTTATCTGGCGGTTTGTGCCGATTTGTAGAGCAGGGTGCTAAAAAACGATGCTATGAAGAAGTAGACGATATAGATACGGATTTTAAGCCACTTCCGACAACTGGGCAAATTCTTAACGAAACAATTCGCGTCTACGGAAAGAAACTAATGCTTACCGCAGGATTATGGGTATGTCACTATAACGGAAAAATGCGGATTCGCGAGATATGCGAGGCGAACAAGATTCCGTTTGAGTCCCTTATAGACGTGTATAAGCAGATGGGTGGAAGGGTCGCTTAACGACGGTGTTTGCGAGTCTGGCGTTTGCCACCCTTCCAGTTTGATATCTGATTGGACGGTTTTCGTGGATACCATTCGCCAACAGATAATGAGGCATTACTGTTTCTACGAGTAGTATTATTTGATAGTGTAGCTTCTAGATTAGACGCATTTGACGGGGATCCCGTAGAACGCCCATTCCAGTTGAGCCGTACATTATTGTTCGAAATCCCAATCGGTATAAGTTGTTCAAGTTTCTGAATGTAATAATTGAACAAAAATGGAACAAAATAATGGAGCTCCTCCTTGAGTTGTCCATAATCCTCCGTTAGAGGAAGAAACGCGACATCGGTTTGAAACTGCTCTTTCAGACCATTTGCCTGTGCAATAAACCCTTGAATACGATTTATATACTGCTCACCTGTCTCATTATCGGGATTGTACGGCTTTGTAATAACGATTTCAAATAGTCTACGGTTGCCATTTATATTTCTTACAAGTTCTGCAACTTGCGGATTTGAATCACGTCCAAAATCTTGAACAATTTCCTTAAACCGCTGGAATTTACCGCACTGCGTCGCATTCGTTCCAACATTGCTGTTACGAATACGCTTCGTTCCCATACAAACACTGCTCTTGAGCGTACGAGCAACCCGCCGGCTGGCATTCACTAAACGATTACGAAGTGTCCGCGGCGTGCTTGACATTACCTTCCTACATTAACGGTCTAAAATAGGATTATGCTAGACGGTGTAGAATGGATCCACCGCCTCCCCAGCCCCCGTTTGACGATCACGATATGGCGCAATTTGCCGCGGCGCAGCAGGCAATGGTCGCCGAATCCGATACCGGCAGTATTCGTATGTACGGAATTCAGGCTTGTATTGAAGATATGATGCGTACTATGTCCAAAGATGAACTCCTCGGTGCGCATATAGTTCTGAGTGTTTTATCGCAACGTCTCTGTAAGATGTTCTTTGATGAGCATATTGCCTTTGACCGCCGGGCTCTTGTAAAAACTATAGAAGAGCTCTGGGAAATTTCCTGCGAAATCAGGATGCATAAGTTTCCTGATACGCCGCCGCCTACAGGTTCTTGAATTAGAATCATAGAATGATTATTGTTCAATTTACAGAATTAGAATTCTGCGCACCACGTATACCACGGGCAAGTATATTACGTGTTTCTGTAGACTTTGCTACACTCACACCATTTGTCGCGGGAACCGGCGGATTTGCCGCAGAGGCGGGCAGTGCACCCTCGCTTAAAGCGGCGATATCCGTAATTGCCTTCTTATACATAACTTCAACCTGAAGATAATGATCACTCAGCAATGTACGCGCCTCGCGCATTAGCGTTTCTAAAGTAACATCTGCACCCCTTGGATCGCTAACAAATACCGGGTTCACGCGAATGCTTACAGGCTTTCCAAATCCTACTTCCTTGAGCGTAAGAATCTTACGGATAAATTTTATAACATTTGACAAATGAGCGTCGTATAAATTACGTAAGTCACGGTGGGCGTTTGTAAGTATATTCTTCTGCTGGGCTAGATTTGTAGAAATAACCCCACTGACTTTACAGAATCCGCTCGCAATCTCTTTCGGATCTACAAACGCCACGTGCGAAAAATCAGCCGCCGCCGAGTCCACCTGTTTCGCAACATTATTTCCTAAAAACTGGGAAACCGTCTGCTCAAGCTCGGCTGATAACGCCGGACTCATTCGTCCGCCATCCTGGTCCATATCGTAATATAACGATTGTAACAGAGAATAGGGAACAGTATCTGACATAACACCGGTCCACGCATCGTTACAAAATAGAGTTGCTACGGAAGACTCGTTTGCGCCTGCCGCAAGTAAGGTCGCACGATAGAACGCCGGCGAGGTAATATCATTCGTCTTGCCTACAATAGACTCCTTGTATTGATTTAAGATACCATAACTGTCATTAAGATTGAATATCTTGAACTTATTATCAATATTCGTGGTACCCAGTGGGGATTTCGGCTCCATATTTAAAAATGCTGATACGCGCTGAGAAAATGGAATTAGATCTAACTCTCCCTGCGTCTGTGTAAATCCATTAGAATCCATTGAAAACTGCGTCTTCTTTATACAACTACCCGTCTTACAATCGGCAAGACTATAGAGAGATACAACGTAATCCATAGGTCCGCCGCCATATTGTAGCCGCCGGCGAGTGCTACGGCGCCCCTTTCGCTGGCGTCTACGCGTTGCCGGCTTCGGTTGCGCCGCTATTACACCAGATCCCGCCGATGAGCCTGATGCTACCGATGCCCCGTTGCCGGCAAGCGGACCGCGACCTAGATTACTTCCAGAAAACACGGAGCCCGTTGTTGATGAACCGATAATGCGCGGCTTTGCTAGCTCTGGAAGACTGAAACGGACAGCGGGTGGTGCAGGCGCAGGTGCAGGTGCAGGTGCAGGCGCAGGTGCAGGTGCTGGTGCTGGTGCTGGTGCTGGTGCTGGTGCTGGTGCTGGTGCTGGTACTGGTGCTGGTGCTGGTGCAGGTGCTGGTGCTGGTTCTGGTCTCGGCGGAATAAACACCTGCTGCGGGTGCTGGGGCTGTACAGGCGCACTATACATCGGCGGCGGCGGCGGCGGCGGCGGCGGCGGCGGCGGCGCAGCATATCCATACGGCGGGGGTGAGGGCGCAGCATATCCATACGGCGGGGGTGGGGGCGCAGCATATTGATACGGCGGCGTCGCTCCATACACTGGAACAGTAGGCGCCTGCTGACGATTTATCTTTATACCTAATACACCCGTTGGGCTCGTCTGCGCATTATATACAATACCCTTATCTACATCAATCACAATAGGCTCGTTCTTATTGAATACAAATAAACGACGAGGATCGTTCGGAATCTGCTGTAAACTTCCTGTCTTTAACAACGCCACAATATCCGACTGCACAGGGCTAAATGTAATAGTCTCATCCCCAATTGACTTATAACTCTTATTTTCGGTCGCCGATAATCCAACCGCTTCCTGATTCAATAATTTCTTAAATACATTTCTCTGATACGATACACTCGCAATAACCGCCGAAAGAAGAAGCGTCAAACGAATGATAAAGACCGCAAAGGCGTGGCAGTAGATCTCGCGATCCCTACCAACCCTTGAACGGTCCGTATCATCCTTCGCCCGTCTAGCATATTCCTTCTTTGATAAGAATCCTACCGGTGAGAATTCACTCTTACGTATTGGGTCCGGGAATTGTAACGTTGTAAATTCCTTTTCTAATTTGTTTTTAATTACAACTATAAGCGAATCACAACCCGTCTTCGTGTTCAACACTTCGTGTAAATCAAAAAGATTGTTCTCACGAAGCAACGTCTCTATGAGCTCCGAAAGAACATCTACAGAATACTTCTGACTCTGTGTCAACGCAAACGGTCCATATAGACTCAACTGACTTTCACGCCCTTTAGAGGGCACAGAGACCTGACCTCCCATTCTAGTTAGGGTGATGACTTCTTTTCAGCGCTAGCGGGAAATAGTACACCACGCCAAGATTCAATACGCTTCAAGCACTTATGTAGCGTTGCTACCGAAATGCTACATACCTTCGCCACCTCCACGTTCGTCTTCTCCAGATCCATACGTTCACACGCCAGGGCAAGAGCACTCGCCGCCAGGCTAGACGGAGTTGTCTCAGGGCAGACGCCCAGTTCATCAATCATATTGCCAATTTTCGTCGCCATATCTACAATCTGATTATGAAGCATACGCGGCGTTTCCAATTTATAAATAGCCGGCTCCAGATAATGCCGAAAGTGCGTTGAAGGCGTCTCCGCCTTCTTCTCCGCTAACGGCGTAGCGTGTAAATGCTCCTCCAGAAGTCCCGAAAACTGCTTGACACCCCGTGTAATAAGTTTCGCATCAATTTGAAAGATATCGGCAATTTCCACTGGGCGCCGCGGCGTATCGTGGCGTTTTAGGCTTTCAAACAAGCACGCCGCAAGTAGTGCGTCTTTCTGCTGTCCGCGGCAAATACAGCGCGTACTCACCTGCGCATACAGCTGCTTCGTCTCCTCCACAATAGCCATAGAAATGCCTGCGTTATTTGCGCGCACCTGGAGCATTTCAAAGATAGTCCAAAGCGTTCGCTCACGATACGGCATAATATTCCATAGATGGTACTGACGAATACGGCGCATCGCCTTGGAGTCACCGGGTCGGGTCAAAATCCGCGTACCCAGAGACGATTCAGGGAGTAGAGGATTGAGCGGATTGCCAACCCGCGTCGGGTCCGGACTACGATCCTCGGACCCAAACCACCGATACTCCGCCGAGCTGTCCAACTGAAATCCCATATGATTCCCGCATTTCGTACAAATGACTTCGTCATTTTGGGTCTGGACCTGAATCCATAGACCCGTATCACAATCCTCGCAATGAAATCCGTCTACCATTTCGTCGCCGGCACTTGTTGGCGCCGTCTCCGCCAGCTCTTCCACCGCCTTTGTCCAATCCGTACCACCGAAGAGATCCTCCTCTTCACTACTCAACTTTACACACGACGATACGCCCGGAAATAAGAGTGATGACATCTTACAACGATTAAGTTGTAGAGTAAGGGGGTGGTTCTGGGGGCTCGTCATTTTTTATCTTTTTCCGCAGAACGCAGCAAGGGCGCGGGGATAAAACCACATCACTTTATAAGGATGTCGGCTACGACAAGAGAAACTGGACTCGGGGCACTCGGTCCGTATTACGATTACTCCAACGAGATGTTATATCCGTCAGAGATCGGCATTCGGCGCGATGGCGACATTGGAAGCGGACCTGGTCAGATTTACCGAAACGTCGCCGGTGTCCAGTACTACGTTGATACAATGGCGTTTGGTACGCCGACCAAGAGTATTATGGGTAACGGAGTGGATTTCCCACAGTCACCCCTCGGTCTCAACTACTTCTTCAATACTGGACAACGATGCTCTAACGGCGCTGATATGTATCAATTTATGAGCACCATCCCGTCAGGGTTACCGGGCGATATGGGAAAAGGTTTGAAAGCGACACTCGGTGCAAATCTACAGGGTCTCGCCCCAGGTGCTCTCCAGGATTCGTTTGAGGCAATGAACCCTATACCAGTGTTCAATGCTGTAATGGGTACCGGTTACGCAAAATGTAAACTTATGGAAGCGCCCGTCGGCAATGCGGATGGAAAACTCTCCTCGCGTTTTCTAAAACCGATTTACAATGCGGACCCAACCGGCAGCGACGATCCGCCAATTGAAGTCCCTAATGTCTGGGTTGAACCCGTCGCCGATAAAGTCTATTATAAACCTGCAACTGGACGATGGGTAAACGATCCATTTAAAGGGTATCAATGGGTGAAGAACGATGGTTCTACATATGTACCCAAAGGACCCCAACCCCATATGCGCCGCTGGGTCTTTGATAAATGGATTAGCCAGGACGAATACAATTGGACACAAAGTGTTCTCAAACGAAATGGACGCCTATATACATCCGCCGACATTCCCGACCAGAATACACGACCAGATCCGCCGATTCCGCAGCAACCGTCCGCAAATCAACAAAAAGCCGCCCTTCAGGATAAAGGTACCGAAGGATTCTCGGAAAACCTAGATTCCTCACAAATAGGAGCAGGGATCTTATTTGCGGGGCTGTTTCTTGGACTCGTTGCTTTCACGGCGGTAAGAAAATAAGCCGCTTCAAGTAAGGAGGATGAATATCCAAGGTATTGCTGATAAGTTTGCCAGTGGAGTAACGTCGGCGCAAAAAGGATTCAACTCCGTATTCAAGCAACCGACACAACTAATGAACTACCTGCCCGACACTAGTGACTTCATTGGACCGATATACGATTACTCTGGTGAGCTCAAGTCGCCTGAGGACATCGGTATTCGTCTAAATAACGGTTCGGTAGAAGGAATTTCACTGGCGGCATCAGGCGTTAACTACTACGCCAACGCTCTCGGTTATGGACAATCTGTTCCTGGACCGTTACCGGATGTAGCCGAACAGCATCCTATGGGTCTTAACTTCTTCTTGAAAGTGGCGGATGCGAAGATGGGTGCGGCGTGTAGTAACGGTGCGACTATGTACGAATATGTGAGTACAATTCCTGAAGGCATTCCTGGTCCGCTCGGCGATAAAATTGCCGAAGAGATGGGCGGAATTCGGCTCCAAGGATTGGCGCCAGGAATTATTGGAGACGCCGGCGCTGCCCTCAATCCCGCGCCGTTCTTCTCCGCCGTAATCGGCTCAGGTTTCCCCCAGTGTAAACAAATGACCGCAATGGTTGGCGATGCTACAGGAAAGCTGCGGTCTAAAAATAAGAACGTCACCCGTCCCTGGATTGATTCTAAGAAAGAAAAACTTACGAAGGGCGACGACGGAAAGTACTACGCAACGCACTGGGTTTTTGATAAGTGGGTGAGCCCCGAGGAATATAAGAAAACAAAGAAAACGTATCCGAAAAAGGATGCAAAGGGAAAAATCATTGAGGAGTTTAGTTCGTCCGCCATTGGTGGCTCTCAGGTTGCCGCCGGCGTTCTCTTTGCTGCCCTCTTTGTTGGACTTGTAGTATTCACTGCCGCACGAAAATAGGATACCCAAATAAGGAAGGAGGATGGACCCTCTTAAAAGTTTACAAACGACGGTTAAACAATATACGCCTGATATGACGACTATTTTGGGACCGAAATACGATTATTCGGCGGAATTGAAAACACCAGGTGATATTGGTGTAGATTTTGGTGACGGCTCTTGGGGTGGCATAAAAAGAGCTGCTGCCGGTGTAAGCTATTACTCAGATGTTATTGCGTTCGGTGAAACCACTGGATTTGCGAAAGGGAATGGTCTCACTATGAACCCCCTTGGTCTAAAATTTTTCATCAAATCTGGCGGTACTTGTTCAAATGGTCAGGATATGTACCAATATATTGATACAACTCCCCACGGACTTCCTGGTCGCCTCGGTGCAGAGATAGAAAAGGCTCCACCAGATGGACTGTTTGGTGCTCATCTCCGCGGTCTAGCACCCGGCATGTTTGAAGACGCTGCAAAAGCGCTAAATCCGTTACCGATGTTCAATGCCGTAATGAATAGTGGTTACGCTCGTTGCCGTAAGGTGACCCTGCCAGTGGGCGATCCTCAGGGAAACATTCAAAGTTCCGTAACGGGCGAGCAGTGGATTGATCCTTTCAAGGAAAACATCACCTATCGGAACGGAAAACCCCACGTGAGTCATTGGATTTTTGAGTCGTGGGTGACTGCCGAGCAGTACCAAAAAGATAAAAAAGTGGAAGGCTTTCGGTCCGAAATCGCAGGAAAAGATAAGATTCTTGCCGGCGTTCTCTTCGCCGCACTGTTTGTCGGACTCGTTGCTTTTACCTCTCATAAATAGGAAGATGTCTGCTAACGACGTCCATTTCTTTTTCAAGATGCGCGAGCAAATCAAATTATACCATTGGCAGACTATGAGTTACAGCCGGCATAAGGCAACCGACGAAGTGTTAGAAAAGTTAGACGGACACATTGACCGCTACGTTGAGGTATACATGGGAAAGTATGGACGCCCCCGACTAGGCGCCAGCACCAACACAACCAAGCTTTCTAATTTGTCAGAGAACTCAGCCGTCCGTTTCATCAAGGCGTGTATTAACTACCTCCTGACGGATTTGCTACCAAACTCTGATCGCCGCCCTGCCGATTCCGACCTTGCAAATATTCGCGACGAAATGCTTGCCGAACTCAACCAACTCCTCTATCTCTTCACTCTCCATTGAGTGCCTGGATTTCGGACAAAATTGAAGGATTATTTGTTAAACTTATGTTATAAGCATAACAAATGGGACAGTACTACTACGCGGTCATTTTGGACGCCAACGGCTGGATTCGTGCGTGGATGGCGCCTGGATTCGGTGTGAAACTTATGGAACACTCTTACCTGGACAATGAGGGCGTGGGCGCATTTGAGTGGGAGCTCACGCCTGAGGGTCGGCATCATATGTCTCGCGTTGTCTGGTGCGGTGATTACGCCGATGCGGAACCAGGACTCGGCAAAAATCTACATCTGATTTGTAATGAGCGTAAAGATTTGATGCTTGCGCCTAATGCTGTCACGCTAGGAGAGCATCTGTTTCTGGTCAATCATACAAAGCGGCAGTTTGTTGATAAGTCCAAGGTTCCCAAGGGGCTGGATGGGCTCCGCATTCATCCATTGCCACTTTTGACTTGCGAGGGGAACGGACGGGGCGGAGGGGACTTTTGCAAGGAGTCGCCCTTGATTGGATCCTGGGCACGGGATGTCATTTCGGCGGAAAAGACCGCCCCTGACGGATTTACAGAATTGGCATTTGACCTGGTGGTGGAGTATTAAATCCGAAAAAATTGAAATTAAATTCCGTTTTTGTTAAAAATTCAAACATCTAGAAAATGTCTGAATTTGGATTTCTAATTTACTGTTGCTTTGAGTCCAAGATGCCGGCGCATCTATCTGGTTCTACGGTTGGGGGTAGCCTGTTGCTTGACAAGGCTGTAACCGAGACGGAGGCGGTTGAAAAGGTTGCGATGTACCAGAAGCGCGCCGAAACGCCGTCGTCTGAAACTCGTCATTATATCTATATAAAGAACCAGTCGCATTGGTGGTAATAATTATTAAACCATAATAGAGATGCCTGATTGGCTACTAGAACGAATTTTTCCTTATACTCAACAAACACTAGTATCATCAAAAACGATACTAAATATGAATACTACAACTTTAAAACTTATAGCGGTTGGTGTAGCTGGAGGACTTCTTGGATTTGTGGCTGCACGGATCTATTTTTCTCTTCCCCTGCCCGCTCAACATGAAGGAAAATCCATGAACCCCGTGGAGCCAGCCGAGCCAGCCGACCCTCCCATCTCATCCATTGAACAGATTGATACAACCAATCCATTCAATAATAAAAAGTTTGACCCAATCTTAAATGATAAAGAATATGTGATTGGATTTATGTATAAAATGGAGGCGCTCAAGAAAGCCCTATCTCGCCCTCCCGTATCTATTCCTAAAAAAATAGGACATGCATCTTTTGACAAACATACTAGAGAGTTGCTTTTATGAACGCTGCCGGCGGCGCGTGGAGCGGCGACCACGGCGGGTCTTACGCCGACGCCCTCCTCCCGCCTGCGGAACAAAATCTACTTGATTTTCAGCATCAAGTATAAAATTTATACCTTCGTTGTTTCTGCGTGTTACGTAAGTTCCAGCACGTACAAGAACTACTCTACCATCGGTTAATTGTACATTTATATCCTGTGCTGTAGTTGCCCTCAGTAAAAAATTAACAACACCACGAACATCAATTTCATCTACTCGGATATCATTCAACATATCATTCGTAATTATTTGACCGGGAACAATTAACGCACTGCGTGCGTCTTCTGGACCGTAAGCAATATCTCCAAAAATTTTTGCTACGGCGGCAGCATTACCGCCGAAATTGCGTATAACCATCGGAGCCTGTTCCTGTTCCATATATCCACCGACAATTCGTGAACGTGGCATTTTCTAAATTTAAAACATTTTTAATTTATCGCCTAGAGTGCCGCCTTGACTGCCGCTGCCACCTCAGGCATCAGATTCGCCTCATTCGCAATTGTCCGCAGTCTAGACTCAGGCAGAATTCGCGAGCAGATTGACATTGATTCCAACTCCTGTAAGAAGAGCTTATAGGCGTAGGGAACACGAATCTGGCAGAAATCCGTGACTGCATCGCACGACGTACACTTATAAATTCCTGCTTTTGGATTGACCTGACCCAGCAGTCCGCAAGACTTGCAAACGAAACATTGGAAGTTATCCGATTTTTCCATCATGATCTCTTTCAGGAATTCGGACGCGCCGTGGGCAACCATGCAATCGCGCTCCATCTCGCCAAACCTGAGACCTCCATCCCGCGCTCGCCCCTCTGCCGGCTGCCGAGTCAGCATGACCAACGGACCCGAAGATCGGCTATGAATCTTATCGTCCACCATGTGTTTGAGGCGCTGATAGAAGATAGGACCCATAAAGATACTCGTCTTCATCTGCTTACCAGTCGTTCCACAATACATCACCTCATTTGTGTAAGGCTCCAGGTTGAGATCATCGCGAAGCATCTTGGAGAGTCCGTCCACGCTCACATCGGTGAAAGGGCTGCCATCGCCCACCGCGCCAATCTCCGCTCCCACTCGTCCCATCAGCGTCTCCATCAAATGTGCAATCGTCATGCGGCTAGGAATACAATGGGGATTAATGATAATATCAGGCACAATGCCGCTCGCCGTCTGAGGCATATCCTCAGGCTCCAGAATCATTCCCACCGTTCCCTTCTGACCGTGGCGGGAGCAGAACTTATCACCAATTGTCGGAATGCGCTCGGACCGCACGCGAATCTTAACGAACGAGAATCCCTCGCCGTTCCGTCCACGATAAATCTTATCCACAAAACCCGTCTCGTTGTTTCGGAGCATCTTAGACGCATCTCGGTAACGCTTGCCGCCCACCGCCTCTACCGCCGCCGCAGCAGCCGCTGCCGACATTGACGCCAGGGACGAATGGCTTACACCTGCCGCCATCGCTCCCTCTACCGCCCTGAGCCGAATAGGAACAACCTTACCAATCAATATATCATCATTGTCCACATAGGTATTTTCAGGAATAATTCCATCCGCCGCCAACTTCTCGTAATTCGCCAGCTTAGTATGTTTCGTCAAACTCGGATCCGGTTTACAGAATCGCTCCTCCTCACCACTCGCCTGATTCTTCTTCTCCTCGTCCTTGTACGTTCGGTAAAAGATGGAACGGAAGAGTCCACGGTCCAGCGCTGCGCGATTAATCATTACCGAATCCTCCTGATTGTAACCACCGTACGTCATAATCGCCACAATAATATTGTAACCCGAAGGCATATCCTGGGCACGGTAATACTTGCTCATATACGGCGACACCAGAGGGCGCGCCGTATAGCACAGCAGATTGCTCATCGTATCCAGACGCTCCGTAAAGTTGAGGGCGTACACTCCCATCGCCTGCTTGCCCATCGCTGCCTGGTAAGAATTTCTGGGCGACTGATTGTGGTCAGGAAACGGAATATTTGAGCCCATCGTTCCAATAATCACTGACGGATGAATCTCCAAATGAGTATGTTCGGAATCCAGGGTACCGAGAGTTTTTGCAATGTACAAATTCTCGGACTCACCCGCATCTACAAACTCAATCAGATGATTGCCGGCAGGAGAGACCCAGCGCAGCAGATCGTTCCAAGAATCGCAGACCATCCACGGTTTCTGACAATTTGTTGAGAGCACTTCGCGGATTGTCTCGCCGATGAAGAGTGGACGGACAAGACGACCACCCTCCGTATTAATCCAAACTTCGTTCGGGCTCGGCTTGTAGACAATGCTCGTATACGGGTGGACGCGACCCGCCCGCTTAGCAGTCACGAGTGCCTGAACCGCCGCAAACGCAACAGCGCTGCCACCAAGCGTTCCCACCCACGCGCCGTTGATGAACACCCGCAGAAGGTCCCTCCGCTCAATCGCGGTCGTCTCCGCCAGATGTTTCATCTTGAGTTCATCGTACAGGACTTTGAGGACCGGATTCGGCGAAGAAGGCAGAGTAATATTTGCCGTTGACGCAAGATTCTTCACCACGCCGACCGAATGACCCTCAGGCGTCTCAGCGGGACAAATGAATCCATACTGGCTATTGTGAAGCTTGCGCGGCGGAATGAGCTTGCCCGTCTTCTCAATCGGAGTGGAAAGGCGGCGGAGATGGCTAATACCGCTCAAGAACGTCAAACGATTCATCACCTGGCTGATGCCCGTCTTCGTGCCCATCTTGCCTGAGGCAAAATTGCCCGTTGCGAGGGACGACTTCATTCCCACCTCCACAATTGTCGTCTTGAGAATCTTGTAAACATTCGTGGTGTTAATGATATTCTCAAACTTGCCGCTCGCCTTCCATGACCCGTTGTGAATCTCCTTGACAATCGTAGACTTCATATCCTTGATGACTTTCGTTCCAAAGTAGAAACGGAAGAGATTACCGAGCAGATTACCAGGATGCTCCACCTTCTTATTCGGATATCCGTCACGGTCGTCATACGGAATCTTATTATGGTAAACATCTAGAACTTTCTTGGTCATTGCGGCGAGGAAGCACGCCTTCTCGTACATCATGTCGGCGCCACCGATGTGAGGCAGGAACTCCTCCGCCAGAATTTCGCTAATCAGCTTCTCTCGCGGCGCCTTGTAGGTCGCAAGGGTGGAGGCGCTCAACTGCTCGCGGATGCCGCCACCGCTGCCAAGATGCTTTTGTAGATAGTCCTGCGCCGGCTGCTTGCCGCGAATATCCGCCGCCTCCATAATACACTCTTGAAAGATCATTTCGTAGTCGTTGTGAACATCGCCCATAATGAGCTCAATAATGGATTTGTCCGATTCTACGCCGAGGGCGCGGAACATAATGAACAGGGGCAGCTCGGCTTTGATACGGGGCAGGGTCACACGAATATGCTCAGGACCCGTTGCAAGTTTCGGATTGTAGATAATCTTGACCGCAATATTCTTCGGAACTCCCTCGTTATCGGGTCCGATAGACTTGCACTCAATAATCTCCGCCTCCTTGTGCTTCGCCTTATTATTACGGAAAACGAACATCCGATTTTCCGCCATTCGCTCCTGGCTCAGAATAATTCGCTCGCCGCCCTGAATGATAAAGTATCCAAACGGATCCGCCGAGCACTCGCCCAACTCGCGGGGATGCTTCTCAGGGCTCTCAGACAGGAGGCAATATTTGGAGCCGACCATCACAGGAATCTTGCCCGCCAAAACTCTGGTCAGGGTCCGCGTCCGCGTCTCCTTCGTTCCCTTGCCAGGGTCGGTGAGGGTGGTGGTCACATCCATGTCCAGATAGACCGGTGCGGCGTATGTAAAGTTGCGAAGGCGGGCGTCATTGGGATACATTGGGGTGAGGGCGCCGTTATTCTCAAAGATAGTCGGCTTACGGATGCTGACATTTTGGAATTTGACGATCACCTCCACCTCGCGGGGCGGACCGCCACCTGGCGCCTTCCCGCCAGGGAGTGCCGTTGCTGGCGCCGTTCCGCTCGGAGTGCCGGTCGTCTCCTCCACGGTCACGCGGATGGCGGTGCCCGCCGTTCCCGCCGCCGCGCGGGTCGTGCCCGTGAGCGTCAGATCTGGCGATCCGACCACACGGATTGGGCAAGATCGTAGGATCGTATCAACAACATCAAAATCCATGAAGTGGTTGAACGAGGCGATCTGGTGGTAGATAATCTGCCGATTGTCATGTTGCGCAAAGTACAAGTCTAGGATTCGTTTCCAAGCGTTCTCCATTCTTGCGAGTTGAGATCCGAGATGGGCGCCGAGGTGTTAATCAAATTTGTTCAATCTTTAAACCGTAACCGTAGCCCCAGTAAGCACTGTATAATATCTAAGACATATTTAGAGGTTCACTCCGCCAATGTCCGACGTGAAAGAGGTGAAGGTAACATTGATGGAACAGGATGTAAAGAAACTCGCCCGGACTACGACACGAAAGCGACGTGCGAAGGGCGGGGTCCTTGCTCCCGCCGACGTAAAAGCCACCGATAGCGAAATAGCGGCAACTGAGCCCGTAGAAGGTATTCCACCCCCTGGTATCGTTATACCAGGCGAGCCCGCTGCCGTACCCGCCGTAGATACCCGCGGACAGAGTTGGCTCCCGTCGGCAAATAACCTTAAAACGGCACCCGGCGTGGAAAAACAAGTGACTCCCGCATACGGACCGACGGCTACCAACGTAGGGGTCAATGTAGGCTCCCCTATATCGGGCGGCGCCTCGGTTTACAGTGGGAATGGTACTGTAAAGTTATCGGGAAAGAAGAATTCCCTACACACAGTAGCGTCCACCCCCGGTGCGCCCAAAATCCTGGCGACCAAGCGGAAGAGCGGTGGAGCGCCGGCAATGACGACTCGGAAGAAGATGCGGCTGGTGATTTCTACACCCCCAAAACCCGTTCAAGGGGGGTCGGCGAAGACGCGCAAATTCCGGGAGCGCAAGATTAGCATCACGGTACGCAGCGGCAGTCGCGCGGCGGCGCGGCGTGTAAAAGAGAAGGTGGACGCGTTGCCGATTGCGCAGGTTCGGCGTATGTTGCTACGTAAGGGGGTCCTAAAGCCGGGAAATAGCAAGACGCCTGAGGCGATGTTACGCTCAATGTTGAAAGATTATATGCTCCTCCATAATGCCGATTAGCCCGCCGGTCCCTTGGCGGTCCATAGTACCTTTCCTATAGTAAAATTATTTCCGGCAAATAATTCTATTATATACTGTGCCGAACCCTAAGGGTCCACCCTTGCGCCGATTTAATTGTACAGAGCACCGTACCTCCGGAAAAAATTGAGAACTGTGTGTCGTCATAACGACCATTTCACCGTAAAATGAACATCTTCTTTCTTAGCCGCCGAGCCCGCCAGTGCGCCCGTTGGCACTGTGATAAACACGTAGTCAAAATGATTCTAGAGTCTACGCAACTCTTGTATACGGCGAATCACACAAATGGGGGCACCGAGGCAATTCAGGCTTTTGCTCCTATTTGTTTGAGTACAGGCAATCGTGGATATAAGGCTTGCCATAAAAACCATCCGAGTGCATTGTGGGTCCGCGAGAGTTTGGCGCATTATTGGTGGCTGCTGTCACTCGCAAAGGAGTTGGTAGCGGAGCACGGTCACCGGTTTTCGCCGAAGCGCCCTCACGCCTCTTTGGTTCATTTGGAGTGGTTGGAGATGAATCCACCGCCTGGACTTCTGACAAAGACTGCCTGGATAAGGGATCCGACGCCGGCGATGCCTGCCGAATTTCGGCAGGAGGGCGATGTGATTGCTTCGTACCGCGCATATTATAATGGGGCGAAACGGGATGCGGGACTGCTCAAATATACCCGCCGTCACGTGCCACACATTTTGGCACCGGCGCGTTCTTAATTCTAAAAAACTTCATCCACCCGAAGATATAACGTATCCGATGTCGGTACCTGCTACTAATGTTACTGGTGTGACAGATGATGTAGATACTTCTCTGCCTTCTCAGATTTTTCTGTCGGCTATCCGAAAGACTTGGACGCACGTGCCTAATACACCTGATGAGGCGATTGCGCTGTATCGGTATACGATGAAGTCGCAGATTGAGCCGGCGATTGCGGCGCTTCTCAAGGAGTGTGGCGCAAATCTTACGGAGCCCGAGCAGGCGCACGTAGCGGCGAATGTGAAGGAGGTAGTGCCGCCTGTAGTCAAGAAGGGCTGCTGGTAAACTGATGAATTTAAAGTGTTTTAATATTAAATGTATATGTCATATACATTTAAAAAACCGGCAAATTGGAGTACGTTGCCACTTTATAGTAAATTAATTTACTACAAAACAATTGTAGGCAAGGACTATGCGCCTTATGTAGATAAATTAGAGGCAAAACGTATTGTCAAAGAAATATGCGACGATGATATCAAGGTTGCGAGGGTAAAACGAATTCTTAGCGGACCTGATGATTTTAGACAGAATGATATAGATCCGAATTTTATGATAAAGGCGGCTCACGGCAGTGGATGGAATATTTCCATGACGGCAGAAACGAAGGTTGAGGACGTGAAAGCACGTCTCAAGGAATGGAATTGTATATATGTTGGGTCTGGAGAGAATCAGTATAAATATATCAAGCCGCGGTTTTTTATTGAGGAAAAGATGGATGATGCTATTTTAGGGCGAACCGACATTGCGGTTACCTATATGTTTCGCTGTATTTATGGCGTTCCTGTAACAATAGGCGTTCGTAATAGAATGTCTCAAAATAGTTATGATATGAATTGGAATTTATTAGAAATAAGAGGCAAGCAGTCATCTGATTTTTTTGAGAAACCGGCACAATTGGATGAGATGATACGGCTTGCGAAAAAATTATCCAAGGAGTTTGAATTTGTGCGAATTGATTTTTATTTAGGAAAAGACGGAATCTATTTTAGCGAATTTACATTTACTCCGAATGGGGGGTACCGGCTATATTCTCCTCAGATGGAACAAAAGTTGGGGGCACTTTGGATATAAAATAAATGAGTTCCCAATCAAATCCGTATTGGCTCGCTCTTAGATATTTAACGAGACCCATCATTATAGTTGTATCATCAGCAATAAGACCGAATAGATGTCGGCAAAAATCTATCATATCCGCCGGTCCCTCAAACTCCCAACGATATTTTTGAATGACCGTACTGATAGAGAAGCCTTCTGTAGTCAAAGGACCTATATCTTCCTCGCTCAAAAAAACTCCATTATGCCCTAGAGGGTTGTGGTTATTTACAAAAATATTTAGCCAGTCCGCCGGTGCCGACCCTAGCCGAACATCTCCTAGAATAAATGTTCCGCCAGGTTTAAGAATGCGATATACTTCTTTATAAAATATAATTCGTTCCGTTTTACTACAATGGTGTAGAGAAGCGAGAGAAAGAACTTTATCGGCTGAGCCGGTAGGAACAGGTATACTGCCTAATGTGCAGATAGGAAAATGGGCGAGTTCGGCAAATTTTTCATTTGTTTCAAACGCTCTATAATCTATATCTTTTGTAATATATGGTAAAATGTCTACACACGCACCAGGTATATTTACAATAACATCGCCGTCTTGTATATCGCACATATTTACAGCAGTAGATAATTCATTTGCTAGAGCATTTGGATATTTTTTAACTGCATAGATGTAACCTTTAGCACGTCCTGTAAAATAATCCATTACATATTATTTTCAAATTTATTTTAGATTACAAACGAATTTAAAGCGATTTCAAGTATATTAATATAAGATACCTGAAATCCTCCCCCATCTAATATGCCGCCGAAAAAACAAAAAGGTACACCGGCGAACAGCGAATCTATGGAGGGGCTGTACCTCAAACATTATCTAGAACAGAAAGGTAAATATGGTGAAAAAACTGCGATCTTGCTTCAGGTTGGCAGGTTTTTTGAAATGTATGACAGTCTGACGGTCGCTACGGGTGCGACAAATACGAACATGCGAGATCTTGTAGAAATTTGCGGATGTGCGCCTGAGCCGAAACCGACTGCCGACCCCGCGCGGCTCAAATTGTTTTGGGGATTTCCTGAATCGGCGTTGGACAAATACGAACGGATGATGGTCGTGGCGGGCTATTCGGTGGTGGTTGTTACCCAAAATAAGGATGGGACGGATAAAGTCACAAGTCGTACAATTGATCACGTTAGTAGTCCAGGTACGTATTTTGAGGCGATGGGGGCACTGACGGTTCGTGCCGAGGAGCAGTGTATGGTCGGTATGTATGTTGAGCCGTACCAATATCAGCCCAAAGATGCTTCTGCTAAACAGCAGCAAAGGTGGTATGTAGCGATTTCGGCATTTAATATGAATACGGGGATGGCGGTGAGTACGGAGGGGGATTTGACGCTCATTGATGACCGTGCGGTGTGCGATCCAATTCAGCCATTTTTGTCCATGTATCCGCCGGCAGAGGCGGTCGTCTGGTGGTCAGCCGATGCCAATCCGCCTGACCAAACAGTTTTTAGCCAAATTCTTGGTCTTGGGGGCAAACAGCCGCGTCCTCCCCTTCACATCCGAAGTTTGGACACAAAGGCGGAGGCGGGGGTAGCAGCGGATCGGCTGCGGATCCAATTTTTCAAAGATCTCTACCAACCTGTGAGCGCCCTTTCGGTTGAGGAGCATTTGGACCTCACTCGCCATCCTCAGGTTCGTCGGTCCTTATACCATCTCCTCAGTTTCATCAAGGATCACAACGCCTCGTTTCTTCAACGGCTGAGCACTCATACAATTTGGGAGTCGGCAGATTATCTCATTTTAGGAAATGCTGCGCTGGAACAACTTGCCATGATTTCGCCAAATTCGTCCAGAGCCCACGAGTCCCTCCTTCACTGGCTCCAAAAAGCGACTACGGCGATGGGTCGGCGTTTTTTGCGGGAGCGTTGTCTCACACCTATTGCGGATACGGAGGATCTCAACGATCGTCAAGAGCGTATTGAAGTCCTGAGAGCAATCAAGGATAAATCTGCATACCTTGGTCATCTTAGGGGAATGTACGATTTGCCGCGGCTTTATCGCCGATTTGCGTTGGGCAAAGCCGGCTGTCAGGATCTCCTGTGCCTTCTAACAACGTATGAGCATTGCCGTGATTTACTTGTTGCTACTACGGCGACCCCGTGCGGTTTGGACTTAGAGAAACATGCGCCGGTTCTAGAACATATAAATGAACTCCTAACTACTTGGAGCCCTGAGCGAATTCGTAAGAGTTGTGGGCAGGTGGAGGCGACCAGCGCTCCGCCGGCAATTGGCTCATCCCATCCTTGGTTCCGCGGACAACAACCCGCCCTTGACTCCCTTGAGGACCGATGGACCGCATTGGAAACGGAAGCTCTGGTAATCAAACAAGGTTGGGAGAAACATTTGAAAGAGGAGGAGGTCATTAATTGGACGATTAAGGATGAGGCACCATTTACGTTTACGACAACGCAGCGGCGCGCGACCATGCTACAGGGCTATTTTAAAGGTACGAAGAAAACGTGCGGATTTGAGATTATAAAGCGTGCGACAAGTACGACGGCGGTCATTGTACAAAATACGCGTTTGGGCGAATTGAATACGGCGGCAATTGCGCTGCGGGCGGAGTGGACGGCGGTGGCTACCGCAAAATGGCGCGAGCATTGGCAGACCTGGACTCAGGTAAACCAATCCGCGGGGATTCTAGAATGGCTGGTGAGATGGGTGAGCCAATTTGATTGCGAGTGCGCCTTTTCTATTATTGCGGATGAGTACGGCTATGTACGTCCTGAGTATGTTGACCCGCAAACGGAAACGGCGGCGGGGTTTACGGTCACCGCCCTCCGTCATCCAATTATTGAACGAGTTAGGACCGCCACTCCGTATATTCCGCACTCGCTAGCATTTGGCGATTTTGCCGGCACCGCCGATACCGCTGCTACTGCGACGAACGGACTCCTTCTTTACGGTGTGAACGCTGCAGGCAAGTCCTCGCTGGGCAAGGCGGTCGGGCTCGCTATTCTAATGGCGCAAATCGGCTGCCCCGTCCCCGCCACTGCAATGACCCTGATACCCTACACCGGTTTATATACGCGTATTCTCGGCAACGATAATCTCTGGGCGGGAATGTCGTCGTTCGTCGTGGAAATGACTGAGTTTCGTAGTATCTTGCGATCCGCCGCTACCCGAATGTTAGTTATCGGCGACGAGTTGTGCGCCGGCACCGAGACTGCGTCAGCCACGGCGATTGTGGCGGCGGGCATTCAGACTCTCGTCAAACGCGGAGCCCATTTTCTCTTCGCCACCCATCTCCACGAATTGTCAGAAATCCCAGAAATCGCCAACGATCCAAAGGTTCGCCCTTATCACTTGTCGGTATTTCCCGACCTAACGACCGGTGCACTTGTGTATGACCGAGCCTTACGTCCAGGATGTGGCTCACCGATGTACGGTCTGGAAGTATGTCGTGGTCTGGATATGGACGCCGAGTTCCTCACCCTTGCGACTGCCCTGCGTAAGCGAATGTTTACGGCGGACGGCAAAGCCCACACGAGTCGGTACAATTCGTCGGTAGTCGTCTCCCGATGCGGTGTTTGTGGCGCAGGGGCAACCGGTACCATCGCCCTGGAGGTTCATCATATTGTACCACAAGCGGCTGCCGATGCCGAGGGTTATATTGCACCAGGACAACATAAGAATACTAAGTCAAACTTAGTGGTATTATGCGAAAGCTGTCATCAGAAGCATCACTCCGGATTGTTAGAAATACAGGGATGGAAGGATACGTCGGAGGGGGTGAAGTTGATTACGAGCTAGCGGATGCACCAGGGTCGCCCTTAGGACCCTGAGGTCCGGCGGGTCCCTGAGGACCCTGAGGACCAGGCGGTCCAGGAGGACCCTGTTGCGCCGTCTTCGTCTCTAGAATCTTGAGGCGCTCCTCCAGGAGAGCTAGCTGAGCAGTGACGCGTCCGAACTCGGCACGCACACCGTTGCCGATGCTGTAGTTGAGTCCGCGCTGGTTAATAACTGAGGACATTACTCTTTATGTTTGGTGGAACGATTAGGTTATCACGATTTAAACGCAAAACCCCATAAAATTTGATAGGTCGTCCGTAATATACCCGGGATAATCAGAGGTCTTGCCAATTATGCTAATTCCAGTGCGTTGTATGAACTGTGGTAAGCTGCTTGCGGATAAATGGAATCATTATCAGAAGCGTCTGCGTGAAATGAAGGGTCCTGGATATGCGGAGCCGACGTGTTTTGATGGAAAGAAAATCCCGAAGACTCCTGAATCAGTAGTCTTTGATGAGCTTCAGTTGACTCGGTATTGCTGTAAGAAAACGCTTCTAACACACGTTGACCTCATTGAGAAAATCTAATGGAATAACAGAATGACACCGATTAACCTTCGTACTCTACAAGTAGGCGGAGTTGTCCTTTGTCTTATTGCCGTTGCCGTTACTACTGTTGTAATACCAAGCCTTGCGCCGCCTACATTTTTAGCCGCGGCTATCACTATGCTCGTGATTGCGATGTGGATTCACCGCTCCGAGTTCGCCGCGGAGGAGTACAATGGGAATGGCTTAATTTATAAGCTCCGTAGCGCCGCCTCGGGCATCACTATTCTGATTGCGATCGCCGGCATTGTTGGTTTCTGGTACTTTAGCCAGCACAATAGCTCATTTGCGGGTCCTTCCCCGTTACCTATCGCCCTTCCTAAGATTGGTGGTGGACTGACAAGTGTAGCAAAGAACGCTGTTTCCCGGATTAAGGAAGTGATGCGCACAGGCACAATTGATATGTAAATAATGGGATAACTTAATAATATCATAGTAAATCAAGGAATCGTTGATTTACCATGCGATCTATTGCGGAGGTACAGCGTAAATTAAAGGAGTTTGACCATTTTGCGCGCCATTCCGACGATACAAAGGCATTAAGTAAAAAGTGGAGGGGGCTTTTTGATACGGATCTGACAGAAGTCTCCGCAAAGAGTTTCGTGGCACATTATAGGGAAATGCGTTCTAAATCTACGCGTGGTCGCAAGATAAATAAGAAGACTCGCAGAGGTCGCAAAGCCCAGCGTGGTGGCTCGGCGCCTCTAAATTACGTAATGACCCCCGGCGCCGATGTTAGCGTTTATGGTCGTTTTCCAGTAGAAGTTGACACGGATCCCGGTTCAATTAAGGACTTGGACGTATATTTTCAGAATGCGTTAACACTGGGCTGCGGTAATAATACGGAGTTCTGGCCGACTGTACCGGCGAATATGGGTTCAAACCAGGTTGGCGGCGTCCGTCGTACTAACCGTAATCGTAAGGGACGTAAGGGACGCAACGGTCGTAAGGGTCGTAATACAATGAGACGCCGTCGTCAGCGTGGAGGTGATATTTTTGATGACTTTGGTAACTGGGTGAGCCGTAGCTATACAGGTATTACAAACCAGCCAGTTCCTACACTGGATCCTATTAGCCGCCCTATGTTTGCCACAGTATTCCCGAATGCGTTCCAGCAATCGTATAGCACGGCGACTGGTATGGTACCTGATAATTACCCTCAGCCCCCAGAGCCCGAGAAGCGCGCGTGGGATTTTACCAGCAAGGGTATCTCAATGGCGATTCCCCCGCAGAATGTCATTACAAGCATTACAGCAGATTTCAATAAGACAACATCTCCGGCGCTCTATTCTTCATCTGACCCGAATCCTGTAGGCTCTGTACGTTCGTATGGTGGACCTGGTGGTGGTCCGGTTGGACCTGGTGGAACGCTATCGTATGCTGGAGCCGGTGGAATTGGATCAGGAAGCCTATCATCGCAGATTTCCAATCTGCAGCAGGGCGCACTGCCTACTAGATCATAAACTATCTCTTCGCTTTTCCTATGAAAATAGGAATTACAAAGAATTAACTTCCGGTGATAAAGTAGAATGGTGAACAGAAAGGTAAAACGTTCAGTAAGCCGTAAGACTCGCCGGTCTACTTATCGTAAGAAGAACAGCAAGGCGAATCGTAGAGGACTTGCGTTTGCTAGCCGTAAATTGCGGCGGACTCGGCGTACGCGCCGCCAGGCGAAGAGGTCGCGTAGACAGCGTGGCGGTGATTATTTGGAATCACTTGGTCGCCCGTTCTTTGCAAGCGTCTATCCTACAGTGCTACAGGATACGTATGCCTCGTGGACAGGAGCGCAGCCGAACAATTACCCCGCCCCGCTTGAGCCAGAGAATAGCAAGTTAGCGGAGCACTCTTGGAAGTACATTAACCAGGGTACACCTATAAGCCCCGATGTTATAACCAAGATTAATTCGGGTTTTACGATGATTGCCCAGCCTGGAGCCTATTCTAATACTCCTCTTACTGCGGACGGAACCGGCGTTTCATCGGGTACTGCTACGGCGCCTGGATCTGCTGGTAGCGGCAATCCTTTACTCGCAGGTGTACCACAGACGTCTATTGCTACGCAGATGCAGATTGGACGCGAGGCGACTCAGTCATTTTAAACATATACGTTTTGTTTTCTTTGCTTGGCAGGGATTACAATACGGAGCGTGGGCTAAGGAAAGGTCTATACACAAACAGAGAGAGATATGAGCCAGCAATCAGATGCCGGTATCTGTCAACCACCAGGATCTGGTGTATCTGCCTCAATCGCTGATATTGCCCCGGAACTTTTTCAACGATATTTTGATGCAAATCCGAATACATTCCTTACAACGCATCATATAGAATCGTATGAGGCATTTGTTTTCCGTGAACTTCCCGAATTGATTCTTGCCGAGAATCCGATTACGATACTAAAAGAACCGTTGGACGCCGAGAAGGGTATATATAAGTATAAGACGGAGATTTTTATTGGTGGTACAGCCGATGTTCCAGAAAATTTAGCATTAGATGTCGGTGCACCGGTTATTTCATTGGATTCCGGTACAACTGTACGTCGTATGTTTCCGAATGAAGCGCGTATTCGCTCTCTTACATATGCATCCACCTTCCGTGCTGATATCCTTATTCGGCTAACATTTACGGTTCCCGCGGTGGGTGAGGGCGGTGTTGTCTATACAAAACAGTTGCGGGAGTTGAAGTTTGAGAAGTTTAATCTCTTCCGTATTCCAATTCTGCTGCGTTCCAAACTTTGTGCGACGTATAATGCGCCAAAGTCGCTGCTGATGGAGATGGGTGAATGTCGTAATGATGCGGGCGGCTACTTTATTATTGACGGTTCCGAGAAACTACTTATTACTCGGCAGGAGCAGGCGTTTAATTCTATTTATATTGCGGTGAAGCCTCTTACGGATGATAAGATTGCGACGTATGCCTCGGTTATTTGCCAACATCCGGTGACGAAGCAGACGCGCCGTGTCGGTATTTATCGTTTACACGAGTCTCGTAGTAATGCAGAGGGTGTCATTCGTGTGAGTGTTCCGTTCGTCAAGGGCGCTATTCCGCTGTTCGCCTTATTCCGTGCCTTGGGCGTTGAATCGGATAAGGAGATTGTACGTATGATTCTACCTGATACGACCTCCGCCGCTACTACGTCTATGGAGAATACCTTGATTGCGAGCATTCAGGATGCGTATCCTATTACGTCGCAAATGCAGGCGATTGAGTTTATTCGTACACTCACGAAGGGTTTCATTATTGAGAACGTCCTGGATATCTTACATACGCATCTGTTCAGCCACGTACCGGACCGCCCATTAGCCCGTGCCCAGTATCTCGCCGAACTCATTCGCCGTATGATTCGGGTTGAGATGCGTATGGAGCCGAATACGAATCGTGACGATATTCGTAACCAGCGCCTGCTGCCGACGGGTACCCTGCTGCGCGGACTTTTCTCAGAGTGCTGGAAGGATTGGAAGAAGGCGGTGCGTCTACAGGTAGATACGACGTACAATTACAATAAGAGTCTCTATACGGATGAGAACTTCTTGAATATTTTTAGCCCTGGCAATATTGCTAAGATTATCGCTTCGGCGGCGCTCAATGATAGTATTATGAGGGGCTTTCGCGGTAAGTGGGGAACGAATCAGTACAATATGAAAGCAGGAGTTATTCAGCCCCTGGCTCGTATTTCGTATTTGGACGCGATGAGCCACGTTCGCCGTGTCGTCAGCGACTTTGATACGGGTTCTAAGTTAGTAGGACCGCGTCACCTTAATCCGAGCCAGATAGGATATTTTTGTACGAGCGAGACGCCGACCGGATCGCATATCGGTGCTACAAAGAATCTGAGCATATTGACGGCAATTAGTATTGCGTCGCCGGCAACCGCTTTGATGAATTGGCTGCTGACACGTGGCGGAGTGATTGATGTAGCAGCGGCGACCCAGGCGGTTGTTGTAGCGTCGGCGTCGGTTCAGATTAACGGCGGCACCATTGGATTTTCATCTGATCCTGCGTTACTAACAAGAATCCTGAAGCTGTTCAAGTGGACGGCGTGTCTGCCGCCGACCGCATCGGTATCGTTTAACACGGCAGATAATAGCGTACGTGTGTATTTGGATGACGGTCGTCCGCTGCGCCCGCTCTGGCATTTAGCGCAGGGTGGCACTTGGCCGGCGGCGGCACGCGTCAAGCCGGCGCCGAGCTGGCGCAATCTGATATGCGGAACGTTGCCGCTCACCGCATCCGTGGGCATTTACTCTACGAAGTTTGTAGACCCGCTTGCGACGCCTGAGGGACAGCCGGACCCCGATGAGCCCGTAACACTAGAAGATTACGATAAGCTCTTAGCGCCCCACATTGGTGCAATTGAGTATATTGACCCCTATGAGGGTAACGAGGCGTATATTAGTTGGTATGGAAACACGGCGGACCTGACGCCCCAGCATACCCACGCCGAGATTCATCCTTCCTCTATGATGGGACTTCTCACCAGTATGATTCCGTTTGCCAACCATAATCAGTCGCCGCGTAATCAACTCAGTTGTTCGCAAAGCAAGCAGGCGATTGGATACTATGCTACAAACTATGAAAATCGTTTTGATACGTATGGCTCTATGTTATGTTACGGCGAGGGTGCGTTGGCGCGTACGATTGTTCACGAGGCGGTGGGCGGCGGTGCGATGCCGTATGGTACCAATATTATCTTTTGTATCAATTCGTTCAACGGCTACAATCAGGATGACGGTATCCTGTTTAATAGAACAAGTATTGAGCGCGGTCTATTCCGCTCACTCGCTCTGCGGTCGTATACGGCGACGGAGGAGGTGGACCCGATGAGCAAGGCGGTTTATAGAATTGGCAACCCGCGAACGGTGCTCGCTTGGACCGACCTCAAGCCTGGCTACGATTATTCGGCGCTGGACGATAACGGTATTATCCGCGAGGGTACGCGTATTCACGATAAGTCGGTGCTGGTAGGTATGTATCTGACGAGTCCTGATACAGGTACGGTAACGGACTCGTCGGTGTTGCCTACGGTATTCACCAACGGACGGGTGGATAAGGTAGTCGTGCTCCATCAGGCGAACGGAATGCGCCTGGTTCACGTACGTATTTTGGAGGAGCGCATCCCAGAGTTGGGCGATAAGTTCTCTAGTCGCCACGGACAGAAAGGCACTATGGGCATGTTGTTAGATGCCCAGGATATGCCACGGACGGCGGACGGATTGGTACCAGATGTGATGGTAAATCCTCATTGTATTCCTAGTCGCATGACGATTGCGCAGTTACTTGAACAAGTGTTCGGAAAACTAGGTGCGGTGGTGGGTGCGAAGATGAACGCAACATCGTTTATGAACGATGAGCAGTCGTTCAAGGCGATTGGCGACGCGTTGGAGGCGATAGGACTTCAGCGTGAGGGCGAGGAGATTTTATACAGCGGTATTACGGGTAGGATGTTTACGTCGTCGGTATTTATGGGACCGCTTTACTTTATGCGTTTGAAGCACTTGGCGCAGGATAAGATCAACTCGCGTGCGAAGGGTCGTAAGGAGATTCGTACGCATCAGCCGACGGGTGGTCGTGGCAATGAGGGTGGTATGCGTATTGGTGAGATGGAGCGTGATGCTCTCATTGCCCACGGTGTATCTGAATTCTTACAGGAGTCAATGATGAAGCGTTCGGATGGTACGACGTTCTGGATTTGTAATGGATGCGGCACGATGCCTATATATAATGAGTCTCAAAAGTTGTTTGTATGCCCGACGTGCGATGGACCGGTTACGTTTCAGGGCGAGACGGCGGATACGCTGGGATTGGTTTTGCCGGTCAAGAAGTCCCGTACGACGTTTAGCCAGATTGAGGTGCCGTATGCGCTCAAGTTACTGGATCAGGAATTGACAACGTATGCGAATGCGAGCGTACGCTTTTTAACGGAGAAGCACGTACGGGCGTTCCGTGATTTACCGGCGGGCACGGGTATCTTTGAGCAAACGCCGACGCCCCCACCGACGGATATTCTCTCGTCGGTTATGGCGACCTTTGCAACACCTACAGTTGCGGCAACAGCGGAGTCGTTACCCACGCCTACCTCTACACCAATATCTACACCAACTCCGACGGAGACTATCACGAAGGAGCAGGCAGCGGCGAATGCGATGTTTGACTTTATGCCAGGCGGACCGCCGAAGTTGGAGGTTGTTCAGGAGGAGCCGACGCCTACGCCCACGCCCGATACGAATACTGTAGGACCGCTGCCATCAGAGTCGGAGGTGAAGGTTGTGAAGGTATCTGCTCCTACGCCGAATATGGCTGGACCGGCGGAGCCGGTGCCGACAGTGATTAGTGAAGCGGGCGATAATCCTCTTATTGCGGAGGGTGCACCGTTGCCTGTGCCAAATTTAGATGCGATGTCTGTACAGGCGGTAAAGGACACTCCTTCACCGGATATAAATGATGCAGTATCTGTACAAGCAGTGAAAGGCGAAGCTACACCTGAATCTCCGGCTAAACCAGATGTTGAGATAAGACCGAGACGGTCTAGTATGAAGGGTGGTCGTGCGGCTGATGCGCAAACGCCGAGCGCAGAGATTCCGTCTGACACAGATGTAAAAGTTATAAAAATAGATGCCTGAGTAGAGGATGGTGAAACGATACACCCGAAAATTGGCGAAACGTGGCGGTGCTACGTATCGCGAACAACAAGAAGCCGCATTATGTGGCAAACACGCCATTAATCACGTGTTACAAGAGGAAAAGTTTGTGTGGGAACCAAGAATAAAGACATTATATATTCCTGCAGTGCCTGCAGGTGAAACCGCTGCGACACACCTTAAAAAATCGGAAACAAAAGTTAATATGGCTGTAGCGTGCAATGAGTATAATGAAAATACATTAAGAAACCGTGAGAGTGAACATTACCCAAATGCCTTAGATGATTTATATAAGCGACTTTTTGTTGATGTAGAGCCTGAAATAGGCGAGCCAAAAATACCAGAGCCTGGAGCGTATAGAACTGGAAAGTATGGAACAAAATCGGATGCCGAAATCACAGCAGAGATATTAGCAGGTCGTAAAGCCTCATTTGTAAAGGTGAAGGCAAATCAGGAGAAAGATAGAAATAAATATAAAGCGGCTATTACATTTACTAAGGATGGTAAAGTAACTAATATTAATCGTGATAAACTTGATGAAATCTATAAAAAAGAGTGGTTAGCCGACCAAAGAAACGAGATAAATAGATACGACAGTGCGTGTGACGCATCTGGAAATTTTAGATACGAATTACTTAGAAATTGGGCAAATATATTGGGATATAAGGGATTTTCTACATCATTTTATGATGTGACTCTAGATGAACTAGGTGAGGATGCACGTCCCAGCAAAGAGGGGGTTTTTATATATAATAACGATAGGGCTACATATCTTACAGAAATGCTAAAGATATTGCCGTCACAACTGGCGAAACCGGAATTTTTAGGAATTGTGATAGGAACTGCTAGAAAAGTTTCTGGTACGGATGTTGGACATTTTAATGCAGTAGTAATGTATGAGGAAGATTGTGAGCCAAAGCGTAGAGTTGAATCTGACCCAAATAAGAAACTTTATTCGTTTATTGATTCTATGGATCAAACCGGTAAGGATGGTGTATGTATATTAAGTAAGGGTGCAAAAGCGTGTTATACACAAACCGAGTTATTAGCAAAAATTAAGACACTTGGACCGGCATCTATGGTTTTCTTATACGGATACGATGCCGATGATAAAGGTCCTCTATATCCTTATGAGTCGGTGGCGTATCAGCGTATGAAGGCGGCGTCTGCCGCACCTGCACCGACAACAGAAGAATCAAATAAGGAAGCAGAATCAAATAATGAGGATCCGCACGGTATACTTAAAAATGCGAATGAACGTGAAGCAGAAGAAGCGCGGAAAAGAAGTGAAGAATTGGAGGAGGAGCGTTTCTGGAAGGAATTAAATTGGCAAGGAAATTATCATCCATCACCAAATAATTACGCAAGTAAAGAGGAGTGGAAAAAAGCAATGATAGAAGAGGCAAGACAGCAAAAAAGTAAAGATCCTGCTAATATTGCTGCAGTTCGCGAACGGCGTCGTAGAATTCATGAGAGTATTAGCTCAATACCATTTGAAGAGTATGAGAAGAGTAAGCTGAGTAAAAAAGACGATGATAGCGACTCCAATAGCGACTCCAATAGCGACTCCAATAGCGACTCCAATAGCGAGAGTGACGACAATAGCGACGATGAGAGCAATGAAGACCCAAACGTAAAAGCCGCAATAGCAGCATCAGTATCTAGTGCCGAGGAGGATGAAAAAGTCCGAAAGGCGAAGGCGGCGACCGAAGCATCGCTTGCTGGGGCACCAGAAACATCTGAGCAGGTATATGAAAAGGAGATGGCGCGTATAAAATCGTTAAAGGTATCCGCCAAAATGAAAACACTTCTTGAAGATCGTGCTGAGGCACAAAAATTAGTTGCTGTAAATGAAAAGTTGTATGATTTGGCGGTAAACCCCCCAAAGGGCTCTGGTGTAAAAACGTCTGCTGCGGTTATGAAGGAGAACAGTCCTAGTAATATTCAAAAAAGACTAGATAAGTGGGTAGCAAAATTAAAGGAGGCGGAGGCTGCTATAGCGAAGGAGGAAGCAAAGCTCTAAAAATTGAGCCCCCAATCCAATCTAAACACAGACAATTAAATAGAGTCAGAGTCACGATGGAAGCCGATACGATTGACCAGATTATCCGTTCACGACCTACTATTTTAGAGGTGTTGAAGGACCGCGGCTACGATGTCGCCACGTATGAGAATACAAGCCCCGAGGAAATCCTCAAGGTCGCTACGACGAGTGCGCTCATTCCTCTGCTCAAGATTGTGGCAACAAAGCCCGGTGAAACCGCCGATGCTCCGCAGGAGCGTGCCATCGTACTCTATTGGGTAGAGAACGCCTGCCGTCTCCGTGTTGAGAACGATACGAATGCGCTATGGGACGACGAGGCGCCAGAGCACTACAATCCCGAGACGGACACGATTATTGTGATGCTCGCCGAGTCCTTTCACCCAGTGTTTGATCTTCAGTCAGCCAAGCAGTGGGTGACACGTAAGGCGCGTATTAGTTACTTCAATATGAAGAATCTGATTAGCAATCCGCTACATCACGTGATGCAACCGCAGTTTAAGAAGCTATCGGCGACTGAGGTCGGCGAACTTGTAAAGCGTCTCCATCTCAAGTCCAAGAAGAACCTACCACATATTATTTACCACGTTGATATGGCGGCGAGAGTTTTAGGACTTGTACCCGGCGATGTAGTACACTTTAGGCGTGGATCTGAGACGTGTGGTGAAGTGGACGGTTATCGCATTTGCGTAATATAAAAACCAGTTGAAAACGTAGGAATATGGAGTTACCTTCACAGCAGGATTTTTGGAATTTCTACAACGGGAATGTAGATGAACTAAGTTCCTTATATTCGCAGCTTAGGGACTCAAATAATAGTTTTGCAATAGCATCAAATTATCCAGGTGCGCAGCAAAATGACCAGGCTCGTAAGAATCGCATTGTACAACTTATAGGTGAACTAACAAGTTATCATAATAAATTGGTTTCAACAATTAGTGCTATACAGCGTGAACATATATCTATTTCTACTGCAATTAAGAAGGAAAAAGCCAAATTGGACGTAATACAACAGCATATGGGTGAAAAGAGAGAGTTGGCAGATCTGCGTAAGGAACAGGCGTCCGATGTTCGGCAAAAATACGCCGCCGATTACCATAGTTCTGTATTAGGTTTATGGAGACCTTTACACCCTAACACACGCGGGGTTTTATATACGGTGTCCACGGTATTGATGCTCATTACTGTTGCTGGCATAGGATATTTAATTTATACACGTCAGCGCCAAATATCCCCGGCAAAGACATTGGGTTCTATTTTAACTACGAAGGGATCTGGAACTCAGCCCTCCTCTTCATTATTCAATGACAACGATTATGGCAGAGTAGCGGGTGGGGGTATGAAACTTCGTCCGAAGAAATAAAAATCCTGTTTTGACAGAGAGATATGTCGGCAGTAAACAATCAGGTTATGACTTGCCCTGCAATTGATCCGGCGTCCACCCAGACGACCGACTTTCTATTACAGAAGTGGACGAGCGGCGGAAAGAACGGTGTAATGAACGACAGCCTTCCGGTTGACCAAACGACTGGATTGATTACAGGCACGGCGATCGCGACCCAGGTTCAAACGCTTATTAATAATGGTACAATTCCTCCGCCGCCAGTAATGTCTAACGGTAATTCGGATATGGACAAACTGATGACGCAGGACGGCACGATGTACACAAATCTACAGTCAGAGTTCTGTTGGTATGAGTCGCGTTACATATATGCGCTGAATCAGTTCCTACAGGCGGCGACGCTGCGTCAGGCGACGGATGCGGGTCCAGCGAATCAGTTTCTTGCTATTACACAGACTCTCAATCGTCGTGCGAACTCTGTGCTCCAGATTATCAGTTACCTGGCGCAGACCCGTGTCGGTGATATTATGTCGTCTAAGACATCAATTGATAAGTTGAATACGGATATTAACACTAAGATTGCTAAGCTCCAGGCGGGCTGGGCGGTTCTCAGAACGAATGATGCCGCCGTTACAACACAGAAGGAGATGGTACGCTACACGGAGGAGAAGAATAACTATACAAATAACCGACTCGTCGTATGGACGGCGTTGAACATTTTGGCACTTGGTGCGATATTCTATGTTTACCAACGGGCATAAATCCCGGTCTAACCCAGACTGTAAAAACCCCCGAGAGATATGCTGGTCTCTTGTGAGTTTTATAATGAAACAGACAAAAGTATTTATTTTAACATTACAGAGAAGAATGGCAAGTCCGACTTATAACAACCCAGGCATTGCTGCGGTCATCCAGGATCAGCAATTAGAGCGCCTGAACTTTGCGAGTGGTCTACGTCAGGATCCAGGCGGTTACAGCCAGTACCAACAGCAGAATATTAACGCAATTATGACTGATATCCAGAACCGTAAGCAAAGCTCTTTCCAGAAGGCGCAGATTGACTTAGGTCGCTATATGGATATGCAGCACAACGTTAATTTCTACAAGGTGCGTTCTAATGACGTAAATAACATCACAGATGCCATTCTCACAAATAACAATAAGATTGACAGTCTGCTCCAACAGGATAAGATGAACTCAAGACGTCAGTTTGAGATTAACGAGTGGTACAATTACAATAAGCTAGATACGCTGTATTTCCTCCAGGTATTCTTCATTGCAACATTGGTAGCGGCTATTGTTATGTTCTGGGCGAAGAAGGGTGTCATCGGCGTTGGTCTTGCCGGTATCTGCTACGGAATCATTGGTCTCACGGTCGTTATTGTGGGTCTCTACAGATACTTCTACACGATTGGCGCTCGCGACACCAGACTCTGGCACCGTCGCTACTTCGCCTCTACACCTGCTCCTCCTCCCCCCACTCCGGGCTGCCCTCCCAGCAGCAATCCTGTTATGGATCAGATTGATGATGCTATGTCGCTTGCTATGCAGGGTGCTGTTGCGGCGGGACAGTGTGCCAATAATATTAATAAGGACATTCATGCGGTGAGCCGTGCGGCACAGGATGAGATGGTAGGCGTCCAACAGGGTACGATAAATGTACTAGAGCAGCTGGGCACAACTGGTGGTGCTGCATACAAGGCGGTATGCGGAGCCTAAATGTTAAACCATAATAAGAATGGGTAATCAGCAATCCGCTCCACCGCAGTGCCAGCCTGGATGTAGCCCGACATCGCCTATATCGCAGGCAATTTCCCAAGTACAAGGACGACAGCCTACTGTAAAACCTGACCCGGTTTCAGCATGCCAAGCGACTAAGATTGCGGCAAATAGTCTTAAGAGTCAATTGGGTGAAATAAATAACGCTGTAGATACTTGCGACCCTAGTATTCCAATTGCCCGGAGACAGGCATTAATAGAAAAAGAGAATAGAGATTTTGCTGATGATGCGCAGGCAAGGGCAACCGCGTCACGAAATATTATTGTAGAAAAATTTACATCGGGCACGGAGCTTGCTGAAGCAGTAGCCGAACTAAAACAATACGAAAAGAAACTGAAATATGAACTAGATAACGCAGAGAATGAGTCTTTGAAGTTGGAGCACGATGAGCGAAAGTACCGCCGTGACTTTTTAGATAATCATCCGACAGATGGCGTGCCGTGGCATATTTTTGGATTTCAAACAAGCGATGATAAGGTTATGTTGACGTTTTGGATCACTGCGCTATTGTCGTTTTCGTTGCTGGCACATATCATCATTACGATTCTTACGCCAAATGAGCCGTTCCAGGGACGCGCGCTGAAGGGTGGCATAGGCGTTATTGTCGCCCTGGTTGCTTGCTATATGTTAATTATCTACAACGGTTAGTCTACCCCATATCAAACATAAGTATATTCGTTGAATATATGTATGTTTTCATCAGTCGCTAAGCCATCAATAGTTTTTTTACGTCAATTGCTTTGATTTCTTTGGGTCGTAGACCGACACCGCTTAGTTGTGTATCGGCGCGAGTCACGCCGGCACGCTTACTCAGTACATCCAACATCTCCTCGTATTTGAGCGAGGGTGTCACTAGGAATTTACGTTTCCAGGCATTGAAGGCTTTTTTGAGGGGCTCGGCGGCAATTGTTTGACCCTCGCCAAAGATGAGTGCTTTGATAAAATCGTTAAAGAGTTCGTCTTTATTCATTTACAGGGCAGGACGAAAAAAATAGGATAGACTCGGACGCGTCATTAGAGATTTGTAAACGTGAGAACGTTCTGATGAAGGGTGTTGCCCGTAGCTGGCACAGCGGCAGCAGCGGCAGCAGCGGCAGCAGCGGCAGCGGGTGCGCCGCTGAGGTCGGTCTCGTCCTCCTCAATCGGTACGATACCGTAGAACTCCCTGTCTGTGGAGTTGTTGCCGCACTCCGCCTTCATTCGCTCAACCAGCGACGTCTCCTTGAGATCCACCTCGCGACCAAGCTTCTTCTTCCAATCACGGAAGTCAATCCGCACTTGTTTGAGAGTCACAGGACCACCACCCGTCTGCTTGATATAGTGCTCGTTGAAGAATGACATGAAGACGTCGTTACGCTCCTTGTACTTGTTAGAAGCTGCCAGGACGCAAGGCGGTTCCTTAAGCCCGTACTTGAGATACTTGGTGTCGTAATAGTGGACAAGGAGACCAAGGAACGCCACGCGCCAGTTCTTGAGCTTGATCTTGAGCTTCATATCCTTCTCATAGATGTGCTTCTTAGGGTCAATGAGAGGATCGCCAGGGTCCTTGAAGGTGCTGATGTGGGGAATGACGCGGATACGGCGCCAGGTGCCGTTATCCATTGAGGAGATAGGCGGGAGATCGTTACACGAGAGGAACATCTTGCCCATCATATTGAACTTCTCCTGGTCGGCAAAGAGTCCACGGGCTTCAATACGGTCCTCGCCGCTCAGCTGCTTCATACGGGACGTATTGAGCTTCTCGCCGGGGTCAGGCTCACCCATATAGATGTAGCGCTTACACTTCGTGGTGATCATATCGGGATTTGCAGCGCCGGACTCGGGTCGCTTACGAGTGAGGACGGTTGTTTGGAGCGAGGTCTGATAATCGCCGAACGTGTACTCCATTAGGGTCTGGAGCATTGACTTTCCGTTGGAGCCGCCACCGGTATTAATCCAGAACTTCTGCTCCTTGTTACGTCCTTCTAGACAGGAGGCGAGCAGGGTGATAACGTACTCGCGAAGGTCGGCATCGGGATAGATGAGATTGAAGAATCCCATAAGTGCAATCTGCTCAGGGTCATTGGGGTTGTACGGCTCATAAGGAATGGGATCCAGGTCAGGCTCCATCCGCCCCATCTGGAAACTGATGTTGTCATCGGGTCGCCCCTTGCGGAAGAGAACGCGCATATCGCTCATATCCTCCTGCTCGTGATAGTTAAGGACAAGGACGCCGTTGCTCACGCCGATAATATCAGGGTCGCAATTGAGTCGCGTGATGAAGTCTTCATTATAGAACTTCTCCATTGACTCCTTCAGAACGCTGTCCTTGAAACCGGAATTCTTGAGTTGCGTTGCAATTGCTACAAGTTTCTTAACACGGTTGAGCTTCTCTTCTTGCTGTGATTCAGGAAATGTTCCAAACTTATTTGACATATCAGCTACTGCCGTAACAATCTCCTTCATCACGCCATCCGAAAGTCGCATACGAAGTTCAATCGGCATTTTGAGATGTTTCCAGCTACTGCCTTCGGCATTGTAATGGTAGAGATCCATCATACCTTTACGGGTACCAACAGAGCAACGGAACTCGTGCTTGTATAGACGGTGGACAAGCTCCGCAACATCAACATGTGTATTTGTTGCATAGTTGATGATCCAGAGGGTAATCGTTTCGGAACGAATAGAGCGGAGCTTATCTGGATTGTCCTCCTTCGCCCACTCAACAAGCGAGGCGATACGAATGGGACGACGGGCGCCGTTGAGCTTGATATAGCCCCATCGCGACCGCAGCTGGTCCTCGGTATACGTCTTCTTCTTATGATGCGCGTTTACACGACGCGTCACATCTACCCACGCCTGATACGATTCTTCGGTATCGGCAATGTTCTTGAGACAGAAGCCGAGCGTGACCCAGTCGGAATACTCGCCGGCACGACGCTCAGGATCAATACACTCCTTACACAACCGATATGCAAGAACAATATCCTCTTCGGATGTCTCAATCGGTGTATTGACAATCATCCCGTCCATAATGAGTTCGTTCTCCCCCTCAGCAGCGCCCTCGGCACCTCCCTCGGCAGCCGCAGCCGGTGTCCGTGTCGCCGCCGTCGCACGGCGAATCGGCTTCTTTGCGTTGGTGGAGCCTGATGCAGCAGAGGTCTCCCACTCGGCGGTACGCATCTCGCGAACCGTCGGCTCCACTAGATCCGTGGACCCGAGGCGGATACTGAGCGTCTTCATAATCTCCAGCGGCGACGTGGGAATCTCAACATTCGTCATCATATCCTTCACAATATCCACCAGCTCTGAGAAATTATCAGGGTCCTCTACGCCACTGAGAGACTCCTGAACGTCGGCAATATCCACCTTCCAGATATGTGCTACATTGTACTGCGACTTGTCAGGCTTACAGCACTCGTAGAGGAACCAGCCGTTGGGTGCAATTACAGACTTGTCAAAGCAGTCCTCGGCGGAATTGGACATACTTGTACCGCCGAATACCTTGGCGATTGCCTCGTTCTTGAGCAGGAATCCGCGAATCGCATGCTGAAACTTCGGCGTGGTATTGAGCGTAGGGCACTGGATATGGATGCCGTCCTTGTGCTGATTCTTATCGGTTTCGGGTGCCTGCTTAACCATATCGTAGAAGATGAGGTCTTCCTCAAGGTCCTCTACGCGCGTGAAATAGATCATTGCCGCAATGTACATTGCGATAAAGGTCTGTACCTGGTCGTGGTTGAAGTGGCGAATGAGCGGTCCACCCTTCGTCTCGCCGTAGCGAAAGTCTAGATCTACGAGAATGTGTGAATGCTCCTTGTGGCGCTCAATGAGGGAGAGCGCACGGGGAGGCGTGCTATAGATATGCTGGTGAACAAGATCTAGGAAAGTATCGTATTCGGAATCGTTTACATTATACTTGCCGGCATCGTTGCCCATACCGACAAGACCGTACACATCGTCGGTCGCACGTCGCTCTTGGAGGAACTTTTTTAAGGCGGACATACCTGAAGCCATCATTGTGCCAGTTGACATACCCTAAAAGGGTGATTCAATTTTTACAAAAAAACTCCTGCCCTTGGCTGTATGTAATAATGTCTAACCGCTGAGCGTCGCCCTTGCCGCCCGTAGGTCCGCCGCCAGCCGCGCGAAATCGTAGCGCACTGTCATTCCGTAAACGGCAAGCATTTCGGAGCGCCCATCCCACGCGACCTCGTGCTCCTCGGCGCACTGCAGCACACCACCACAATTTGTTAGAAATACAGCCCGCATCGTATCCATAAAGGGAATAGCAAATGGCGGAGGTGTGTTAAGCATTGTCAACACAGCCGTCTTCACATTGGCGTGAAAGAGCATACGATTATATACTTTTGCCTGTTCGCTGAGTCCACTATTGTAATAGGCGGGCTCATTCGTGAGCGGGATGGCGCTGAGCACATCCGCCATCATAACGAGTAGCACCGACTCTAGGCTCTGTACCGAGGACCACTGGGGTCCATCGTGCCAGGTATTTAGAATAGAAAGACAGACTTTCCCTTCTAAGTACATATTTGGATTGAAACGGGTTTTGCCGTCTTGGGTGAGCGTCTTCACCTTAATAGGGGCAAACGGATAATCGGCGGGGAAGTTGATATCAAAGAAGTAATAGCCGCCGTAGTAGGGGGTATCTTTTTGACCAACGAGCATCGCCGTGCCGTGAAAGATATTGGACTCGTCGGTTTGGTAGTAGATGCCGGTCGCCGCAAGAGTATCTTTGGATGGTCCGGTCACGTGCGCGACATCCCGCATAATACGTTTATTTGCGGCGCTCATAGTCTCTAAGCGTAGAGAGAAATTGTAATGGCTCGCAACCAGGGGCAAAAACCCCTTCATTTTTTAAGAATGTATAGATACCTTCATCAAATACCACACGCCCTGGCGCTAAATTGGGTGCACCGTCCGTCTTGACACCGTTGAATAGATTTATAGATAATCCACAATTGTCCGCAATCATAGATTTTGATAGAAATGAGTAAAATTCGGTAGATATGTATTTATCTAGGGGGTAGGATGCGTGCAGGGCGTATAAAAATTGGCATAAGTCACGGTCTTTTTTGAAACAGAGATCTTTCTCTTCAAACCAACTGCCGGCGTTAATGATACAATTATTATCAATAGGGCAGCCGATACAGGAAAATCCAAAATCAAGAAGTGTTATATCTTGTTTACAAGTATAGGATCCGTATCCTTCTATCTCTAGATCACGTATCCATTCATCTTTATGGTGACGGACAAAGAGATTATTGAGTTTTATATCTCGGTGATTGAAATGTAACCGAGTTTGTAGAATATGAAGGCAGTGTGCGAGTTGTAGAAGAATATCCAGAATAATCTGGTCGTTCTCTTTTGCCGCATCGGTAGACATATAAATAGGCTTCAAGTGTAAACGTAAATAGCGTTCTAGGGTATGACCACGTAGCATCTCCATAGTCATCCAGACGGATTCAAAGTCACTGGGCGACTCGGCGGCGTGCCCTTGTCGTACATAGCCAACGACTTCGTAGAGTTTGGGCACACGTTGAGGAATTCCGACGGTTTCAAATGTTTTAAGTACAAGAGCGTGTAGGAACGCTTCGGCAAGAATGCTGCGCAATTCTTCTTCGTACGCTTTTTGTTTAGTACGGGGAGTTCCTGAGCGCTCTTCGTCTGTTATCTTTAGCCGCACTTCTTTGATACAGACTTCTTCCATTGCGTGGTCACGTTCAAGATGGATTATGCCGTTGGTTTTGCCGGATTTGGGCTGATAGATTCCGCGGGTGCCTAGATAGATATTTCCATAACTACCTTCGTCAATACGTTTTCCTTTTGTATAGCCTGGCATATATGGACCGAGTGTAGTATCTTGAAAAAAACTACTGACTAGACGGAGATCTTCGCCGTTTTCGTCCTGCTTTTTACGTAGTATCTTGAGGTCAGACCATTTAGGAACGAAGGTTTGTACTGCTTTGAGAGTATGTGGTACAATACAATTGTTCCACCCAAAGCACCGCAAATCGTAACTCATCCCCTACTTTTATTTACGCTTTTTGTTCTTCATTTGGTATTCCGTTTGTTGACGTTGTCTCGTTTGCCGAAGAGGCGGCGGCAGATAGTTTTGCTTTTTTATTGGCTTCAGCAGATTCAGCAGCGTTTGCCGCTTTTAATTCTTCCAAGGTCGGCTTTTTATTTGCATTTATTGGGGTTTCAACTGATGCAGCGGCGGCGGTTATTCGCGGGTGTTCATCTGCAGCAACTGCTGCACTTAATCTTTTCGCTGATTCGGCGGCGCGACGTGTTGGGCGTCCAGTTGCGGCTGCTATCTTTTCGGCGGCACTTTGCTGTGGCTGCGGAGGGGTAGGAGGTGGGGGCGGCGCAGCATGTGCACGCCCACTTGCTCTAAACATCGCTTGAATATGTTCTTCTGCGGCAGGTAGTGTTGTTCCTGACTCTACAATTTTCTCTGGAGCCGTGGAGACGGTGGAGGCAACAGATTCAGGAGCAGGAGTCGTGCCTACCGCGGGAGCCATAGCGACACCCGCTGCGGCGCCTGTAGGTGTAGGAACTTCAGTTGTGCCTGCCGCGGGAGCAGCCGCAGGAGTAGGAGCCGCGGCTGGAGGTTCAGTAATAGAGTTTGTAAACCACGGGTAAATTTCTTTAGGAGACTTTTTTAATACTTCTATCATATCGGATAATGTAATATTAGATTCAAATGAAATGCCATTAGTTAATTCAGTCCAAAATTTAATAAGATCTTGTGATGGAACACCGAATACTTCTGTAGATGTAGGCTCACCCTGCGAGCCGAATGTTGTAGAGACATCGTCCAACTGCGCCGTTGTTTTAATGTTAGCGTTTTCGCCGGCGACCGTTGACGGTCTATTTGCCCCGATAACAATCTTGTTCACTTCCTGTAGTTGTGCTTGGACGGCGTTAAATTTATCGGAGAAGGAATCGGTAAACATAGGAAAGTTAGGGTATTTTGCAAGTTTTCCAAGGAAGAATAAATGGTGAAAAATGCATAAAAATGCTACCTGTCTTTCAACTAAGTCCGATACATTTTGATACCGTTGTCCTGTTGTTAGAAGGAACAGGTGTTCATTGATACCCTTGCCATTATCGTTTGGATTTGTGAGAATCTTACGTACTGCTTCACCGTTGAGAGCAAGAATATCGGTATTAGCAAGTCCAGTTGTTCCGATAAAACTAGAAATATCGCCAACAGTTTTACCACCTGAGGGCATCTTTTCGGTCATAATAATGGGCGTAGTATGAATATCCACAGTCTTATCGCCACTCTTTGTTTTAATATCATCGCGGGTAAATATGTTAAATGAGCCGTCAATTGTGCCGCCCATCTGTTCAAAGCCGCTCGGGAATGACAATAGTTCATCTAGACCTTCCATTCAACTCTCCTACCAAGGGCTATTTAAATTCTGAACAAATTTGATACCTTAATTCTCTGGAGTGTTAGGAAGCAGATGGACGAATACGCAAACGAAGTTGAGGATGAAATCGTAGAGGAGGAGTTTGACGAGGGAGATGCTCTTGAGGAGGTGGAGGAGGAGCAGACGGAGCAGCAGCGTGCGGAGGCGGCGGATGTTGTCAAACTCTTCAAACAACACCCCGAGATTTGGATTCCGTATGAGGAGCAGATTCAGGAGCGTCTTGTCATCCAAGTCCCTGAGGTAGCGACCCCCGGCAATACAAGTGAGGTGACCGATATGGTGACTTCACTACGTGATATTTCGCTTCTAGATGCAAATCATACGACGTATCCGTTCCTCAATGGTTATGAGAAGACGAAGTGCATTAGCTTTCGCGCCAGTCAAATTAATAATGGAGCGAAACCTTATATTCTTGTGCCTACCGGCGTGAATGATTCGTATCAGATTGCGAAGATGGAGTTGGAGGCGCGGCGGCTGCCGTTTATTGTCAAGCGCCCAATGCCTGACGGTACTTATGAGGTATGGCGTCTTAATGACCTACTTATCCTATAATTACCACAGTTGAATACGCTCATTAATAGGAATATAACCGGGATCCGATTCGCCGATATCAAATGAGGCGTAAAATTCGGCAAATTGGCGTACAATGAGATTGACACGTAGGGGGGCGGGGGCGTGTTTATCCAGCAGAAGGGATTGTTCGGCTTTTTTCGCTCGGTCCTTATTACGCCAAGATACAGCATAGCTTGTAAAGAATTCTTTGTAGGCATTCTTTTTATTAGCAGCAGTGTAACCACCCTTGGCAAATTCCATTTCCAGGGCTTCTAAGGCAATAGAGACGCCGCCGAGATCGGCGATGTTTTCGGAGAGAGTCAAGTCACCGTCTACTTTTCCGCCCATATAGGTTTCTTTGTTAAAGATCTCAACAAGTGATTGTGACATGTCTTTGTATTTTTGCGCATCTGCGGCAGACCACCAATCTTTCATGACGCCGTTCTTATCATATAAGCGTCCGTCATCATCAAAGCCATGCGTAATTTCGTGTCCAATTGCGGCGCCGATACCGCCAAGATTCCACGCTTCACTACGTTTGAGGTCAAAGAAGGGAGGTTGTAGAATGCCTGCGGGCACTACCATTAGATTCTTATCGCTATAGTAATATGCGTTGACTTCAAATACACCGTCCTCCCAGTTTTCCTTTTCATTAATTTTCCCCTTTTTCAGGTGTTTTATCATAGTATCGGTGTCGTATTTCGCAAGATTCCATATATTTGTGAGCATACGAGACTCATTTATCTCAGTCTTATCAAGTTCAAATTCCCACTTATCGGGGTACGCAACCTGGAAAAGCATCGCCTTACACTTTTCAACCGCCTTTGTCTTCGTAGCGTCGCTCATCCATTTGAGGTCACGAATACGTTTGATAGTGGCGGTACGTAGATTTTCTACAAGTGCAACTGCGGTCGGTTTGAGTTTTGCTGATATGGCATATTTAACATAGTCGTATCCGAGATTATGAGGAATATTCTCTTTGAGAACATTGAGCATTAAGAATTTTTGTGGGATTTTCTGCGTTGTACCTTGTAGTTGTTTTCCCCATAATTGGAAATGAAGATCGTCAAATGGTGGAGGCAAATATTTCATAAAATGTACGAGGACTTGTGCGCGCATCCAAATACGCCAGGATGTCATAGAATATTCACGAAACATACGATTAAGCACATCTATGTACTCCTTATTTGTTATAATATACGTAGCATTGGCTGCTACAAGTGGTGTCATTCCCCACGCAACCATCATAGTTTTCCAAGGTACATTTTTGTATAGACGATCTAGATCGGAAAGAGTATATGGAGTATAGGAAAATGCGACATCTTCACGGTCATTTTCGGGTGATAGATAGGGTAGAATGCTCGCTTCAATAGCAACAGCAGATTCTAGACTTTCTATATGAAGTATACTGCTGATAATTTTGAGTACACGTATATAAGAACTAATAGCCTTGTTATCTACGCCCTTTTTGTATTGCTGTTTTTCGGGCAGAGCAAGTTTAGGCTCGTAGAGATAGATACAGCGTTTGTTAGGTATATAACGGTCGTTTGCTACAACAAAACTAATAGGAGCGTTTGATTGTATGCGGTTGAGTTTACCAATAATACGAGCTACGTCTTCGCGCGTATGTAGACATTCAAAGAGTGACGAAAGCCGCTGGATATCGTACACATTATTTATCTGGTGTTTAGTTTCTATAATACTTTTAACAAGTCGGCTAAATGGATCCGCTGGCTGTTTCTTTACAACTTTATCAATCATATCAAACAGCGAATTCTCTACACGGGTTTCAATCTCGTCGCTGACCGATACGCTGGAGTCGTACGGTTTTATTTTTACCGTATCCTGCCAACTGTGATTGATATATGTATAAAAATCTAGACCTCTTGATGCCGCAATAGCGGCATTTGGAGGGTTAATGCTCATTGTTTATGCCCTACTATAGGCTTAGATGTGTTTTCGGGTAGTACCAGAATAACAATTTGTTTATTACTTTTCGGGTGCTTTTTTTCGGATGTTACGTATTTTTGGTGGGATAGTCCATATCGTTTTCCACGCCCGCGCATAGAGTCTAGAGGACTAGATGCTACGGGTGGGACCACCTCAATACTATCCATTCCCTAAACTTTGTCGCCATTTTTTTGTGTCCACTTCGCCCGTCCCGCCTCAAGGAGTTCGTGAGACATATTTATTTGCGTTCCACCAATTTTGTAAGCGTGCCGACGCAGGGGAATGGTTGTCGTGGGTCAAAAATTCGGCGGACATTTCGTGCGGGTGCTCAAATTGGTAGGGGCACGAGTCTTCGTGACAAAAAATCTCCTTCCATTCGTCGGGTACGCCAACGAGGCGTTTTTCGTGCATATCCCATACCTGAACGCGCGCATCTTTGAGAGACGGGGCGTTCGTATTTGCGTAGTTCGGGAAGAAGAGATAGCGTCGCCGCCACATAGCCCAGGGCTCCGCTTTTGTATCAGGATTGGGTCTAAGGTTTCTAATAAAGATAGCGGGTAAGTCGGTAGGAGGTTTTGCCGAGATATCGTATTCCCAGTAGCGCCGGTAGAATTCCGCCCAATCACGAGCGGCACGCTTCTGCTCAAGATGGACGCGCTCGTGGAAGAGGACGTCGTTGCGGCGTGAGCCGGACCAAATACTCTTCGTCATACGAATCGTATTTTTATCGGTGGTATGCGGCAACGCTTCCTTACATTCGTCGTTGACGATTTGTACCATACCGTTGGGCGTTTGGATTGTTTCTAAAACTCGGCAATCATCTATTTCGCGCGAAACATAGTAAAAGAGTCCGACAACGGCAATACATAACGCAAATCCCGCAATGTACCACCAAAGCATCGGCGACGACATCGCCGATTTTGCCATAGAATTCCTATACAATCCGCATATTTTCGTATCCCGATATAGAATGGCAAAGGCAAAGGCAAAGGCAAAGGCAAAGGCAAAGGCAAAGGCAACGCGTAAGAATCGTCGGCGCAGCCGTCATCGGCAGGCTACGCGCCGTGCGCGCATTGCGTGGGTTGAGCCTAATCTCTCTTATTTAGCAACGGGTGCATAACTGAGCATAAGCGGTAGGAATACCGAGAAAAGCACTGGGGCGTGATCGCTCCAAGGTTTTTGGAATACTTCGCAGTTTATGAGTCGTGGACCATTGCGAACAAAGTCGCAAAATTTACAGGTAGGTCGTGTCCATTGTAAGGGAAACCAGGCAATGTGATCCAGGTCTTCGCCGGTTGAATAGAACGTTGCTTTCTTCAACCGACTATCGTCTACATTCGTCATATAACGAATAAGTGGCTCGGGCGAACGTTCGCCGTTCATATCGCCTACAATGAGTACGGGATGCGGCGTTTTGAGAGTATCTAGAATTTGTTTATGTTGCGCTTTTCGTACATCGTAGGTGACCTTTTTCCCGACAATCCACCCTATTTCGGTATCGCTCTGCATATGTGTATTTGCGATGACGTAGGTACGGCGGGTAATTGTTTCGCGGATTGTTAAGGTATAGAATCCCTTATTTGTAAAGATTTCTATATTGTGATAGTCAAGATACGGATAGAAACAGTCACTGATAAACTCAAAGCGGTAGGTTAAAAAAGCGGTAAGCAGACCACTATTGACAAGCGCAACTCCGGTATCCCGTGGAATACAGACACAATAGCCGTTACGCTCCAGATGTTCTTTATAGTATTTCCGATTCGCCTCTACAAATACTTCCTGTAGACATATGACGAGCGGTTTCTTCTCTTTGAGCCATTCGCAAATCTCCACGGACGTATCCCGCGACCACGGGAGTCCGTGTGTGTTATAGGTGAGAACAGTTAAAAACATACACTAATAATCAGCAGTTTATTGACGCCACTGCTTACCGCAGTTGAGACATCGGATGAACTGGGTCATCGGCTCATCCGCGGAGCGCGTCTGCATCTCATAGTACGTACACTCGCGCTTGCCACACTTAGAGCAGCGGAACATATCGGTCGCTGCCGACTTATCTACCTCTAACATCTTCGCCTCGCGCTTAATAGACATCTCCACGTAGTTGCCCCACTTCTCGGGGTGGAGTTCGGTAAACGGCATCGCGGCGATATCGTGCGGCTTAAATTCGCCCTCCTTCAGGCGGGCGATAAGACGAGTATTACCGATATATGATGAGGAGTCAATATTGGAGACGGTGCGCCGAGCACAGATCTCATACAATGTTTGAAATTCAGGATTCTCCCACACGCGACGAATAGAGCGGCGCTTTGCGTCCTCAAGCGTGAAGTTGAAAATCCCCTTTTCTAAATCCACCTGCTCGGTGGGAGTGAGGGCGGAGCAGCGGTTGCGAATCACGGCACGGACTTTATCACGAGCAGCGGACATTTGACTTTCCAAAGAGCCAAGCGTTTAAGCGTCATTTTTTGCTCCGACAAAAATTGAATTTGACAACCCCGCCCCACCCAATTCGTACAATGGGGAATAAACGTATTATTGTGAAGCCAAACGGCACCCGCTGTAAGGTATGTGAACGGACGCAAAAGGTAATTCTTGAAACTAACTTCTGCTGGTGCGGCAATAAGCATTGTCATGAGGGATTCAGGATGAACTCTGAAAAGGCACTCTGTAAAGTGCGCCGTTTCAGAGAGAAGTTCAAGCCGATTCTTATTGACGATTATTATAATGAAAAAATTGAGTCAGCGGATACGGAGATAGAGGAAGCGTCACCAGAATGTTCGACTTCCACGGTTTCTTTCTAGGCTTTTGGACGACGTTTTCCGTAATTCTTTCTGCATTCTATATTGTTATGTATTGTTATGAAAATTTTAATAAGGCATTTAATCAAACTATAGATAAAATCAATGATTATATAGATGGGCAATACTCCGCGGCAGCACAAAAATTACCAAATGACGAGAACTTTGTTGTAAATATTTAGTTAGATATCATACTTTTCGGGCGCCAGTTCTTCTAGGGAAAACCACTGAGGAACCTTCTTGGAACCTTTTTTCGCCTTGACAACCTTGACAATACGAACTGGCGGCACGTCCTCTTCATCATCCTCTGGAACTTCATCTACTACCTCCTCCTCTTCCTCCTCCTTCACTTCTTCCTCTTCTTCCTCCTCCTCTTCCTCCTCTTCGTCTTCGTCCTCGTCTTCCTCCTCGTCTAGATCCTCAAATCCACCATTGAGTTCGTTGTAGAAGTTTTTGAACGCGGTGGCGTCAAAGGAGACTAGAGCGCCCGCCTGGGTTGCGCAGAGCAGTGACTCGCCGAACAGTAGGACCGTATCGTGCGGTGGCGGAAGTTCGTGCTTATTTTCAGTGCCCGCCTTGCCGGTCTTGTAGCCGAATAAGTATACGGTCATCAGACCCCACTTGAAGGTGCCGATAAGCTCGGGCGCCGTCGCACGGCGCAGGAGAGAGCAGGCGGCATCGCAATCAAGCGCCTCCGTACGACCAGCGGGCAAAGTTGCGTTACGGGTCGTACCCTTAGGTTGGAGAATAAGACACCACATCGTTGTTTTGTCTTATTCCACGATGGCTTAAATGCCTTCAAATTTGTTCCCGCGCCGTGCCGGTTTAGCGTAGCAGAACCGGTTGCCGCTTCGGCGGCACCGGTTTAAGCGCGCCGCGCGATATTAATATAACAACCCCGCCCCAATGTCGTACCTACTAACGTATAGTGGTGCAGCGGTAAAGGAGTTTCATAAGACGCATGCGAAGGCGCGCCGAATCACGCAGCATGTGGTTCGTTGGGGCAAGAGCTGGGGCTTTATTCAGGCGAGCCCGAATTGGGATACGGCGTGGCAGGCGGAACACCGCGCTCCTGTCGCCGACTATGAGCACGGCGCCGATAAGTTTCTTCTAGAAAAAGTCACCCTCTCAACGCAACAGGCACCACCCCTCAAAATAGATGATATGTGGAGCGAAGAGGTTATCTACGATCGGCATATCAAAGCCGGAAATTTACTCTATATTCGTGGTACTTTGTCAGATATTCAGGCAACCCTAAAGCAACTGAATATCTTTACTCCGCCTTGGCTTCTGGCTCTGGCTCTGGTTCTGGCTCCACAACTTCCTCCTTCACCGACGCAAGAGCCGCCGAAATATCCGACGATGCCGCCTCAGCAATCACCGCAACCGTCACAGATGACTCGGCAGCAGCAGGGGCAGCGACGGGATCTACCGCAGCAGGCTTCTCAGATGCCTTTGCGAAGAGCGCCGATATCCACGGGAGGCACGACTTTGAGCAGACCGCCTCAACCTTCTTTCCAACATCGCCCAGTGCGCCCGTCGCCTTCTTCAGGACCTCTGCCTTTACCTGTTCAATCAAACCATTTAACGCAGTCACGATCGCAGGGAACGCCGCATCAACGAAACCAGTTACGGTAATCTGTTGCGCAGCGGGTACAAACTTCACAATAAGATGCTTGACGGCGGCGAGAATCTGTGCCTCCGCCTTCTCAACGGATAGATTGTTTGTCCAGGCGACAAGAACAAGCTTAGGTAGGTGCTTGATAAGGTCGGTTTGGGATAGGACCTTACCTTCTAAATCCTTTATGAGGGACTGAACAACTCCCGACAAATCGGCAAAGGTGGCAAATTCGCTAGCCATGGTTTTCTTTGGGCGGACAGAATTATTTGCGTGGAATTAACAAAACGAAATTCAGGGTTGAAATTAGTAGAACATATGGCGACCCGGATACCTTTGGCTTGGATCGTATTGGTGGTTATTGTAGGAATCTTTGCTTTTTTTGGATATCATATTGCGAAGGCGGTGGGGCTACCTCGTTTATTAGATACCGCAAGTGATCCTAAATTACAAGCAGCACTCGCTGCCGCACACGGTTTACCAAAGATTAATCACTTACAGCCAACGCTTGATTTAAGTATGCCAAACCAGCCCTATATACCGCCGCAGATGTACCAACAGCAAATGCCGTCTGGAGTCGTCAACAGTGGCGGAGTTCAAGGAATTGAGCAACAGGAAACGGCTGCTCCGGTGATGACAACGCGCCAACGACCGCCGATAGCAAAACCTATGCCGGTGCCGACGGGTATGACAGAGGAGGATATGCGAACACCCGAGCCGTTACAACGCACACCGCCTGCGATTCATTACGAGCCACCGGAGGCAACGGACCCGTTGAACCGTGTGGCGTTTATGGATGCGGAGTTTGGATCCAACTTACGTCATCCTGAGCAGATGATTGAGCACCGTCAGCGACCTGGTGTGGGTAAGATGGTCTCTTCGGGTCTGGGCTCAGAGAAGTCGTCGCCGGGTCCGCATAACGCCGCCGGTTATTCGCCTGAAATGATACAGAATGGCGGTGACTTTATGCAGGGTATCGGCGCATTTGACGGCGCGGAAATGAATAGTTCATTTTCAATGATATAAATACTGCACCTGAATAGGAAAAATTTCGTCTGCAACAAATACTGGTGCCTCTGCAACGACGGCTCGTTTGAGAAATCAGACGTTATTTGCGAATGCGATACTTACGAATCAGTCTATTAATAATGGACTCATTAATACTACAAATACTGTAACTTATACGGGTGGAAATGGTGGTAATGGTTCGTCAGCAACACCGATTGAGGCGATAGATCAGGGCGCTGTAGAAACTACAATCGCACTGTACAATATTCTCATCAATAGTGTTCCTAGATCGCCGAAGCCGCCGCAGCCACCGATACCAAATTCTACATTATATCCATATGGATGTAATATTATACAATATAATAACAATGGTACGGTTCAGTGGACCGCTGATATTAGTGGTACAAATTTAGCAGGTCATAATTTATCAACGGATGGAACAAATGTCTATGCGGTAGGCGATTTTTCGGGCGCGATTATTATTGTAAATTCGGATAACACGCAACTTACGACGCCGACCCCAATCACTACGGACGCAAATGGCAGTTTTATTGTTAAATACAATGCAAATGGAATCGCACAGTGGGCGGCGTATCTTACGTCACAAACGTTTTTACAATTATTGAGCAATGTTACCGATTCGGTGAATAGTTATCAGGCTGGCAATTGTTTTACAAACGCAAATGTATATAATGCGTCTGGAACACTGTATAGAACGTTGAAACAAAGTGTAAATTTATTTAATGCGTCGGCAATTACAAGCGATGGTACATATATTTATATAATTGATAGTAACCCAACAGTATATCAATTTAAAACTACAGGAGAGCTTATCAAACAACAAAATCTTAGTTATAGTGGAATGAGCACTACTATATTATCTGTTGTATGGTTGGCGGGATATTTATATTTAACGAATAGACCTAATTTAGTAGAAACAACAATTTGGCAATTAAATACAACCTTGGAGGATCCACCGATACTATTTATATCAAATACAACCTATCCTGAAATTAATGGAAGTCTTTTTATAACAACCGATTATGTATCAGCGTTATATATGGCAAATACAAGAACTCCAAACGTACTTACAAGGGCAATTGTGAATAATGATGACACACCTCCTAGTTTAACCTCTGTCACATTTAAGGGTCTTAATAATATATCTGGCTTAGGTCAGGGTATAATTTTGCCGTTTGGCATTTCTTATACAAACTACGACAATCTTAGCGATGGACATCTTCTTATAACCGATTATAATAATGGTAATTATGCCGATATAAGTGGTATTGTTTGGGACGTTGAAGGAGTAAACGCAGATGGTAACTGGGCTCCGAGCGGTAATCTTTTTTTAACTGTAAATACATATACAGGCACCGGTAAATATATTAATGTTCCTTATAGTGTGAATGGTATTTATGCGGATCCTGCTTCATATAATATATACATTAGTATGTATGGCACAAATACCTTTGTTAAATATATTTATCAAACACCTGGTGCCCCAAACGGTCCAAAAATAAAAAATTTAGGCGATGGATCATTATTGACAACTATAACTAAATTAGGCAATACTATATATACACTAAATTATTCGCCAACCAGTGTTTTGTATTCAGTTATTTATCCAAGTTTGAATAGAATAACTTCTAAACAGGTGTATCCGTTGGCGGCAAATTATAATAGTGGATTCGTTATACAATATACCCCTAAAGGCGCAGTATCGTGGATATCGCAATTTGGCGCAAATAATGCAAATTGTACAGTAAGTGCTATTACAATAGGACCGACGGGCATTTATATAACAGGATCGTATGGGGTAACAGGAAATTTTATCTTTAACAATAAGGACGGCAATCCTTCTGGAATAGTTCTAACATCCGCGTCAAATACGACAACGTCATCAGCATTTGTTGCGAAATACACGACAGCAGGCAATGCGGTATGGGCTGGAACGATTGCAAATTTGAATTCTACCTCAGGAACGGCAATTTGCGTTGATTCTTCGGATAATGTGTATGTGGCGGGAACATATAATGGAACTCGTAAATCAGGTCCATTAATTATATATCCTGTGAAGTTTCCAACGTATGAAACTACAGAGACAATATCTCTCGCAGGATATAATTCAGGTAGTGCCGTATATCTAGCAAAGTATGATATTAGTGGTGTGGCGCAATGGGCAACAAATATTATTGCGGAGACTACAAATACAGTCAACGCAATTACAGCAAATGCGACCGATATTTATCTTGTAGGAAACGCAAATGGAAGTATAACGTGTAATAATACCGATACAACAACCTTTGGTCCTATTACTACATCTGTAGTTGGTAACGGTGTTTTGATTAATTATAGTACAGCGGGTATTACGCAATGGGCAACGATTATGTTTGGCGGAATTCCGTTCTATATTTCATTATTTGGACAGTATCTATATCTAAGTGGTCAGATGACAAGTCCTGTATCTATTTATAATGTGCCCTACGATGTCAATGGCGCGGTTATCCCACCGCCAGAAGGTCAGCCTATTATTTCTGGCATTTCTATACCAATTAGTGGTGGTAATAACGATTTTCTTATAACGTATGATACAACTGGTACAGCACAATGGGCACAGAATACAAGCGCGCCATATCCAGCTTTGACATCTACAGGCGGTCTTACATACGGTAAGAATGTGGAGTACGTTTCGGTATCTATACAGCCGCCATCAAATACCACCTTATATTCATACGGCACAAATATTATTAAATATAACAGTAACGGCAAAGCACAGTGGGTGGCGGATATTAGTGGCAATTCTATAATAGTTTTTGGTTTCGGAACTGATGGAAAAAATGTATATGGATTAGGAAATTATTATCAATCTGACTTAGGAGACACAGGCATTCCAATCTTTATTAATTCGGATAAAACAATTACAGTAGTGTCAAACATTACCCAAGACTCCAATCCGAATGGCATTTTCTTTGTAAAGTATAATTCGGCAGGCATAGCACAATGGACAAATAATATTGAGGGTCTATATCAAAATTATTATAATAATTTGACACAAAAAATGGTAAGTGATGAAACTTATTCTTATGTAACAGGTTTTGGGTATAATGTAGTTATATATAATGTGGATGGAACAATTTTCAAAGAATATCCTGTTCCTACTGGTGGTCAAAATGGCTATTTAATACAGTACGATGAAGATGGAAATCCGTTATGGGGATCAAGAATATCTGTTGATGCTGGTGTTGATGTTTTTAGTGAGTGTATTCCTAATCAAATAGCATTGTCCTCCTCAGGCATTTACTTAATAGGTTTATTTGGAAATCGGGGCACTGGTATAACAGTAAACATGCATTTTAATGATGCGGATGATACACCCGTAACAGCCTGCGATCTATCCACGACTTCTGCTTATTGTATGTTTGTTGCGAAGTACAATACATCTGGTACTCCTCTATGGTCAACAAAGATTGAGTATGGTTCTGGATATGACGGATATACAAGTGGATATAGTATTGCAATTGATGGAAGTGATAATATTTACGCAGTTGGACCATATGTACAAAATCTTGAAACTACTCCATTACCAGTAAATGTATATTCGGCGGGTGATCAAACGACTCCTACAAAACAGGTATATGGATGGAATCTGCCTACTAGAAGCGCAATAATTCTTGTAAAGTATAATAGTACTGGTACAGCCCAGTGGGCTATAAATATACGGGCACCTGACGGGGACCCTTTGGGCTATGATTTAATCCCGTATGGACTTACAGTGAGTGGAGGGTTTGTTTATATTGTAGGATCTGCGTATTATTGTAATGTAGCAACATACGATCCGACGAACGCAACAACCGACCCAGACACAGGCACGCAAACACAAACAGGTGCTACTATGATTTGGAATGGTGGAACCTCAGATCCAGCAGATGAAGGACAGAATGATGGAATTCTCATAGTATATGATACGAATGGCATTCCACAATGGAAGACGCATATTATTGGAACTGCTCCTTATGATTTTAACATAGGTGTTATTGCCTCGTCTGTAACAATAGGAGGCGGTAATATTTATGTAAGCGGTATTACCGATACATTAGGTCCTCCACCTCTTGTAACTTTTTACAACACCCCCGACGGAACAGTAGATTCTAAATTTACTCTTACAAACACAGCACTAGCAAATAATTTTACAGTAGCGTATAACACGGAGGGTAAAGTGGTGTGGGTCAAAAATACAAGCTCGCCTGGAACAAATTCCAGTTTCAGTCCAAGTATGTCTTATACAAATGCACTCTATGTAGCGTCTCCTGGAGAAGGCGTGGCGACTTAAACCGTCAGCGACGCTATATAAATATACCCCATAGCAAAAATGGACTGGGTTGCCGCCGCCGAGGAATACGTAGGGAAAAACGGATGGGGTGCGCGCGGCAAGACCCTCGGCATCAGTCGTATGTACTCAGAAAACGGTGCGGATAAAGCCCTCATTCGTAAAGAGAAAGTAGTCGCCAGCCTTCGACCACGTGGTATCCTTTCAGGATTCCTTGCGGTTGTTCCCAATCTAGGATATGCGGTGTATTTGCCGCCAATTGCGGCAAAAATGGGACCGCAGCGCTTCCGCCTTCGCCTTTCCCAAGCCGTCCTAAACGACGGTGCTATCTTTTCGGCGTATTTCAACAAATCCAAGCAACTCGTCATTGAGGATGTTCTTACGTGGCAGTGCGCCGCCGTATGGCATACAAAGCCGTTTAAGGAGCGATGGGAGCGTATTGTTGCCGATTTCGCCGCAAACCACTTCAAACCTATGTTAGAATTACAGGGAACGGCGATTATTCTAGCACAGTATACATCTGTGAATCAGGTTCAAGCCCAAGAACCTGACGTAAATCAAGTCGTTGAGTTTGTTCTTAATGGTCCGAATACGAAGCGGATTATTTGGATCCCGCCGAAGGTTGAGCCAGCTCCGACAACGCAGCCCGCCAAGGAGCCGACGCCTGGTGCGGATGTATTCAAGGTAAAGAAAGAAATGGGACCCGACGTTTTCTCCGTTTGGCGCGGCGAGGAGCGTTTGGGTCTGGGTCTCGTACGGACATTGGCGATTAGTAGAGCACTACGTCTAGCGAATCTGGACGAAATTCAGGTTGTTGCTGAGCATAATAAGCAATTTGATAAGTGGGAGATTAAGACGGTTATAGAACCAAAAAAATCCGAGGGGTAAGATAGAGGATGAATCGTGCGTTACGCCGTGGAATGAATAAGAAGCACGGGCTTCACGGAAGTATGAATCGTCGTAGGGGCGGTGGCTACTCGGCGGAGGGCACTCTGTTTCCGCTAAATAAGACGCCAGGCGGCGATTGGGATAATCAGACGGGTCTGGGTCAGTACGCGGTGACGAATCCTTACAGCGACTGCTCGTGGACAAGCCGTCCCGGCGAACTCTACAACGAGGTGACGAATGCGAGCTTGGCATCGGCGCAGGCTTCTATGGCGGGCGGTCGCCGTCGTTCGCGCCGTCTGAGGGGCGGTGGCTGCGGTTGCGGTATGCCGCGTATGTCTGGGGGTGGCTGCGGATGCGGCGCGCCGGCATTTACGGGTCTGCCGATGCGTAATAATGCGCCTTACAGCGGCGGTCGTCGTCGCACTCGTAGACACCGCGGTGGCGGCACCTACGGCTACTCCATTGACCCGAGCCAGAGCATTGGTGGCAATGGACCGAATGTAGATGCGCTACACGTACCGGTGCCTTGCGATGGTCGTATGGGCACGCACCACGCCTTGAATCCCCAGGTGGCGGAGGGTCCCGATCCACGGGCGCCGGCGGATCTCTACTCGTTAGCGCCCCCTGGATCTACGGCGGGTGTTACGGGATACGAGGAGGGTCTGCTCAACCCTGCGTTCATGAAGGGCGGTCGTCGCCGCTCAATGCGCCGTGCTCGCCGTGCCCGTCGCGTAGGCGGATCGTACGGCACGCCGAACGCCTACCCTGAGGAGTGCTACCGTGGTACGGGTTCGTCTCTACCGGTGTACAATGCGTCAACGGCAGGTTTCACGTTCTCGCCTTCTACGGATAAGGGCGTGTTCTTGCCTGACGGTGTAGCGGCGTACAATGAGGTATGGCCGGTGGCGGCGCGTGTTGGACCGGCGAACGGTCCTTCGCCCGTCAGCGGCGGTGCTCGCCGCCGTAAGAATCGCAGTAGCCGCAAGAACGTGAAGAAGAACAAGCGCTCTCGTAAACATTAAATACCCAATATAAGTAGAATGAGTAACTTAAATACAGTTGTGAATGATGAGATTGCTCGTAATTCAGAACTCATGAAAAAACGAGGCGCCATTTTGGAAGTAGGGCGTATTGTACAGAATCGTGGCGGCAATAATGCGGCAACACGAACTGTGCGAAGCCTTGTTGCAAAACTAAAAAGCAAGCATTCAAGGGATTTTAATCTTGTAATTTCGCAGGCGAAGATTGCCGCAAAGATATCTCGTGGTGGCAAGCGTAAAACGCGCAAACTCCGTCGCAACTAGCAACCTCGGTAGTAAACCCCAAATAAAACGCCGAAGGTGACTCCAACAACAACTCCTATAAATCCAATGAACGCACCGGCAACCTTTTGTGTACACCATATCTTGGGCTCAACAGGCACAGCCTGCGGAGCAGGCGTCACATAATCCTGAACCGTATCGGGAACTACTAGAACAACAGGATTCTCAACAACCGTTGCCATTATGATTACATGAATTATAATGTGAAAACCCGATTCAACTTTTTTGCTAACGCGGAAGAAACCCGCCGAACCCGTATATGATTAGAACTACAAAACCGGCACCAGCCAACATTAAACAACCGCCAAATACAAAAGGATGCCGACAACAAATCCAGTTGGGCGGCGGAGATAGCATAAATTCTTGAAAGGTAGGTGGTCTTACCTTAATAACCACGTGCCCGACAGGCACCGGCACTGTAGTCCTCACCACAGTATGTTTCATTGTGTTAGAAACACAGGAAAACATATAAACATTCAATTTTTAACGGCGGCGGGTAACACGGTGTTTCTTAGGACGTTTGGGCGACTGCGGCGGCGAGCCCATTTTACGCGTAGTACGCATCGGCGATAAATTCCGTTTCGGCTTCTTATTCATAGAGGTATTGAAACCGAGCCCTGAGCCAGGTGGTGCTGTTGCTTTTCGCAACATCCACGCAGGATTTTTTACTGTAGTGTTTTTCTTTCCAGACATCCCTATTTTACTCATACATAATACGCGGAGACTCGGATGGAGCTGGGTCGGCAACACGGGCTTTACGAGTATGGCGACGGCGCGCACCACCATAAGTCGCAGCACGGTATAACTCGGGAATGAGTCCGCCAACACGAGCCCCGCTACTAGAGTTAACGTACTGCTGTGCAACCCGCTCGGCAATCTTTCTAATATAATCGTCAAGGTGATGACGATTGAGCGACTGGGTCAGCACTAGACAAGTTAACGGTCCAGGACGAATAGGAGGATTCTTATCCTGTATTTTCATAACGAATCCAATATTGGTGAAAATAGCATTAAAGAAGCCGCCGGCGGTACCAACACGAACATAGTCCTGCCAGAAATCTACCGCGCCCGTTTTCGTCAACATTCCGAGGAAGCAGCCGTTATTTATGAAGAGAGGTACCGTGGAGCCGGTGCCCATAGGAATTTGGTGGACATCTACACCGCCGTAGGCGGAAACCCAGACAATTCCGTCCGTCGCCGACGCTGCTACGGTCGTGTACGCCGCATTCTGACCCGCAAACAGCAGTCGGAAATTATTGAATACATTGACGTCGCCGCTGACGGTCAGGTTGGACGTACACGCCATAAACGCTTTATCGGCAAAGCGCCACGTTTCGCCGGCTTTGACGTCAATCTGGATGATAGAGCCCTGTAGGAACGGCGAGAGGTAGATATCTAGTTCGTTTTTGGTAGGATTGGCAATAGCGTTTTGTAAGGCGGAAGAGCCGCTGAAGGAGCGCGCGAAGGCGCCCCAGAAGCCGCCGCTGCCAAGTTGGGCGTTGGTCGTTAGACCACCGTCCATATACGCCATTGTCTCCTGGTTCGTGATCAGATTAGCACCGGGTTTTAATGAGAATTTGAGGATATCATAGCCGCCCTTATTCGTTATCGCAGCACCGAGCGAAGCGAAAGGGCTGGAGGCGGTGCCGACTGCTCCTGTACCGGATGAACTGAGAGCGACATTATCGGGTAGCGGCGCTACGGAGGCGCTAGGTGCACCGATGCCGGCGGTTTTGGGCACGGGTGCATCGGCACTGACGCCTGGCTGGACAAAAGTAGACCCTACTACTGCGTCTGTGGTAGGTAAGACCTCCTTCACAGCCTCGGGCTTTGAAGTAGGACCGGATTGGGGAAACTGGAAAAAACTAAACATTTCTACTTTACTCATACATAATTCGTGGGTTGTTTGAGCGACGGCGACTGCGACTGCGACTGCGCCGCTGCGCCGCCGCAGGTTTCGCCCCAAACCACTTCTTGATTGTGTTCGTAATACCAGGTTTGTTTTTACGCGTGCGTGCGGCATTGCGCCGTGCATCTAGCCGCTGACGATGTGAATTTGTACGCCAATGACTGGGGTCATTGTTAACAGTCAAAACTAGCGGACCTGTATACTCATTATTATAAGTCATTCTATTTATCCTAAAGATTAATCATCCACAATGAGGCACCCGTCGGCAGCAGGTGCTTCCGTTTCGGACGAATCTTCGCTCTCATCAGTGCTAAACTTGACGGTATAACCGCATTCTTTGTAGAATTTACGCCGACGGCTCCACTGACCAAAACACTCAGGAAACGCCGTATCCAGGACGTCGTAAATACGGGGTTGAATAGTACGCTCTTCGGGTTTGAGGCGGAGAATACGACCAACCGACTGCTCAATGCTACTTTTAGGCGTCGCCAGCAACACCGCATTGAGCGTTGGAATATTCATACCCTCGGACGCCATTGCGAATGTCCCTAGAATAACCGTACGCGTTGCAGTAATATCCAAGTCTTTCTGTTTCATTCCACCGACGTAATAGCCTATAGATGTCACCCCACACGCCTTGAAGCCGGTCTCAAACTCTTTGAGATGCTCACGGCGGTCGGAGAGTACCAGGAGCCGCCTACCTGTCTCCGAAAGGCACGGTGCCACCCAATCAATCATTGCGCGAGTCCGTGGTGCGAAGTTAGCAATATTGTTTACCATACAGGCACGGATCGGCTTCCCAGCCCAATCGCATTTGACCTCGGTATACGCATCATCAGAGTCGGTATAGCGTAGGCATTCAACGCGAACGGTATCATCTTTAGGGCGCCTAGCAATCTGATATACAATAGAACCAAGATACCACCCAAAGACTTTGGACAGACCATCGTTGCGTTTGGGCGTAGCGGTCAAGCCAAGCATTTTTGGGCAGTGGACGCGCTGAAGGGTTTGGCTGAAATGTTCGGCGGCGAGGTGATGGACTTCGTCAAAGATAGCGAAACCGAAGTGGTTGAAGGTGCCGGCAAGGAAGTTGCGCGAGCAAAGTGTCTGAATCATTGCGATGCTGACGTCAAACTCGGCGCCGACGTCGCATTTCTCACCCTGAATACGACCGATACGGATACCTGGTACCAAACTTCTTAGTTCGGCACTCCACTGGTCGGCAAGGAACTCTTTGTGAACTACGATGAGGAAACACTTCCCGATTTCCATTGCGGCGGCAATGCCGGTGAACGTTTTGCCGTAGCCGCAGGGCAGGCAAATGATGCCGTTGTGTCCCACGCTACGAAACGACTCCAAAGCCGCCACTTGGTGGATGCGGAGTTCGCCGCCGAACTTGAGCGCCGCCGGCAACGCATCACCACGAGAACGAATGTCAGAAATCGCAGGACCGAATTGGTTAAGCCCCCAGGCGGTAGGAAGATAGAAACGTTCGGCGGATTCAAGGTAGACTTTGAAGGCTGACAAACCGGCAGTGAATGCGGCAGGACCTTCGGCGCTTACGGTCAACTCTTTTTTAATCAATGAAATTTGCGTAGGTGTGAGTTCCGATTTTGCAACGGAGTAGCCTTTGGTGGAGAGAGCACGAACAGGTAACATCTTGTTTTTTAGAGATAAAAGTAAAAACTGTGCGTCATTTTTTATCATGGTGGTGAATAGAGTGAAATGGTACAGTCTTCGGTATCTCCTGTGGAGGTAGGTCTAACCATTGTGGTATTAGCCGTGACAACCGCAATTGCGACAAAGATGTTTACGTTATCAAACAGTGTAACGTCGTCCCCTGTGACGGCAGTTGCGCTGGTGGTGGTTGCGCTAGGCTTATTTAGCGTTTACCCGGCTGTTGGTGTTTCGTTGCTACTTCTTACGGCGGTGCTGATGTTCAATAGAAATGTTCGTAACACAATGAAGATGATTGGTCGTCCCCAGATGCGCGATAACTTTCAGAATGTAGCGAGCCCCTTGACCAGAGTCTCGGATGACGTATTTCAGGGACAGATGAACGGACCGCGCTATCCTGATCGTACGGTTGCCAACGCGGCACCGGCGAACGAGTCACTGTCCAATATTATGTATGCGGACCGCCCGTCCATCCCGATGCCGTCGGGTCCGCCTATTAAGCCGCCGTCTTACCGCGGCGTTTATGGCGCCGATAGTATTATGAATGAGCACGTTGGAGATGCGGTGGGAGCGCCTGAGAATGGATTCCTTTCGGCTCCCCGCCCTTTGAGCGAGTTCAAGGAGACCGACCCGAGCAATCCTATGTTGGGACCGGTGAAGGTGACGGAGGGCTTCCAGCCGGCACCATTTGGAGCGGAGGAGGGCGATGTGCCGTATGGCAGCTACCCACGGGACCAGCAGCGTGCCTCGTCTACGGGCGAGAACCGCGGCTACGTATATCGTCCCGAGATGGATACGGGCTCAAACGAGTTCAAGCGCTTTGGACCGAACCTTGACGAAAAAAGTGATTCGTTCAAGTACTATACAAATTAAGTTTAACTCTTCTGTAGGAAGATTTACAGGTCCGAAATGGTAATTTATAATTACGATTTCACAAACATTGCTATGATCCGGTTCAATAGTACTCTTGTTATATTAAGCAATCATTCTCCGAAGTACAATCTTATCGTTCATTTGGGGCATAAGGCGCAGGCAGATATGAGTCTTCTGAGTTGTGAGGAGGCACGAACGGGCGATAAGATTGATGTGTATGTACCGGATGTACCGACGACTGAATCCCGTTGGACAAATGTAATTAAGCAGCAAATAAGAATGATAATTCAGGTCGCGCAAAAGTATGGGACGGATTACGTTTCTATAATTGTTGACGGGACTGCGAAGAACGAGGTAGCAGCGATTGCCATTCATCAAGCACTCCGCGACTATATTGGTGCGATGTATATGATTGAATTCTGTATGCCAGATGATGCGACCCGATTAGCGTATGAAGCGACAATACCACCTATTTATCGCTCATAAGTAGGGATGGCGAAACAGCGGTTTTCGCTTGCGATTGTTTTTTGTATTATTGTGGCTTTTTTAGCCGTATTATACTATTTACATCATCGTAAAAGCGTTGAGGGATTTCAAACAAATGAGGCAAATATTATGATTGGACCGTATATTGGAACCCCTGGTATACCTATTACCGATACGAAGACGCTTGCTAACGGACAAAAGATTTATCTTGCGCAGTGGACGCCGAGTCTTACGATGATGATAAATAGGACTTCAGGAGAAGCTAGGTATTATGGCGCAAAAGTGGCAGATTATGAGCCTTCGTATTGGAATAATAGTCCGACTTTAGGATTTGATAATGTTACAGCCACATATGATGCCGATTGTCCGAGTTGTTCCTCGTGTTGTCCAACGTGCCCGCAGGCGGCAATATCTTACCAAAATACTATACCGAATGTGATGTTTGGAGCGACAATGGGGGGTGATTATACAATTCAAGATATAAACTTTGATAATGCGGGAAATTACGTATATCTTACCTATAAGGATCCTTGGACATGGGCGATTAATTCTAAAGGTGAGACTAGAACGTATTATGGACAGGTATCTGACTATCTAGCAACAAATTGGGATACGTATGTTGGAGCAAATAATAGTATTGTATTACGGTACGATAAGAATAAACCATCATTGAACGCAACACTACCGTTTCGTTCGCCTTTACCTAATGTCTTGAAAGGTGCTGTATCCAATAATCAGATTTTGATTGATCGTATAGATAAGGATAATGATGGCAATTATGTGTATATGGGACATGATACACCTTATACAAAACTAGCAAACACAAATGGCGTTTGTAAGTATTTCCAGGGTCCGATAAGTATTTATACACCTAGTAATTGGGATTCGTATATCACGGTGACAAACGGCAGTTATGTACCGGCATATACGATAAATCCACCGGAGTCGAAAATGTCGCAGATGGGGTCTAAGTTAGCAGTGCCGAACGTTATGTATGGACCGTTGATTGGACGTAACATTCTCATTGAGCGTATTGATAAGGATAACGCAGGAAATGACGTCTATATAGCGTATGATGGTAATAGCGAAGGAGGATATACAAGGATGGTGAACTCGTTAGGTAAAGGCAGATATTACAGTGGACCGATTAGTAATTATTTGGCTGGAAAATGGAATTCTTACACAGATGTTACTGGTGGTCACTTTATAACGATGGTAGATGATCCGCCGAAACCTTTGCCGCAACCGCCGGTTATATTGCCGAGCAATTTAATATTGGTACCGAATATTATGTATGGACCTGGTATTGAACGTGATATTCCGATTCAGCATGTAGATCAGGATAATGCGGGCAATACTGTGTTTATTGCATATGACGGAAATGATGGAAACACAAAGATGGTAAATGCAAATGGTGTTGGTAAGTATTTTAAGGGGTTTATTAATTTGTATTCTGGGGCAAACTGGAATAGTTATAGTACTATAGGAACAAATGTATATCAGTTGAGGGTAGATACGATTGCACCGCAGCCGGATCCGGCGCCGTCGTATTCGTCAACATGGTGCCGCTGTAATGCTTAAAACCCCAGCTAGATATAGAGGATGGTAAAACGCGCCGGCATTTTGCTAATTATTGCGGGCGTATTACTTCTGGGATTGATAGGATATTTGTACTTTTCAAAGTCCAGTGTGATGATTGAGAAGTTCCAGGATGATTTTTCTGACACGATTGCTACAGACCTTAATATGGCAGATGAATCCCAATACCCGATGTCCATACTTCCGGCAACAGATGCAGAAACTTCATTCCCAGAACAGGGTTTTGCACAGCCGGACGTACAGGAACTCCCACAGGAACTCCCACAGGAACTCCCACAGGAACTCCCACAGGAACTCCCACAGGAACTCCCACAGGAACTCCCACAGGAGTTCCAACAGGAACTCCCACAGGAACTCCCACAGGAACTCCCACAGGAGTTCCAACAGGAACTCCCACAGGAGTATTCGTCAAAGGGAGTCTACCCAGAAGATAATTTAGAGCCCGCACCAAAGTTTCCAGAGTCGCGCCCACAGGAGTTCTTAGAGGAGGAATCTCCATCACCGTACACGCAGTATGCACGTCCGCGCAAACCACCATCACGGGACTTATTAGATGAGTCCTCAGAGGATCTTCCACAGGCGATCCCACAGGAGGTTCAACAGGTGTTTGCAGAGGATTTTCCACAGGAGATCCCACCGAATTACCCGCAGTCAATACCAGAGCAGGTTCCACAGGAGATCCCAGAAGAGCTCCCGCTGGCGGTTCCAGAGGAGCCCCCACAGATGTTCCAGCAGGAGCAGGAGCCTCCACAGATGTTCCAACAAGAGTACCAACAGGCACCGCAACAAGAGTATCAACAAGAGTACCAACAGGCACCGCAACAAGAGTATCAACAAGAGTACCAACAGGCACCGCAACAAGAGTACCAACAAGAGTACCAACAGGCACCGCAACAAGAGTATCAACAAGAGTACCAACAGGCACCGCAACAAGAGTACCAACAAGAGTACCAACAGGCACCGCAACAAGAGTACCAACAAGAGTACCAACAGGCACCGCAACAAGAGTATCAACAGGAGTACCAACCAGCGCCCCAACAGATATTCCAACAGGAGCCTGAACAGGAGTACCAACCAGCGCCACAACAAATGTTCCAACAGGAGTACCAACCAGCGCCCCAACAAATGTTCCAACAGGCGCCCCAACAAATGTTCCAACAGGCGCCCGAACAGGAGCCCGAGCCGATGATCCGACAAAATTTCCCGCAGACATTTGCACAGGCTCCCCCGCAAAATTTCTCAGAGGAGGTTGCACCGGTACTAACGCCTGCAGCACTTGCAATGACTGGGGAGCAGTATCCTTCTTCATACATGCCAACACTTCAGCAGATCTCAACGCCGCCACCAATAACCTTAATGCCACCCCCACAACCGGCTGGACCAGCTATCAGACCATCACCCCCATCAGTCATACAACCGCAGATACAACCGGTTGTACAAGCACAGAGAGCACCGGTTGTACAAGCACCGAGAGCACCGGTTGTACAAGCACAGAGAGCACCGGTTGTACAAGCACAGAGAGCACCGGTTGTACAAGCACAGAGAGCACCGGTTGTACAAGCACAGAGAGCACCGGTTGTACAAGCACCGAGAGCACCAGTTGTACAAGCACCGAGAGCACCAGTTGTACAAGCACCGAGAGCACCGGTTGTACAAGCACAGAGACCACCGGTTGTACAAGCACAGAGACCACCGGTTATGCAAGCACAGAGACCACCGGTTATGCAAGCACAGAGACCACCGGTTGTACAAGCACAGAGACCACCGGTTATGCAAGCACAGAGACCACCGGTTGTACAAGCACAGAGACAGCCGGTTGTACAAGCACAGAGACCACCGGTTATGCAAGCACAGAGACCACCGGTTGTACAAGCACAGAGACAGCCGGTTGTACAAGCACAGAGACAGCCGGTTGTACAAGCACAGAGACAGCCGGTTGTACAAGCACAGAGACAGCCGGTTGTACAAGCACAGAGACAGCCGGTTGTACAAGCACAGAGACAGCCGGTTGTGCAAGCACAGAGAGCACCGGTTGTGCAAGCACAGAGACCATCTGCCACGTCAATGAGACCATCTATCCCGCCGATAAGATCAAGTATCCAACTACCGGTAAGACCAACGGTTGCGCAACCAGTAAAACCAGTAGTCAAATTACCGACAAGACCAGTGGTCACACCACCAGTAAGACAAATGGTTGCACAACCAGTCGCACCAATGGTCAAACCACCGACAAGACCAGCAACCGCACAACTAGTCAGACCAGTTGTCCGACAACAGATCTCAAATCGTCTACTAAACCGGCGATGATGAACTTCGCGTCTTTTTATTCCCCACTCTTTTCGCAAACCGCAAAGAGTCGGTAATTTAACATCTAGTAGTTTAGCGCCGACGACGTGAGCGGCGAGAGCCACCGGCGGCAGGAGCGGCGGCACCTAAAACACCGGCTATCGCGCCATTAATACGACTACGATTATCCGCACTTAGATCAGCGTATGTAAGCATACGTTCAAGCATCACACGGAGTGCTCGTTTTGTACCTTCTTTATCAGGACCGGCAGGCATTGCTGCGATACGTTCAAGGGTTCCTTTGGCAAAAAAATCGTTAGCATAGCCGTTAATACCACCAAAGATCTTCACGTTTTTGGCGAATAGAAATGTGCTGACTTCATCGGGCGTCATACCAGTGGCAATAAACTGGATCTCCTCTTTTGTTAGAGAACCCAGGCGAGCCGCGGACGCACGGTCTATAAAAGTCAGAGCAACATCTAGCCTCATTCTACTATGGGGCAGAATTAATGTTACATAGTGTCCAGTTAATATCTGTTTGACCGGCGACGGCGCGTTTGGCGGCGACGACGACGACGACGGCGAGAGCCACCGGCGGCAGCTGCAGCGATAACAGGACCAGGCGGATTTAACCGATTAATAGCGGCTTGAACACGAGCACGATTTTCCGCAGTTATTGCTGGCGAAAGAAGCATTTTTCTCAATTCTGTTGTTACACTGTATGTTAACAGATCTTTACGTTGGCTTTCAGGTAATAATAATATGCGGTCAATAGGGTTAATTCCTTGCGCGGGATGTTCATCGCCAAAAAAATAGGCAATGTATTCATTGATGCCACCGTGGATTTTTATACCTTTGGCTAAGAGGTAGTCCATCCATTCTTCGCCGCGACCGAGTTCTATCATGCGGTCAAGTGCGGCTTCAATAATAGGATAGACAGCCGGAAGCCGTTCTATAATCACTAAATGCATAGGTGAATAGCGTTCAACAATATTTTCTAAAAGAAAACTGAGCGGGTCATCGGTCGTTTCAGCCGTTTCAATGAGTTGTTGAACGGCAGGGTCTACGTTGTTTGCCATCCTCTGTTATGGGGTGTGGGAAAATTGAAGCCACCATGGTTTGTTATAATAACAGCAGCCAACCACACAAATGACCAATGTAAGTAGTTCCTCCCTAATCCCTCCCCACATCCGTGATTCAAATGATTGGAATGCACCTCCAAATCCCTTCTTAGAGATTGACCGTCTACAAGAACGATTAAGAATTCATCTAGTTAATATGAATGTTCAAATGACAAAACGCGAACGTATTAAATATGTTGTCCGTAAACTGATTGATCAAAATGAGACGTGCGCGTTCGGCAAACGCGTCAAGGGCAAATATTGCTGGAATGCTGTCAAAGATGAGAGTCTATTGTATCTCAAGCTTACATGGGGGCATATTATGCCGCGATGTCGTAAAGAAAAAGACTCGCCAGAAAATCTATATCTGCTGTGTGCGCGATGTAATGAAAAACTTCAGGGTTCGCGAGATCCAGGTCAATTAATGGTTGAGATGGAATCAAAGATGGCGCATATTGCCGAGATTATTGCTGAGAGGAGCTGCGATAAGATTTAATAGAATGGAATATGAAAAATTTTTTTAACGGATGCCAAGGGTTGAGGTTTCAAGCCCTTCTGAATCAAATACAGTAATATCATCAATCCACATATGGATAACTGTCATAAGTGATAGACTTTTTGAATGATTGAATGATAGTGCAGACCACCAGTTGGTAGATTCATTCTCAAACATAGCCCACTGCCAATGATTTCCAAGATTTAAAAGTCGCTCCCTTTCAGTTGCCGTAATAGTTGTGTTATTATGATATTCATTATCAAGAAACTCCTTTGTGATTCTAAAACACTGCTGTCTAATATCTTTGTTGAGAGAGTACATAAAAATACGATACTTGTAAATTGCCTTTTGGGCTGTAATATTTCTAACGATTTCTGTTTTATTATTATCATACTGAGAAGCCATCTTTATAGATAGTAATATTAGGCAGTATTTAGGTAAGATTCTAGGATAAAACGGGCGTTGTCTTCGGACTGCTTGGAGAGGGTTTCTTGCGCTGATACGGAATCGTTCAGTGCCTTAATCATATTGACAACCGAGCGCTGGTTTTCAATAGACGGAAAGCCAAATTCTAGATTATAGAATGCATCCATATTGATATTTTTTTGGCAGGAACCAGTTGAACATTCAGATAGTTTCTTTTGATTTGCCCATAGAATCCACCATAGATATTCATTATCAACCGTGGTTGTATCTTTACTGGTTAATGTAAATCCAGAATCCATCAGCCAATATTTATCTTGAATCATCAGCACCATTGATTTTTCAGATACAGCAAAACGCGCAATCTTACAGGTGGGTCCTTCGCGATTGTAACGGTCCGTGTGAAAGTTCGTATCACCACCACCATATACAGGATAGAGGGTACCTTTGTGATCTTTCTGGGTAATACGCTCGCCAAATGCTACAACACAGATATCCTTGAGAGAGCGAGATGTATTATTTATACTCATAGAAGATGCGTTCAAAACTGCAGCCATTTGTGATTTTAGATAAATCTTATCCTGTAATTTATTACGGGCGAAACGAATAGCCTCTACAACCTGCTCTAATAGACCTCCCGTTGGATCCTTGAGAACCAAGTCCATTGCACGGTCGGTAAGTTTGAGCATATCTGCGAGGTCGGTTGTGCCAGGAGCGAATATACGGTCAAGTGTGGCGACAATTTGGTCTTGGATAGAATGAGGTGGTAAAGGTATATCCATATTAAAGAACTTATTTTTATCCATCTCAGGTATAACAGCAGCAACCTTGCCATACTGTGAATTATTAGACAAAGTTGTGTAATAATAGAGATAGCGAATATTAAGAGTATCTATGCGAGTCTTCATCACAATTGTGTGATTGCCGGCATAAAATTTAACACCGGTATCAACATATTTCACACTCTTTGTCCAGCACGAACCTTGATCGCCTATAAGAACAGATGGTCCTTCAAAGTTATACTGTTCTACATATCCCTTAATTCCATTAGAAGCATAATAAGGATAAGTTCCGTTTTCTGCTCGGTCTCCTTCTGGAATATTTTTTCCATTTTTGCATTCGGCAATATCCCCCAACTTAACAATCGGATATTCAGAAGGATTTGTCGTCACTGCTTCCACATTCGCCGTTCCCTTAATGTCCAGCTTCCAACCAGCTTCACGTATCTGGTCCATAGTAAGAGTACGAATGACCTTGTCCTCATCGCCGAGCATAACTATAGAGATAGTCGTTGTAGGCTTACCTTTTGTGGCAATGAACGAGAAGGTTTCAATGCCCGTGCCTTGTTCCTTAAATGTTCCTGCCGGATTGATAATAATCATATCCAAAGAGCACAAATTTAGAAACCATTCCATCATTCCAGTATAGCTATCATTGAGAATTGTAGCACTCATAACAACGCCCATTTTAGCACCATCTTTAAGTACAGATGGTATAAGTTGGAAGAAGAGAATCGCACTTTCACCCACATCAGGAAATGGAATAGGATTCTTTACCGCAGGATTTACGATCAATTTCTTAACCATCTTTTTCCCTTTCTGTTCAAGGACGGTTGTGTAATAGAATTCTTTAAAGCTCACAACGGTAGCACCAAAAGGCGGATTGGCAACGCACCCATCATACTTTACAGTAGTTGCAAGAAGCACAAGGAAAGCATCCTCCTCACGGATATGTGTTTCCATATTAGGAATAATGCCAAAGTTAGTGAAGATATTCATCACACCTTCTGTATAAATATCTCGCTCAACCTCAATGCCATAGAGATTGGCGAATGCAGTATGTTTATCCACCTTCTCCTCTCGCATAATATGGGTAGCAGTTTCTTGTACAAAGGAGCATGAACCGCAGTTTGTATCAATAATCATTTGACCTACTTTTGGGTTTACCTGTTTTACCACGGATTTGAGAACAGTGCTCGGTGTATAGAATTGACCGAACGTCTTCGCAGTGCCTTTATTGAGGTCCTTCTTGAAATAAGTATATCCAGCATTTGAATCATAATCTGCCAGCACTACAGAATTCATATCTTCAAACAAAGCAACGAGAAGTTTGTAATATTTTGCTGCTTTCTTGTCATCCTTCTCAATTGAGAACATGGCAAACTCCCGTGCAGTAAATAGAGCACCAACAATGGATGTCTGAAGTGCGCGCCATAGCCTACGAAAGATATTACTCATAGTTTGTGGGTCGTTCTTCAGAGTAAGCAATGCGGCATAACTTATAGTAGTAAGTTTTCCTCCACTAATCTCATCACAATCTAGAGTCATCTGACCGTTGCTGAGAAGGCGAGGCAGGTGATAGATGAATAGTAGATCCTGATAGATTTGGTCGCATAGACTTTGTTTATTCCAACTCTGAAGTCCATAGGCACGACATGTATTGCGTAACTTTAAGAGAAGGGTTTCCAACTTAGTTGTTGCAACTGGAGAAACTTCGGCAGATGCTGTTACAGGCGCTGAAGGTGCGGTCGGCGTTGTATTTTTCTTACCACGTGGCATTTGTGTATCAAACAAAAAACAAAGATCTGGCGTCAATTTTTAAACCGGTGGTTCATAATTAGCCCAGAAAGAGTCTCCCCATATGTCTCGTGGCATACCTGGCAGTTTTGGGTATTTGCCGTGAAGATCAGTCCATCGGCGGTCAAAGTCCACCTCATCACCTATACACTCCTTTTGAAGAAGTTTGTACATAGCGTCTGGGTATTTGCCATATGATTTAATATTAATAGTAGAACCAGAATGGACAATTTCTGCCAAATCGTAGACAGACATCTTCCATTTTGCTTTAGGATTTGTAGGCATTTTTCGTGTAAGATGGGTTTCTACAGATGTGCGCAATGTTGTACGAGTATGATCAAATACATTAATATGCTCCGCCTTCATCAGGTCTAGTAACTCGCCAGGCTGGCATTCCTGCCACTCCTCACGATTTGTGAACAGCCCAATATAATCGCGCCAATTAATCCACCCCACCTCCTTATATACGTCCGATGGGTCATGTGGAATACCCTTAGGAAGCACATGGCTTTCGCGATATTGATGCCAGGCAGTTTTAGTTTGGCTTTCGTTAGTAAACCGCGGCCAATTCAGCCGCTTTGCCAGCTCGTGCATCCATAACCGAGCCTTAAAGAATGAATCCTTTGCTAAGTCCGCAGTAGGACATGACCCTAGAATAGACTGGTCGTGGAGGCGAGCGTTTTCATCTGGAATCCATACGCGTTCAGTCTCATCTATCTCGCTATCAGCAGTCTCATCGCTATCGGAGTCAGTTCTATCCCCATCGGCAACCGCTTTGGGTTTAGGAACCCACACCGTCTGTGAAATTGCCTGGTTAGGATCATGGGATAGAATAATATTCTTAATAGTATAGCGCACATTGCGATAGTCATTTGTAGTACGAATAGTTGAGAGTGTCTCATCCTCTTCAATCTCATATGCAAGAAACGGAATAAGAACGCGGTGACATTTCAACGGATTCTTAGGGTCAAGCCGGTTACCGCGACCTACAATCTGCTTACAATCAATAGGACTGAACTTGTTATCAACAAATACAGTTGTATTAATAGCCGGCTCGTCGAAGCCCTCAATAAGAGTGCGGATATTACATAGGATACGAATTGTTGGACCTTCCATTGCCCTAAATGCATCCTTTACAGTTGTATTTACTCTACTTGATTGTCCTGAATGAACGGTGTCACAACTCATTGTAATCCCATCCATTTCCACCATTTTCCATACAAGTTTGAAGACTACCTTAAAGAGGCTGGCACGACGCTTGGTTGTGTGATACGTTACAATCCGGTTGCTCCCAAAACGACGGATAGATTGAATAATCAAATCCGCAACAATAGCGTACCATAGAATAACATCAGGCGAGATAATGACATCGTCTTCGTCGTCACTATCAATAGTCTCGGTCTCAATCGCATTTGTTAATGAGCGTGTAAGTCCATTCTCCCATTTTTTCAACTCGCGTAGAAAGTGGGTAAAGGTGTTTTCGGCTAGATTCAAATGCCGGCGTAGGTCGGCAATAAGTCGGCGAATCATAGGTCCGGTAGATTTAATACACACCACCTCAAATGGAGCAAGATATCCATTATCACGCCCAAAGATGTAATTGCGTTCAGCAAGGCAAGTCCCATAAAGATGCTCTTGGTGTGACATGCCGGTGTGAACCGTCTTATCATTTTCAATAAGTGGAGTATTTTTAGGAGATGCCGTAATTGCAAGACGCCAACGAGAACGAATATTCTCATCGGCTAGACCAAAGAGATTGCCTGATAGATCCACCTTTTTAGCAGATGGAACAAGGTGATGTCCCTCGTCAAATATAGTAAGGTCTACTACAGCATCCTCCATCTTCACAAGGGAGTCGTATGTGGAAATACAAATCCACTGACCACTTGTTGGAAGTTCAGAAAACCGATTCACGCGGACAATATTTCGGAATTCGTTAGAAATGGTGCCACAGCAGACAAAGAGTTGCGCACTAGGATATTTCCACGCAATGAAATTTGTGAGCGTTTGTTCAATAAGTGTAACGCGTGGCACTACAAAGAATGTTGTATTTGCCGATAACTCAAGAATGAGTTCAAATGCCATAACAGTCTTTCCAAGTCCGCATTCAATTGACCAGTATCCACGTGAGGCGCCCTCGTTCAGAAATGCTTGCTTCGTACTCTGAATATCCTCAATTTGATAAGGACGAAGAGTCAGTCCTGAACGACTTTTAACTACAGGTGGAGCTGGCATATTACGACGGCGATATTCACGGAGAACACCGTTAATTTCATCGTTTGTGCGGTATGAAGCAATAAAGAGATCCGTCTGTTTGCGCTCTACAAGAACCTTCATAATATTTTCTAGAAACTGGGATTCGTTTGTGAAACGTATGCCTTCCTGTGTAGACGCATGGTTGAGATCAGTATCGTCCTCTTCCGTTGATTCAACCGCCTCGAACTTTCCTAGCCATGCCTTTTCAAGTGCTTCAAGTGACTTTACAGTTGTTGTATTCAGTTCAACCAGGAAACGAAAGCGAAATTGGTTATCGCGCTGAGCGGCTGTGCCATAGACTTTAAGGCGTTTGTATGGGTCATCGGTTTGCCCTCCTTTAGCCACACCCCGTTCGTAGTCATTATCTGTTGCGACAACGTATAAGAACGGCATCTTTGAGGTTTAAAAAGAACCATATAACGAAGTTTCAATTTTTAACCGCCTTCTTCCCCGCCACCAACTCCTCATTCAACCGCTTAATCTCCCGCTTCAACGCACGCATGGCTAGAACGTCAACGGGGTTGGACTGGCTATAGCGGGACTCCAAACGCATTAGCGTCTTCTCTAGCTCCTCAATTCGCTTTTCAATATCCATCTGAGATGACTGTTGAAAAAGAATAAACCAAAGACTCAATTTTTAGACAATAACACTGGAGTCTACAACAACTTTAGGTGCAGCAGTAACAGCAACGGCGGCAGCAGCGGGAGCAGACGAGCGACCGTGGACTACGGCAACAACCGCGGCAATGACCGCGGGTAGGCAGATGGCAATGCCGACCATTGCGTAGCCGCCGCTGGTATTACCGGTCGCCCATAGCATGAAACCGGCAACGATGAAGCCGAGCCAGCTTAGAACACTGAGAAATGCAAGTGCGGTCATCTGAGGAGACATAGGGGTAGAAACAACTGGAGAGGTAGCAGAAGAGCCGCCGGCGTATAGAGGGAGTAGAGCAGCGAGGACAGCGGGGAGGCAGATGGCGATGCCGACCATAGAGTAGCCGCCGTTCGTGTTACCGGTCGCCCATAGCATAAATCCAGATACAATGAAACCGCTCCAGCTCAGCGTGGACAGTAGCGCAACAGCAGTCATAGCAGGAGAAAAGGCTGATAGAGACATTTGCCAAAAGGTGATGACAATTGGAATGGCGCCGATCCTCAATCAATTTTGATCAACGTCATTTTTAAAAATTGAAAAAGTATAGTAATTACTAGTCGTTATAATTAAATAAGTTCTTTCCAAAAAAAACGGACCTCCCCATTTCTCTTTTATATAATAACCACTCTACAAATGACTAAGGAACATATGGAATTTATAAATGGTATAGAAAAACAACTAGAAGTGTTACCCGATTCGTACCGTTTTCTATATTCAAAATTATCTACTATAGACGAAAAATACTGGTTTATAGGTCTTAATCCTAGAGGAGATATATCTAGTCCAAAAGATCTATATCAACTAGAAGGAAATGAATATCTTAATAAGCGGTGGAATAAATCAGGCACCGGTTATAACAATCTACAAAAACAAGTATTCTTCTTCTTTGAAACACTTTGTAAATCTCTAAATATTACAGATTGGCAATCATTTATGAGTAATAAATGGTTAATTAGTAATTCTATATTCTATCAGACAGATAGTAGTAAAAGTATTAAAGATAGTTATAAAAGAATAAGCGAGGATATTTGGAAACAAATGATTATAAGAAATGTTCCAAAAGTTATTGTGTGTTTTAGCAGTTATGATAATATGAAAAAAATATTTATAAGACTAGGTTGGCAGAATATAATTGAAAAAGAAACATGTATAGGAAATAATAAAACACTTATTAGCGCAATGAAAAAAGATAATAATTTATGTTTATTTGTAGGATTTTGCCATTTATCTTATGGAAAATATAGCATTAAGAGTACTGAATCTAGTAAACAAAAACTAAAAAATATATGTAATGTTATTGCAAAATGTATCACGACCAATCAATCACAATAATCTGTTCAATGACTTTATCTTCATATCCCTTGGTTTCAACGTACTCAATCTTACAATCTATATACTCCTTCTTAAGAATATCCATAAAATCGGTAATAAATAATGTCATATTAATAGGATTATTTAGTTGGGGAAGCATTTGCATAGTCTGGTCCCAGCGATTGTTAGTAATTTTAAATAAGTATTTTGTCTTACCACCTTGCGCTTCGCGACTAATATCCGCCCAAATCACCTGTAGAAGACGATCAAATGCCTGATATTTTGTAAATTCATTTCTATCCTTTAGCGACTGTAGAACGTCACGGGACTTAATTAGAGTTCGTGGCTCGTTAGACATTGTAGATGCCGACCACCAAATCAAAAATTAAAGACTCAATTTTTGACTTTGTTAGAAACTCAGGACCAATCAATCACAATACCCGCCTTTCGTACCCGCGTATCTCGTCCAGTTTCAACCCACTGCTCATCATAAGTAATATTACAATCAGGGAAGATTGCCTGAAATGCAGCAACAACTTCCTCATTGGTGAACTTATTTGTAAAGATATTCTGTTGTAACATTTGCCGAAACCGATCGGTATTATTATTATTATTCATACCACAACACTGATTAGGATTAATATTCCTCAACTCCTCAATCTTACTCCCCTCAATAAGATAGGAAGTCTTCTCCTTGGAAGCAGCATCTAACACACTGCCTCGGAAATATTCAACAATCGCCGTTACTGTCTTAGCCTTACGATCCTCCTCCTCCTTAATCTTCTTCAGCCGATTAGCCTCAGGCAGCCCTTGTAGATAGTCACGAGTCAATACCACTGGCGCAGTCATTGTATGGTTGTGCCCATCCACCAAATCAAAAATTAAACACTCAATTTTTTATTTTTTATTTTTTGATTGCATTAATTCGTATTAATCAAACGGGTTTGGAGGTGGAGGCGGAGCATCTTCAAACTCATACACCGCCTTCATACACTCAAGCAGTTCCTTAATATCCCTCTTCATCTCCGCAATATCAGATTTTATATTGTGAATCTCTCCCTTGAGAGAATTAATTTCGTACAAAGAAGCATTTTCAATAATTTTAGCGGCTTTATCAACCTTCACAGTATCACGCTCCTTCTTGATCTTTTGGCGTTCCTCCTTTTGGATTCTATATCCTTGAACAACTTCATTATAGAGAGGACTCATTGTGTATGCCTGGTACCCGCGAGCAAGACGGTTGTGAGGAATAACCGCCATACTCTGTAGTTTATAGGCAATACAGCCAGGAGTACGCTGATGGATATCAGCAATTTCTAGTATATTTTTTGATTCATCATTATAGCGACGCTTTACTTCAGCAGCCTCATCAGGAAGCCAGGGCTCCTTAGAACGATTGTAATGGCTCAGGGGATTCATTTGAAAGGAAGAGAGAAAGTAGGTAACCGTAACAATCCAAAAATCCCCCAAACCCCTTTCAATTTTTGCCACCAACAAGCAAAAATTTGATAAAATCTGATTTAAACCACTGACCCCCATAATATTTACAATGAATACCTCAGGTGGCGGCACCCCTGTAACTTTCGGCAAATATCAAGGATATACCTTTGAACAAGTAAAGCAGTCGGATGTATCCTACTGTAATTGGATTCTGAAGCAGATGGAAACCGGCGGTAGGATGAAGGAATTCCAGGACTGGCTGAAGAAGAATTCAAATAAGGCGACATGCGAAATGTGTAACGGCACGGGCAAGATGTGTGTGGCTTAAACTCAAATAACAAAAACCGACAAGATGCCGGTCAATATCTACATCCTAAAACTCCAAGATGAGTGTTGGTATGTCGGTAAGACAGCAAGTGATGTTGAAAAACGTGTCCATGCCCATATGAATGGTACCGGATCCGCATGGACGAAATTACATAGACCCATCAACATTCACGAAACATTTTTAGATGTGAGCCCCTTTGATGAAGATAAGTACACAAAGGAGTATATGGCAAAATACGGAATGGATAAGGTGCGCGGCGGAACCTACGTCTTGCCGACACTCCAAAAAACCCAGAAGGAGTTGTTACAGAAAGAGATTTGGGGCGCACAGGACCGCTGTTTCACGTGTGGCGGTAACCATTTTGTATATAAGTGCAACAATAAGCCATCAACGGATAACGAAGAGGTAACCAAAAAGTGTATGGCGTGCCTCAGTGCCATCTTTACACCTATTTATAATTTTTTTGCACCGAAACCAGCCCATCAACAATTACCCTAATTGTTAGAAACTCAGCCAACCCCTTACCGACGCCGTCGTGCCTTCCGTGTCTTCCTCATCTTCACAGTTAATGGTTTAGGAAGGGCTTCTCTGATAATTAGATTTTGTACTTTATTACGTATTCTAGGACTAGCCTCCATAAGTCTTTTAACTGTAGGATCTTCTAATGTAGTAATTAATGTACGAACATCTTCTTCTTTTAAAGCCTTCGCAAACCGGTTTACGGTGGCAAAAGGATTTACTGGTGGAGCTTTATTGAATTTTTTGATAAACGCGTTCGTAATATTATTATAACCATGGTTGTATTCACTATTCTCGTTAATGGCTGGTAGTTTATTCAACGGTCTGCTTTTCCGTCGGGTTCCACCTTTCTTAGCACCAGATGAAACATCATCTGAAACCGCAGCCAGCCCTTTCATTACATCCGCATATAATCCCTCTGGGCTTTTACAGAGACGACCGTAGATAGGATCAATTAATGTAACTAATATTACTTCTTCCTCTTTCTTCAACCGAGCTTCCGCTTTTTCTGAATCTAAACTACTTTGAGTTGTTATCAATGGTAAGTGAGAAAAAGAAAACAAATTAACAATATCTTCAAAACTTGTTTCTGAACTACCCTGTAGTGTTACTGCAATAGACGGAAAGAAACTTTCTAAAGGGGCTGATCCTTTGTACGCACTTCTTCGTGTAAAAGCTGCTTCAAAATCCTCATCATTCACTATAGCTGTCAAAAAAGCAATTTTATCTGTATTTGAATTGATCCAATTAATAAATTTACCTCCGCGTGATAAACGCATGAATCCCATTAGGTACCCTCGTTCTTTAATTTTCCAATAACGTTTTGTCTCTTCATTAAACCCTTGACTTATAACACCTTCTTGAGAATTAGTTGTTATGAATCCATTCCGATTGATGGCAGTTAGTTCATCTAGACTACCCATCGTAGTGCCGGCATTTTCTCTTTCACTAAACACGGGAGACTGGAGATGAATTGCCATAGCCTCTTTTGCTAAATCAAATGATAATGGAGGCAACACATCTCGGGCACCCGTTTCGCTCATTCTACATTAAAAAGATAAATTCCATACCACCAATAGAAATGTCAAATAATGCAACCGCGTTCAAGGAAAACTTAAGAACCTTGGAAAAGGAGGTGCTAAAGGGTGATTTGGATTCATTCGACCAGTGGATTGTTTAACTAAATAACAATTATGGACCGTTGCTAGAAGCGAAACGCAGCAATGTAAATAACGAAATCGCCACATGGACCTCGGTGAGCGATTCGCGTTACGGAATGTCGTTGCTACAGATTGCGGTGTGGGGAGGACACCCCGACATGGTACGGCGGGTTCTTGATGTCTGCCTTTATTCCGAAATGCCCACGAAGTTTGATATTGAATACCGAAAGAAAAAGAATCCATCAGGAGTACCAAATCCTGAAATAGATATGTTTAACGGCAAGACCGCCCGAGGAATTGCGGATATTATGTTAAGCACCGCCCCTACAGACGAAGCAAAGGGTAGATATGCGGAAATACGCAATATTTTACAAGAGGCTGGTGCTTCGGCAAAGTACCCTAGAACACGTATAGTCCGAGGAGTCCAAAATTTCGTAGGCACTGTGCTGCCAGGATTTAGCGGCGGCAAACGAACCTACCGTAAGAAGCGCAAGACCAACAGACGCAAAACCCGCCGTCATAAATAGAGGCAATGGTGTATCTTAATTTATCAAGACAAGGATTGACTGTATTACCTCCAATCCCGGCAGATGTCACACATCTTCATTGTTTTGATAATCAACTCACAGATTTAACTGATTTACCAGATGGATTGCTTAGTCTTAATTGTGGTGATAATAAACTCACAACCTTACCAGTCTTACCAGATGGATTGACTAATCTTGATTGTTCTAACAATGAACTTACAGCCCTACCTGATTTACCGGCTGGATTGATTGATCTTTATTGTTCTTTTAATAAACTTACAGCCTTACCTAATTTACCAGCTAGATTAAAAAAAATTTTTTGTCATGGCAATCAACTTATATCCTTACCCGATTTACCGGCTAGATTAACCTATCTTGGTTGTAGTGATAATGAACTTACATCCATACCCAATTTACCGGCTAAATTGGATCAATTTATTTGTACAAATAATCAACTCACATCTTTACCCAATTTACCGGCTAAACTGGAATATTTTTTTTGTGACGATAATCAATTGACTGCCTTACCATATTTACCAGATAGTCTGGTACATATTGAATGTTCTAATAATCAACTTGTAGTCTTACCCAAATTGCCGACTGTATTATTTTCACTTAAATGTTCCAATAATCAACTTACAGCCTTACCAGATTTACCTGAAAGATTGGTTGAAATTTATTGCTTTAATAATCCTTTTCCTCCTGAACTTCAAGAAATTATTGATAGATATATAAATGATGTACCTAAACACCAATTAATCATCTCAGTCAATCATTATAATGAGGAAGAGCGTCGCCGTGCTACTCTTCGGCAAGCAGGTCGTGAAATGGCAACTTTACGGAGTATTTTACCAGCGTTGCCAGGTAATACCTTCAGAGCAAATGATCCATTTGCTGAAAGATTAAGAAAGTTACAACACAACCATAATTCGTTTGGTCCTAGACGTCCAAGGAAGAGCCTGCGTAAGAAACGCAAACAGGGTAGGAAAACCCGCCGTAATTAAAGAAAATTGAACCCACAAATCCCGCAGAACAGATTCGCATCCCCACATAATGAACGTTGTAGCCACTCTACGCTCAAAGTCACCAGGCGATGCGATGCGCCTTATCGGCAATGCTCCACAATACATTAATGATTCCAATTTCATTAATGTACTGAATCAGTACGATTTTAATAGCAAGAAGAATGATGCTCGCGTCAGCCAGCAACTGAGTGCATTTGCAGGCATTCCTGGGCTAGCAGCAAAGGTCCAACAGTGGCTCTCTTCATAATTATATATGTTTATAAGGATATACAACGATGCCTAAATCAAGTGCTCCAGCGAGTCTTCCAACCGTACAAAGCAAAGGCTATATGTACTATACGTTTACTGGAGATGTTTTTAACGATGGAGGAGAACCAGTAACAGATAAAGGTGTTGTATTCAGTAACACAAATAATTACCCTACACTGGCAGATAGTAAGCAGTCTAATGTCCCATGTACAGGCACTGGTGGAATAACTGTTTCTATATCCGAATACCTCAATCCTGACAAAATATATTACTTTCAGGCGTATGCAACAAATTCAGTTGGAACAAGATATGGGGGTGTTATAACCGCAAAGGCATAATAATCAGAAGCTCTTCGCAACTGGTGAGCCGATGGCGGCAGCAACAGTGGGCTTGGAGGTTGCAGGCACAGCAACCGAGGCGGCATTAACAGCAACCGAGGTGGCAACGGCAGCAGCCGCAGGCACAGCAACGGCAGGCTTGGTGGCGGCTACGACGTGCTCCTGCCAGTCAAGCGACCAAACGCCGACATAGTTGCGTAGGAAGTTGAGCTGCGAATAGACAGACTGTAGGTCCTCTGCAGAAATCGTGACCGTTGCCATTGTATAGAAAGACTAGAGTGCGTTGCTTTTAAATTCTAGACACTTCGTAGAATGAGCAACACTCCGCCAGGATCACCCCCTAAGCGTCTACTGACGCTTGGTGTCGCAAATAACAATAATGTAAGCGCCATTAGTTTCCATAACAGCAGCAACAGCAGCAACAGCAATATTTTGGGCAGTTTGAAAAACAATAACAATAAAGCGTATAGCACCTCGCGTTCTTTGAACAGCAGCAACTTCTATAATCGTAATCGGAGCACAACCGCTCCCCGCAACAACAACAGCAATAACAGCCGCAATAATAATAAGCGGAACGCAAATTACAAAGCGCTGATTGGAAAGCTGAACCGCAAGAGTCGCAAGACCCGGCGGCAGAAGCGCCGCCAATCTCGTAAGTAAATAGATGGAATCCACGCCACTGAAGTTGGCGGATGGAAATATTCTGCCGAACACATATTATGAGTTTCCGCAAAAGAAACGCAGTAAATTTTCAGCGAAATTTGGTGCGTGGATTAAAAAAGTTGTAAAATTTTTCACAACTCCACCGAATTAACGCCGCTGCCGAGCCTCCTCCACCTGGCGCCGACCGTCCCCATTACAATCGCAGCACATCACGGATTCCACAATCATCTCCCACCCCTTGCCACGGCACCGATCGCACACCACCTTCTTCGCCGAGTCGTTATTACAGGTGCGGCACCACTCTTTAGTAGAAGGATAGAGCCAACCCTGCCCCTTACAGTGCTTACAATCCACCCACCGAGGCATACCGCTTTTGTTAGATACCCAGGATAAAAAATGGAACCGATGGTTTCATTTTTTTCCCATAAAAAATTGACACCTAACCCCGCTACCCCAGCAGAAGGCATACACCATGCAGATCTTTGTGAAGACGCTTACGGGTAAGACGATTACGGTGGATGTTGAGCCATCTGATACGATTGAGGGCGTGAAGGCGAAGATCCAGGATAAGGAGGGCATTCCGCCGGATCAGCAGCGCCTCATCTTCGCCGGCAAGCAGCTAGAGGACGGTCGCACCCTCAGTGACTACAACATCCAGAAGGAGTCTACTCTCCATCTTGTTCTGCGGCTCCGCGGCGGCTGCTAAACCCAGGCGAAGGCGAGTTTATGATAAAGTCTATCCACGAGCCAACGCTATATGAGACACTCGCCCAATTCCTTGACAGTCTTCGCATCGTGTAGGTTCAATAATATGAACATAACCGCAGCCTCCACATTCAGCACATACCGTTTTTTTACCCTCGCATAACGGGCACTCTTTTTTGACGAGCGGATACACCATTCCCTCCCCTTTACACATCTCACACGTCGGCAACACAGTCGCGGACGCATTGCATAGATTAGAGCCGCCAAAAGACATTCTAATCTATGAAAGAAGAAAACCTTAATAAAACTACGCAGAGGATAAATACGATTCATCCATATCTACCGTCAAATCTTTCTTTACGTTGACTGTTGACCAACCAGAGCAGGAGTACGCCCAGGTAGGAATGTCCTTATCTTTGTAAAGTCCATTATTCTTCTGGTAATATTGAATAACGCTGTCAGGAATACAGACTTCATTCATGCCAAAGCACGTAGGAACGGGCAAATTGCCAGCCTTGTCACCGTATGCCGCGACTTCGGCGGCACCCGTCTTATACATAATAACTTGAGGGATTTCCTTTGGGCACGACATCGGAGCTGATGTCATCATATTCATTTGACTACAGAGTTGCTCACCAGGCGCTAAAGGACCCTTAAGTTTGCAGTACTTCTTCTTATCCGCATTATCGGATGGCATACAGTCGTAATCATCAAGATCAGGATGTCCTGAACAGCACTTGCCGATGCTAGCGTAGTTGGGCAGAGATTCCGGGCACGCCTGTTGCTGCGTTGTATGATTTTCCGTAATCATAGACGAGCAGAGGGGTAGTATACGATGGCGGTTGCGGGGGTCAGGCATATTCGGACGGAACGCGCAGAGTGCCTGTTCATCAGAAGCATCGCAGGTATGGGTGTAGGGATTCATAGAGCCGCGGCAGCAGAAGCTATCACCGCGCCGGTCGGTAAAGAAGTTATAACCGCCAGCAGGGCAGCGTGGACTTTCTAAAACCGGTTGTGCAGCGAATCCCTCAATATTCCGAGAAATCATCTGTGCAAATTTACTGATGAGTGACTTGTCATCGCGAAGGACGATCGCAAGTACTATGCCAAGAATGGCAAATACGAACAGAAAAGGAATCCACTGATATTTCATTTCTCTTCTACCTTACTGTTTCGTTGGATTTTCATTGGGCGGCACCAGGAGGGCAGAACCACCAGCGTGGCCACTTGAGCGCCCATTTCTTTAAGAATGCCCAAAATGCGCCGTGCGGCTGACTATAGGCAGAAAACGCATAGTACGTTAAAGTACATATAATAACAAGGGCTATAAGTACAGCGAGAATAATACTTCCTATCGCTTCTATATCGCCAGGTTGTACACCGGGATTGAGATGTTGCGGATCTAAACTATCTATAGCATTCTGTACATCTAACATTCTAGACGATGGCTTATTCGGTTTTCCCTCTCCGTTTACATATACTGTATTGTCTACGATATCCTCGTCTTCATCCAGTTTATAGCACTTGAGCGGGGACTCCTCTTCGTCCCCTGTGAGCGGAGAGGAATAGTTATCTGCAGTAGGATCTAGTCCATCTACGGGGTCATCGCAATGCGGCGCGCCCCGTTGTATAAAATAGTCTATATCTGGAACAATTGACGTTTTACAATCCTTTGACGTCATCCTTATTACGGGCAGCGAACTTACTCCTTAGGACATAACATTTTGGGGATATCAGGAAAGCCGACCCGCGGCAAGGAGGGCAAAGCCGATGTAATCTTAGAGGCGCTTCCCTTTTGTTTCGTTAAAAAATCCATTACATTTGTATACGATTTGCCGTATACGAGCCATTGTACAAAAAATACAATGGCGGCTAAGATTACCAAACCGAGAATGATGCCAAAGAACATGCTAAGACCGCGTTCAACATCGCCAGGTTGCATATTTTCAGGCGTTGACGGCGTTATACCGGGGTCTATCTGTCCTAAATCCATATTATTCAAGTCATCCTGCGTTTTTGTGAGTTCCTTTTGTAGTGTGGTACCACCCTTCGTCATATCTACGCGGAGACCACGACCACCAGGACGTAGCGGCTTACATTTCATATCACTCGTAGCGATGCCTTTGGAGTTTTTTAGAGCAACAGTCGCCAGCGCATCCGCCGCCTCAATCTTCACATTGGTGATGAGGGTTGTGAGCTGAGTATAACGGGCAGAGGAGACTTCGTCGGTAGACTTGGGCGGCAGAAGGAGTTGTTCAAGGGGAGCGTAGTCATTGGCACTAATAGGGCGGGGCTTACGCGCAAGTTGTCCGTCAAGGCGATTGTAATCGGAGACCGCCATACCAATTGAAGTTTGGCAGACCATATATCTCACATTATTTTTTGGAGATGCAGGAATATCTGAACACTTTTTAAGTGTATCGTTGTTGTTTAGAGTTAACATAAAGTTGAATCCGTTGTAGGCGACAAATTTAGGATTGGACGGTAAAATAGAACCGAGGGTGGGGCGATTGGGTGTTACACCGGTGCCGAGGGTGGCAAAGTATTTTTGTGATTGGGGATTTATACGAATGCCGGATTCCACGGGAATACATAACATAATTGGCAATTGTTTGGAACTGGTGGATTGTGAAGGATTAAAGACAATGACGAGTTCGGCGTTACAGACTTTTGTTTCACCGACGATTTTATGTATACCTGGCATACATAAATACGACTTGGATAAGTTATACATAAATCCATTGAAATGTATGGACGTTGTAGGGTTTTCGTTGATATCAAAGAAGAAATCAATGGGACCGGTATAATTTCCTGGACCTGGTATCTGAGAAATTATACGTAATATGCTAGTAGGACTTTCAGGAATAATACTAAGCTTCAAACCTGAGGGAAAGTTTGCGGGGGTTTCCCTACAGGAAAAGAAGTTATCAGCAATCGTGGACATCCGTGTCCGTCTCTGATTTTCCTACGTTTTTTAAGTGAGCCGCTTATACGGGCAGATAGCGGGGCGTGGCGTAACGGAATACGTTCGCGGTGTACGCCTGTCCTAAAATAGGGACTCCGACGGAGTCACCGGTGATAATTTCATCGCAGCCGTTATCATCGTCGCAATTGCGCCGCTTGAATTGGAGGGGGACCTGAACGGGGTTCATACCGTCTGTGCGGGTGTAATAGTTCCAGCGGTCTCGGTTGGTAGTGAGTTTACGTCCGAATAAAGGCAGTATTGTGCGATTGGGCGAGGCGGACATATCTGTACCGCCGGGTGCTGTAAGGACACCGATTTGTTGGTACGTATCAGGGTAGCCCTGGGTTTGGACGTTGATAGGTATGATAGCACCGACGCCGGCGGGAATAGGGGGTGAGACGAAGCCAGGGTCGGGCGGGGTGTAGTACGATTGTTCAGGGGCGAGGGGAGAGAAGCGGGGATCGCCGGTGCCGCGGGTCGGTTGCGCCCAGGGTCCTAGTGGCTCTAAGGGACCTAGCATAGGGGCGGTACCGCCGACACGGGGTATAAAGGGCGGCGCGGTCTCGTTAGTTCTTACTAGTTCTACTGTCTCGTCGGGCGGCGATGCGTACTTTCGTGCTTCTTTACGCTGTACCACATCTGGCTTTACATCTCTTTGTGCCGATGACGATAACTGGGTCAAGAGAAACGCTAAAAAGCCGAGAACGATTACGATAATACAAATAACGCAAAATATAGTGCTAAAATCCATACATAATACGCCAGGAGGGCAAGAAGCACCTCCGCGCATTTTGGGCAATCGGTTAGCAATACCGCGCGCCATCCTCTGATGTGTCTTACGATTTTGCTTTTTCTGACTGCGATTTTATATAATCACGAGCCATATCCATCGGTGACATTCCGCTGCGACGGACCGCATCGGTGAAGAATGTAGGGTTTAAGACAGTAGCCGCAAGCCGTTTTATAATGGTCATTATACGTGCAAGCGTTGCTTGGTCTAATTGAGGGATCGCTTCACGAATCTGATTTTCTACAACGGTGATATCCTCCTCTTGAAATCCTTCGTGTACAAGAATAGAGCGACGCTTATAGTAGGTGTATAATAGCGCCCCCGTTAGAAGTGCGGTAAGTACAACAAATGCGACAAAGATACGCATCATTTACATTTTCGTGCTAATTTAATTTGATTATATGGACACATAATCAAATTGAATGTAAACCTTAATGTACGCGGTTTAGTTTGTCTGCTTTCCCTCGCCAAAGTAGCCCTTGAACATATCCATCATCTCCTTGCCGTCACTGATGAGCGGCTTGAGTGTTGCCAACGTGCCCATCAACTGCTTCTGCGTCTGCATCAGCTCCTGCGTATCCTTGGACATAGAGGCGATCTGGTCGGGCTTGAGCGACTTGTAGGCGTTCATAAATGTGGTGCCGGCATCCAGATGATAGTCCTCATCGTCGCCCTCACTGGGTAGCTTGTACTTCTTGCCTAGCGTGAAGAACTCGGCGCGGTCACCGTTATCGGGAGGCGGGTTTGCGCGCTTCGCCTTCTTCGCCTTCTTAGGCGCCGGCTTGGGCTTTTCCTCCTCCTTATCTTCCTCAAGTCCCTCCTTCTCCTTATCGGTAATGTAGTCCTCCTCGCTCAAATCAGCGCGTGTATCATCAAATCCCTCTACACGTACCATAGGGGTCCGGGAATAGTGGAGTGCTACTAAGGATACAAGTGCGCCGAGTACTGAACTTACTAGTACATTGCCGCCCGTTAGAACATAGAGGATAACCGCAACGCCGGCGCCGAGACCGACTGTCTCGGGCTGACCGCTGTAAAGAACATAGGCGGCAACAAGTGCAAAAACAATATAGCCCGCAGTACATTCCATATTGCCCTTTACTAATGAACGAAGCGACTTCATTCGTATGACTCTATTCTATTGCGAGATTTTGCGAAAGGAGATTATAGACCCAGAGCGGAGCCCGCCACCTTATAAAGAGCAAAGAGTACGCCGGCAAGAATAGACTTGGCGATGAGTCCGAGCCACGAGAGCTGTCCGCCGAGGCTGAATGCCCAGGTCGCATACTTGCTTAAAAAGGTCTGGAGTACCGGGAGTGATAGAGTAAATACTAGTACGGCAACAATAATCGGGTCAAAGAGCCGATCTAGAATATTGGACCAGACGTTCTTCTTAGGCGCCGCGCTAGTAGAATCGTCCTCGTAGGGAACAAACTGCGGCTGCTGCTGCTGCTGCTGTACCATCATCGGAATCTGTCCGTTCATACCGCCCACGGGACCCATCGCATTCATAGGCATCGGCATCTGCATTGGCATCTGCATCGGCATCTGCTGCATCTGCGACTGCATCTGCGGCTGCATCTGTGGCATCATCTGGGGCGGTGGCGCAGCAGCACCGCCAGCGGCAACATCGGCACCCGAGGCGTTCATGTCACGTAGGATTTCCGCCATACGGCTCGCATCCGCCGCATTAGTAACATTACCCGACTCTAGCGCATCAATGGGGGTTCCGCTTTCGGGAGAACCAGAGCCAGACATTGGGTTTAGACTGGAAACAGAGAATCGGGGCATTTCTAAAACGCATCCGATTCATTGTTAGAATCACAGGTTTAACCTAGTGCGGCAAATGACATTGTATCTACAACATTTATATTACTTTCTTTGGGCGGGCACTCAACTGCTTTTGCGTCAAACTCCACGCATTTGGCACCAAACTGGTAGACGGCACCACGGACTTCGTTGACGGGCGGACCGCGGATAATGAGGCAGTCAGGTCCTTTACAGAGCGGACGGAAGATGGCAGCGAGCCCGAATCCGAGGACAATGCTAATTATAGTAGCAAATCCTGGGCGGTCAATGATGCTTATGAAATTAAACATCCTTACTTTAATAGGAGATGAAGTTTTTTAATAAGTTAGAATTCTTCCCATTCTTATTTGGTCTCGCTATGGGAATATTCTGTGTGTATATTCTCAAGCCGGCGCCAATGGTGATTACGAAGTACCCTAATTTGGAAAATGTTGCTGAATTAGTGTATCGTGATAGAAATGGTGCGTGTTTCAAGTACGAAACGAAGACGGTGGACTGCGATAAGGCAGAGGATCGTATTAGACCTTACCCTCTTCAGTAAACGGAATAATACGTCCCGAAAGTGCAGTCGGCTTAGTTACAAGACGATAGAGTTCGTTGTGAAACCGTTTATCACTGTGTGTAGCATAGTCCAGATCTTTTATTAAAAGTTCTTTTTCTGCTTTGATATAGCGTACTGGGTACTGGGCGGCACTTAAAGCCGCTTCGGCTTGCTCCATCGCTACGGTTGCTTTAGCAACATCAAGGGCAAGTGCGCTACGAATAGAGGCTCCTTCGTATCTTGCGGCTTTCCATGTCTGCGTAATGGTCAATAAGTCCGCCTCCGCTTTATTGACTGCATCGGATGCGACTTTAATACGCTTTTGTTGTTCTTCGTGTAATTCTTTCATAGTTTCTTCAGCAGTAGCCCGGAGTTGCGGAAATTCACTGACGGTTCCGAGAATTCGTTGGGCGTCTACTGCTTTTACGGAGGCTATCACCTTCTCAGGAGCAGCAAGAGCCGCCTTGTAGTCTTCTTTGTATTTGACGGGGTCTAGGACGAGATAGTCGCCACCACGACGAACAAGGTTTCCGTACTTTGAACGGTACCCTTTTAGCCAACTATCTAGGTCGGTCACCTTCTTGGGGTCAATTGTGCGTTTTGCGCGGGTCGCCATTCTTTTTTTCAGGGATAGAGAAAGAAGAAAAGAATGAATGTCGGAATTACAATAGCCCTGGTCATTTGCATGTTTTTGATGATGGGTATGATTCCTCTCCTTGTGTTTATGGGTTTGGGTTCGGCGCTCGGTGCTCAATCAAGTGAAATGCGAGTGCTTGTTGCGTTTTTCTTATTTGCGGGAATTGTTGTATTTTTAACATCTTTGGGCGCATTTGTATTGATACAGAAGGAGGATTGCGGAAAAGTTCAGAGTGTAGCAAAGGCGGCAAATAATGCGGGCTTAGCGATGTTAATACAAATAGCAACGCTAGTGCTCGTATGGCTGATTACACCTTTACGTGGAATTGTGACGAATCTGCTACCGCCGGATTTGGATCCGAATATTAGCGATGCACTGGGATACGGTTATTTCGGCGCATTTGCGGGGGCATTTAGTACATTGATCGGCGCAAGCTTTTCGGGAATGTGTGATGATGTGGTAACGCCAACAACAGCAACGGCGGCGGCTAAGCCTGCAACTAAGCCTGCGACAGCGAAGTGATTAAGAATGCGGGGTTAAGTTCTCAAAGGTAGGCGGCTCGTGTCCGAAATAGATGAATTTGGGCACACCGGACGGTTGAGGCTCTACGATATAGTAACCGGGGAGTTGTTGTGCTGGCGCTGGCGTGGGTGTAAATACTGGTGCAGGTACGGAAGGAGCGACCTTAGGTACACGAGGCGCACGCACGCGAGGGGCAAGCTGGGATTCTGTATGGACAACTTGTCTCGCCGGTTCCGTATAGCGAATTTCGCTGATAGGTTTCATATCGCTTTCACCGACGTCCATATCCATATATCTTGACTCGCCGGGTGTAGATTGTAGGACGACGTTTGCGACGAATACATTCCCGATACTTGCGATAGCATAGGAGAGGAACGCCCATACAATTGTAAACATCCAAAAGGGGAATACAGTGTTGCGATTACTACTATCAAGACCAAATTCCTTCCACGTTCCACTATCGGGATGAAACATTATACTGGGACGTAAATACAATACAATGGCTACACCAACAATGTATATGGCGAGCGCCAAATAAAGAACAGACATTCTTCCCTATTAAACTCAAGAGATAAAGCCTACAAGAAAATACGCCTCATAAAATAGAATGAGTTATAATAAAATTTCGCCACCGGCAGGTCAAATTATTAAATCTCGTAATAACCCGCCTAGTATAAAAAACCAACGATCTGAAGCAGTGGAAAGGAAACGGGCGATAAGAGCACATCTATTAAGACTTCCTCCCATTGATCCAAACTCAGATCTAGCAAAAGAAGTGATGGATATGAGAGATGAAGAGCCAGATGATATTATGGAAGGTAAAGAAAATTTAGGTATAATATCTGTTCCACCTAAAACAATGGATCCTATTACACGTGAACCAATTGAAACTGGTGATACGATTGTACAAATCCGACAAATAAACGGTAGGGGTCAGTTAATTACGACATTTGTTAGATTAGATAATTGGTTAGAATTTATTAAAGATTGTAAGGAAGCTAATCGTATTATTGTCAATCCTGATGTATCAATGAATCAGCCAGTTTCAGCGGGCGAGGTTGATATTTTTAAAGCAGTGATTGCCGGCGGTGATGGGGGTAGTGGTTCAAATATCAGTACTCAACTTAGTACTATGTCTTTGAATAATAGTAGTCATAGCAGTGGTGGAGGACGTCGCAGGACGTATCGTGTAAAGCGTCGTAAGGCTAGTCGTCGCCGACGAGCGTATAAAAATTAATATGCCCGATTAGAATGAACTCTCCTCCAAGAGCCCCGCGTCGCCCCCTGCGTGTAGAGGACTTTGCGGTGCGTCGTAGAAACAATAGCCGCCGTGCTATGAATGTAAATCATATTAACGATGTGGTCATTCAATCATTTGCGGAGTTGAATCAGGCAGGCATACCGGTGCCACAGGGACAACTACCGGCGTGGTATACTGCTAAAGTAAACATGGGACGAATTCAAGTTCCTGCGGATAAGCGGCAAAATGCGATGAATCTTGAAGATATTAATACGGACGACGAGGTTGTACTAATTCATCAGCTAGGACAGGACTTTTTCTATCGTAAAGACAACTGGGAGCAGTGGATGCGGACACAACTTGCCCAATATCCGAATCGTCCTGTTGTAAATCCGGCAAATCGTGTGCCGGTCACGGCGGACCAGATTACTCTTTATACGGCACAGGTTCTATTAGGTGGCAAGCGAAGCAGACAATCACGACGCCGAGCCACTCGGCGTAGAGCCATCCGTCGTTAAGTCGGTGATATCATAGGTCCGACCTGCAGCCATTCCGTAAGTCAGTCCTTCAGCAACCCGCACAGATTCCCATACAGGACACGACGTCTCTTCACCGGTTGTTAGAATCATGATGTCTTCGCCCGTCGCCGGGTCCAATATATATTGATAGTAGTGCGGTTCCCGCCTTGCTATCAATCCGCCGTGTACAGCCGATTTAAAAATCCATATCAACTCGGGCATTCTTTTACATTGAATATATTTTATATGCTGTAAATAATAACAAACCTATAATTATCATCGGCATAAACAACCAGCCAATCGGTACTGTAAAGAACATTATTGTTGGCAAAAAGATAAATGCAAAGATTGCAAAGGCGATTCCTAGAATCGCGCTCATTCCCTATTAATAATCAACATCTTCGTCGGCGGGTGCACGGTGGTCGTATCCCTCCTCCTGAACTGCAGCACGCATAGGCTCCGCCTCCGCCAAACCGGTAATATCGGTAGAGAATTCGGGAAGACCCATTGCGGCGCGCTGACCCCGCTCAAATTCAAAGAAATCGGCGTCGTAGGAAAAGAGATTTTTGAGTGTGCCGACCGCCCAGTCACCAATCTTTAGCGCCTTCTTACGCTTCTCAATATCACGTAAGTCCTTATCTAAATCGTCAAACTTCTTGATGAAATACGCTTTTTCAAGCTCGGCACGGGCATTAATCGCTTCGGCAATTTGTTCGGGTGTCTTCTGATATTTTCCAATCAGGTCAATCGTATTGAGGATAGCATCACAGATCCACGTCATATGAAATTTAGTCGCTTCTACCTTTTTGCTGCTGTCGGTCGCATCAGCGTATATTGGGGATGTCTCGGAGAACAGTGCTAATAAACCATTAAACAGCGACCATTGTATCATTAAACGGAACTCTTTGGGAGTTAACTGAATACCAGACCGTATATTCGTATTTATGACCGTTAGCCAGGTACCAAACCAGGCTGTAAACCGATCCAGAGATGCTTGAATAATATCAATTGTATCCTGCGAATATTCACGTAGTGCGTCCGCCGCCTTTGTTACCGAATTGAACGATTTCGTCCAAATTGTTGTGAGCAGATTGTTGTGATTGCGGCTAATCTTAGGGAACCACTTAGACCCGTTGGGATTCGTGATGGTAAATAAATACCGAATCTGTGAGCCCTCCTTGACAAACGTATCAATATAATTACGTAATACAACGCTGCTGTCAGTGCTCACAGAAATCGCATCAAACATTTTGCCGAGGAGTTCGGTGGCGGCACCTACTTTTGCATCTGGACCGCGCTGAACCGCCTCTATTCCAAACATTCCCCCTGCCCGCTTGAGTAACCGGTCGCATCCCGTTACGCCGAGTCCGGTAGTCATCTGCTTGAGGAGCGTCTGAAGTGCCGAATCGTAGGCGAGAGAGAATTCGTAGAGTTTGCCACTACGCTCCTCGTCTACCGGATTCTCCGTAGCAATCGTTTTCATAGCATTTATAAAGGCGCCCCAGCCCTCAGTAGCGCTAGGTAGCAATATGCCGAGTGTTCCACTTAAACTTGTTAGTACAGTGATAAACGCGTCCGTAACGATAGGCGGAGGAGGTATGATCGCCTTGAAGTTCTTCATTGCATTTTCTAAGAGTCTGAAGGCGGGCTCGTCAAACGCAATATTCTGGCGGCGCAGCCCTTCTAACGCAATCTGCTCACGCTTCGCACTTAATATGTCTAGTGCCCGTTGACGCCGACCGCCCGTCTCTATTATATCACCGACGGTCAGGTCAAGCAATTCGGCGGGCATCGCATAGCGGCACCAACGGCAGACTCCGCTCACATTGAACTCGTGAACACCGCCGACCCGCACACCACGGTAGCAATATTGTAGGAATAATTTGTAATAGCCGGCACTATCCAGCTCTGCTAAATCCACAATGCGTGTAGTCGCCGACCAAGGAACGTAGATATGCGAGCCGCAGTTGGGTGCCGCCGAATCGCGCCGCGCCACAACCGCCGCCGCCGTACTTTGCAGTACCAATTCGGCGGAGAGATTCTCCAAACCAAGCGACCCGACGCCGACACCGATTCGTCCTACATCGCCAAGGCGACCGAAACAGCAGACCGAGTCGGAGCGCGGCGAATTCTCCTGAATGACCGCCGACGAAATACTCTCCTTGTAGAATTGGGCTACGAGTTGTGCATTGAGCTGATTCGTTCGCGCTTTCACAAAGGGACCTATCTGAGCCACCGGCATAGTGACAACGTCCGCCTCAAACTTCTTGACGTTTTGAACACTGCCCTCGGTCAGAAGAGACCGGTCTACGGGCGCCGCCATAGGACGGAACGCCGGCGGGAGCTGATCCAAATCGGACGCCTTGACGACTTCGGCGGTCTCCTTCTCCTTCGCCAGCCGCAACATCTCTTTATACGTATCTGTCACCGTTGTTAGAGGCGCAGGTGTATTCTTACCGGTTGAAATACATAGAATAGAGAAGAGCGCCAATCGGACAGCGTTTTCGGATGCGACAAGGCGCTTGGGCATCTGTGTTTCGGGCGACCACGATGTCAGATTCCAAGGGGCGTCGTTACGAATAATATTGGCAACACAACAGGCGACGTAGGCGAGGGCACCGCGACCCGCCGTAGCGGGGTCGTCGCCGTCAAGGGGAAAGCCGGCACGAGAGTATTCGCAGCCGGCGGCGGGAAACGGCACATTTATATCAGATGTTTGAATTTCCAGGACAACAAAGGCGCCAATAATACCGACTTGATAATTGGCGAAGAAGGTGTCGTAGATGGGCGGCGGCGCGCGCTTTGCTCCTTTGGGCACAGGTGCAGCGACCATTCGTTCGTAGGTGGCGCGATCCGGCACACGCTGCTTGAGGAAATCTTGCGTACCCTGTACGACCCGCTTATAGGTTGCTACGGGCGCCGCGTAACCACAGCGTTCAAAGAGTGTACGTGCAACAAAATAAATCTTTGCATCGGCATCGTTATCAAAGGGAATCTCCTCACGGGCGTCTTCACGTAGAACCGCCATAGGTGCCGTCTCGTCGTCCTCCTCCGCACCAATTACGTTACGACCAACCAGCGGACGTCCCTCGTCGTCAAATTCTAAATGTGTATCGTACTCCAGGTCCTGAATCTTCTGACCGCAGCTCTTACAGATATAGGCGCCCTCAAAGACGGGACCGGCGTACTCTAACAAAAGCGATTTATGAAGCGCCTGTTGACGACCAGGATGTAGGAACTCATTGAGTAGCAGCACCTCGTGTTTACAGATGAGGTCCTGACCACAGTTACCACACATTACATAGTTTCCACGTTGACCGGCTTGGAACTGATTGAGGAACTTCTCAAAGAGTAACATACGGTCCTCATCGCGGCGAATATTCATAATTTTTTCCAGTTCTTTGACATGTTTACAAGGATTGAGGATAGGGGCGGCTTGGAAGTCATTGTTTGCATCACGAGCGGTTATAGTATTGCGCTCAATACGAAGCGTCTCCGCTTTGTAGGTATGTTCAACCTTTGCGGTGAGAGCGGGGTCCACTCCGCCGGCGACCGCATAGTAATAGCGACCGAGCGTCTTATTTGCCGCAACAATAAGTCCATTGACAATTGTAAAATCGTAGGTCTTGAGCAGTGTTTCGTTTTCGGTTATTTTTACGAGGGCGGATTTGATAGTTTCATTGCCGAGCGTTTGTTCAGAGAGTAGAGCGGAATCGGTGCCGAGGAGCGCCGTAATAGCAGGAACAGATGCGGTTCCGCGTGCTGCCTTTGCCGATTTCATTAGTCCCGCAAATTGATTGTTCCACTTTGTAATACCGGCGTTTACAACGGCAAGAACTGGTTCAAAGGCTGTGGTGGAAATCTCTAGATTGCGGAGTCCGAAGGAGTCAAGGACTGTTACAAGATGTTCGTCGTTAAAGGAGGTCGCGGTCGGTAGACGGTCTTCTAGAAATTCGGCAAGGGGCATTACAACCTCAGGATCGTAAAACTCCTGCGAAGCCCAATTCTTCATCAATGATGTATAGAAAACACGACCAGAGCCGCGAGATACCTCTGAAGCGCCGATATCCCATAGGAGGACGCTTGACCGAATCGGCGAGCGGAATCGTAGCATATCACGCGATAGAATAATCTGTTGTAAGACGTCGCCGGAATCGGCAGGCGCAACAATCGTCATTGCACCCGTTTTTGCATTGCGTAGATACGAAGCAGATAGTAAACGTACAAAGCGGTTATTGATTGTGCTCAGCGAATCGGAGTAGAGTGATTGAGCCTGGTTTTGCTTATTTACCGTCGGCGGGGTTTCTAGGAAGCCAATGACCGGTTTAGGCGGAATCTGCGAGCGCAGGACATCCATATCGTAGGGGATACGAGCGCGCGATGCCGACGCAGGAATATACGCCTGTATTGTTTGAAGTACAGAATGTATATAACCTACGAAGGCATTGTCAAGGGATTGTTCTACGAATACATTACCGCTGGCGGCAACGGTTGCGAGGGTGCCGACATCGGAGCGGGATTCGGTATCTTCGGTTTCAAACGATTCCTTATCGTCGGTATAGAGGACTTTCTTGACTGCCATTACGGGCAAAAACGCCCTTAGAGAATCACCGCTGCGGTTGCGATCTAGGATATCTTGGAGTGAATCTACGACGTACGATGTGCTAGTATTAGGAATAACTGCACCGGCTTCGTCACGGACAACAACGGAATTCTTCATCGCAAGCAGCAAGTCGGTTGTACGATAGAGGTTCTGCATCACTTTGGGGTCGCGCTGTTTCTTGAGAGGGACATCCACCAGGAGGGATACAAACATATCTTCGCGCTGGACGCTGTCACTAAAGGTCTGTTCTTCGCTAGGAATCTCCTCTACGAGCGCAGCGGGCAATGTATCATAGTCTAGTTCCGGGAATACCTCTTCCGTTTCTTCTGCTACCGATTCGGCATTGGAGGAACTATTGTTTTCGGGTGGCGCAACGTTTTCGGGTGCGGCACGAGGACGTAGAATATCGTTGGGGGCGACCGAACCGATAAACTGAAAGTTGAGTTCTGTGCCGTTATCCAATACAATACCGTCCTCTTCTGCGGTAGCAACAATACGAGCGATAACTGCTTCGCCGACGGGTGTACCGTCTACGCTGAAGATTTCTAGAATCTCCCCTTCTACGACGGAGAGTTGTAGAGAGAAGTGGGGGTCCTTACGTTTCTCGTGAATTAACACTTCTTGAACACCGAGCGCCTCTTGAAATAGTCCCGTTTCAGGATCTAGGGGAAAGTCTACACCGGTATTACTAGATTGTGTAGGACGGATACGAATGAGAGCGCCGTCGCGGAAGATAATACGACCGCTAGTGGTTTTATAGGCATCACTGATGATGGTCACCCAGTCGCCCAATTCGGGCACAAGGTCTTCTGGGTCCTGCGCCATTCCTCTAATGTAGGAGCGGGTCTCTTTTCTAGTAACTACAACCGCCGAGGTGGCAAAAAAATTGACGACGCTGCCCGCCGAAACCAAACATCATCCCTCTTTCTTACAACTCCACAATGTCCGTCTTCTCCTCCCTTTCCAATACTTACCCCACCTGGGGCGGTCTTTCCTCCTTCCTGTCCAGCGAGGCTGGCGGTTATCTCCGTGTAGATGACCACTCTACGCCTGAGCAGCCGTTTGCACTCATTCGCTACGTCAAGGGCAAGAGCAACTTCTCGTTGCCCCACGTCGGCGCTTTCCGCTCAGTAGTGTGGGATGTTCTCAAGAACGAGCCGGTGAGCGTTGCTCCGGTGAAGAGCGAGACGGGTGAGTCTATGCCGACGACGCCCTCCACTGACGCGTTCATTATTGAGCGCTTCATTGACGGCGTGATGATTTGCGGGTTCTTTGACACCTATAATAATGTGTGGCGCTTCCACACGCGTTCCACGCTCAACGCGAACTGCCGCTTCTATAGCCAGACGAAGAGCTTCCGTCAGATGTTTGAGATGGCAGTTTCCACGACGATGACGTGGTCCGACTTCCTAGCGTCGCTCAACCCGACGACGCAGTATACCTGGGTGCTCCAGCATCCTGAGAACCGTATCGTGGTCAATGTGACGACGCCGACGGTTGTCTGTGTCCAGAAGCAGACGTATCTCTCAGGTACGCTCGTTGCCGTGACGGACCAGCCGACGCCGTTTGATATTGCGAAGATTACGGTGGCGTCTTGGAGCGAGTTGACCAACAAGCTTCAGCTGGAGAATGCACACTTCAAGCACAATTTCCAGGGCTATGTCATTAAGAATGGACTGAGCTATCGCTGGAAGGTGCGCGGCGAGGCGTATAACCGTGTGCGTAAGATGCGTGGTAATTCGGCACGTCGCGACTTCCTGTGGCTGAGCCTGTGGCGTAACGGTACGCTCCGCGACTATCTGACGCTCTACCCTGAGGAGCGCAGCGCTTCCAACGCCATTGTAGATCGCTGGAAGACGATTAGCCGCACGGTGTACAATCTGTATACGGATGTCTTCAAGGCGCGCAGCCTGCCGAAGGCGCAGATTCCGCCAAAGTACCGCCCGTTCGTCTTTGGGCTCCACAATATGTATATCAACGAGCTCAAGCCGCAGAGCAAGACGGTGGACTGGCAGACCGCACTTCAGTATATGAATACCAGGGATACGGCGCAGGCGCTGTATGCGATTAACTGGGAGGTGCGCGCCCAGAATCAGCAGCAGGTGATTCCGCTGGAGGCACAGGCAGCGGCGGAGTTTACGGAGGCGGCTCCGACCGTACAGGGGCTCATTCAGACGGCGGCATCCAATCCGCCGACGTATGACGCACAGCCGGTCACGGGCGTCGTCTAACACAATACAATCATAAACCCAAAACCAAATAAAAATAAGTAAAACTTCAAAAACCCCTAAATTTTTTAGTCCCACGCCCTTCGTTTAAACACGTAAACTAACGAAACCCCATAACTTAGAGCAAATGTGCGGCATTTGGGCAGCCCTGAAAGCCGCTGGGTTTACGACCGAGCAGGCACTTGCTTACGTCAAGAAGCTAGAGCCAAGGGGTCCAGAGTATACCGCCCTTAATGATATATCCGGTGTTCTGCTAGGATTCACCCGCCTTGCGATCAACGGCTTAACGCCGCTGGGTCACCAGCCGTTCCTTCAAACCAATACGGCAACCGTTTGTAACGGTGAGATTTACAACTACAAAGAGCTTGCCGCCCGTTGGAACCTTGATCTACCTGAGGGTACGAGCGACTGTGCTATTATTCCCCACCTCGCAACTCGTCTTCCACCGACCGAACTGGTCCGTACCCTGGACGGTGTATTTGCCTTTGCGCACGTGAACACCACAACAAACACGCTGCTCGTCACACGGGACCCATATGGAGTACGCCCTTTGTTTGAAGCCCAGTACGCCGATGGATCCACGATTTGGTCTTCGGAAATCAAGGGTCTCCCCACAGATTATACGCAAATTGAGCCGTTTCCGCCAGGAACGTGGAGACTTTACAACATCCTCACCGGCACCAAAATCAGCGAGCATAAGTACCACGAGGTTCCCCACGTGAAGATTGCCGCCCTTGGATTTCCTAGCGGTCTATCGTTAGCAAAGGTTACTCTACACGATGCGCTTACATCGGCAGTGAAGAAGCGTTTGTTGAGCGACCGTCCTATTGGTGCGCTTCTGAGTGGCGGCTTGGATAGTTCTTTAGTTGCAGCAATTGCGGCTCGTGAGCTCAAACTGAACAATAAGAAACTTCATACATTCAGCATCGGAATGCCTGGTTCAACAGACCTTATGTACGCCCGAATGGTAGCGGAGTTTATTAAGTCTGAGCATCACGAAGTAGTCGTAACCCCAGAGGATTTCCTCAATGCGATTCCGCAAGTTGTCCACGATATTGAATCGTACGATATTACAACCGTACGAGCCAGTGTTGGCAATTGGCTTATTGGTAAGTATATTAAGGAGAATACGGATATTAAGGTAGTATTTAACGGTGACGGTAGTGATGAGATTGGTGGAGGGTATTTGTATTTTTACAAGGCGCCGAGTGACGAGGAGTTTGAGGCAGAATCTGAGCGTCTTCTTAATGAAATTCACTTATACGATGTGCTCCGCTCCGATCGGTCTATGGCAGCGCACGGTCTGGAGGCGCGTACACCGTTTCTAGATAAGAATGTTGTAGCGACTTGGCGTGCAATTGCTACGTATTTGCGCCGCCCTAAAGTACTCAGCCCTGAGGGACGCGGTGCGATGATGGAGAAGTTTATTTTACGCGAGGCGTTCGTCTACGACCACTATTTGCCACTGGATGTACTTATGCGTAAGAAGGAGGCGTTCAGCGATGGTGTTAGTGCAACGACCGACTCGTGGTACCTCCGTACTAGTGAGTACGCAAAAACGATAAACCAAACCGACCAGCAAACCGAATATAGCCATAATCCCCCCAAGACGGATGAGGCGCGCTGGTACCGCCAACTTTTCGTCCAGAACTATGGCGATAAAGCCGCCACCCTGATTCCGCGGATGTGGCTGCCACGGTGGATAGAGGGTGCAACGGATCCGAGTGCCCGTACGCTCAAGGATTTGTATCCTTAAAGTAAGGAATGATTCACGAAGCACTTCTGGTGCTATCGGAAGTAATTTTATCGGCATACCCGATGTTGATTAAACTGGTAGATGTCAGCATCGTGTTTCAAACGGGTCTGCGTATGGCGGTCTTTACGACATTGGCTGCCGTAGCCGCAGTCATTACAAAGAACCCCCTTGCTATTGGATCACTCCTATCTGTAGAAACCTTAGCAACCGGTATCCTCAATCTCATTCACGTATTTACAAGTTATACGGCGTTTGACCAGTTGACCGGCGGCAATGCAATGGCACTTTTCTATACGTATCCTGTATTCAGTATTCTAGCTACAGCAGTGGTCTTTAAGGAGGAGATTCAAATGAAGTCAATCCCGTGGATTATTCTTGCCTTTGGCGGTGCCGTTGCCCTTGCCCAGCCAACAACCTCTAATTGGACTATGATTGGTGTCATCTGTGCCTTAGTTGCGGCGCTGACCGAGGTCGGCATTTATATTTGGTTCCGTTGGCGTAGGGAGAAAGAAGATACACAGCCTTGGACGAAGATGATACAGATGTACGGTAGTAGTGGAGTCTTGTGGTTAGTAGGAATAGCCGCTGCCGCCCTCTTAGGCGTTCTTGCGAAGAATACATTTGATATTACACCGAGCAGCCTTGGCGGAATTCTTGCGTTCAACTCCTTGATAGGATTCGTAGGCTACGCCCTGAGATTCTTCCTCATCCCGCAGGTGAGCACACTGCTTTTCAGTGCTCTTTCGTTCTTTGGTATTTTTGCGGCGTACATATTTGACTGGATTTTTACAAGTCAGAAGCCCAACGCAATACAACTCGTAGGCGCCGTGGCAATTATTATAGCAAATACGGTGCTGGTGACAAGAGAGATAGCCTAAAGACCACGCCCGCAACTATTTCAATGATAAGACGCGGCATCTATGTCTTTTCGTACCGTCCTATTGACCGATGGGAACGCTCCCTATTAATAGATAATTCCTATTATAATACGAATTATCAACTGTTGGCGAATCCAATTCTAGTTCAGGTAAAAAGGCGTAATGTTAATGCAATGGACACAAATAAGGAGTTCAAGGCGAAATATGTGAAGGAATGGTACGTTTATCAGTATCAAAACGATATGGTCCAAGTCTATCCCCGTGATTACAAATGGTTGGATATTAAGATTCCTAACCGAATTACGTTTTCAACCTATATGCCAGATATTGTGAATACGGGTGATACGCTCGTATTTGAATCTGAGGATAAGCGACTGTTTTAGCGCAGAAGCAAAGCACCTAAATTAACCCCATATAACAAGGATAGGATGGCTGCTACACCCGCAAATAGCCTAACCCTTGTGAGCACGGGGCTGGCTGATGCACGTCTGATGGCTACGAAGGGCAACCCAGACATACATCAGTTTATACACGTTGTGAATAAGACGACCCGCTGGGCAGCGCAGTGGAATAAGGTGGAGTTTGACGGCACGCCCGAGTTTGGTCAGCGCGTGTCAGTCACTGTGCCGATGATAGGTGAATTAATTAACGGTGTGATGGTGGTAGTTGAGATGCCAGATATCTACTCTCAACAATTGTTAGCAATCCAGGTCGCCAATGGTACAACTGAAATTTCGGCAATTGATCCGAATAATTTAGGCGATTTCTTAGGACCGCTATTTGGTTGGACGAATTGTCTAGGACACGCCTTAATTCAGCAGATAGAGTTGGAGATTGGCGGTGAGATTGTAGAAACTCTAGATGGACGGCTTCTGGAAATATTAGATGAACTTAACGAGACGACGGAATCTGCAATAGCGAAGAATTTTATGATTAAGCGCACCGCCTACGGATATAAAAGTACGACTTATTTGACCCCAATCCCGACAAAAGTATATATACCGATTCCGTTTTGGTTTTCTAAGCCTGGCATTCATTCGCACGCCTTGCCGATTCAGGCACTTGCCAACGACCTTGTACGTATTCACGTGACCTTCCGCCCAATCAACCAACTTATCTATACGGAAGCCCGTGCCAATCCTAATACG